TTAATCCTCCTATAAAAATTCTTTATAAATAAACACTGCTATGAATATTAGTAATAATATGATTGACAATAATGTTGCCATGACTTCTCCAATTAATAAACCGATGACATAAATAATTCCTTTAACAGCAATACAAACCGTTGTCGCTGCCAGAAACCATAGCAATGTAAACATTATTGCTTTTAATATTTTCTTTATTTTAACCACCACCATTCCAATGAAAGTCCAATTTACTCATAAATATTCTCCATTTGCAATCCTTTGTAAAGTATCCAATTTACACTTATACCATTCATTTTGATTTGTTCCTTTAATATAAGAAATTTCTTTTTTAGCATATTCCTTTGCATCTTCTACAATGTGTTTCCATGTCTTGTTGTATGTAATAACATTTATTCCATATTCACATATAGGGAGGCTACTAGCCCATTTGTGTGCAATTTCAAAAGCCTTGTTCCTATCTTTTGTATATTTGTGATCACCCCACATCTCGACTACTCTTGTTGGAACAAGTTTACCTCTTGTTATATCATTACAATTCCAGTCACCATCAATTACTGACCATGTTACATTATCAATAGCACAAAGATGTGCCACTCTGTACTGATCTTTTGTCTTTAAAATATAAATTCCGTTATCTGCGCTCATTTTATTCTCCTTTTTAAATCGCAAGAAAGTTTAGTTTCCTATGAATTTATTCAAATAACATCTTCAATCTCTCAATAAATGATTTATCTGATTTCACTTTTGCAATCCTAACCCCGTAATGCGATTTTTCATTTAGTTGTTTTAGAATTTTGTTGAGTGTATCTGTATCTTTGACTCTAATTGTAACAAGTGGATAAATAGACATTCCCTGTTTCGTTTTAATTACTTCTACATTGTTCAAAGCTAATACTCCAAAAACATTCTTATCGTCACGCATACAATCCGTATACTGTAAAATTGCTTTCATTATCTACCTCCTAATATCCACATGAAATAATGGCTTCTTGTTACTTTTAATTATCATCTTTACTGCTTCCCAACAGTCTTAAAAACAAATTGATGATATCAAGATATAAAGCAACTGCACTATCTATAGCATTATCTAAAGTTTTTGCATTATTTTGTGCTTCTGCCCAATCATATCCAATATATCCACAGAATAACAATGCGACAATCCAATCCCACCATTTAGGTACATTACCAAATAAAATCATAATAAATTCAATTACTATAACTGCTGATAAACAAATAAATAGTGTTTTTCCCATTGATAGAAATATTTCAGGTTTAATACTTGATACAATAATAAGCACAATGGTAATCAGAGTAGTCAAAATAAAAGCTTGTACAATAGAAGACATATAATAATCTTTTAAGCAAATACTTAAAACTACACCAACTGGCAATATAACTAAGTTATATCCTATAAAACTCACAATTGGGTTGTCTGAAAACTCACTCATACCAATACCTGCTAATGCAACTACAAAGTAGCCAATTAATACCATTGTTGGATTTAAGTTGCAAAATGTGTCCTGAAAAAATACACACATTATTGTATTCACTAAAAATCCCCAAAGTAAAATAATACCAATGGCAATGTTATACTGTTTGTCTGTTAATTTGTTATACATAAATTATTCTCCTTATCTTCTACATCTCACACTTCCACCAGCATCTATGTCACCTGATACGTTACCACAAGTTACAGAACCACCTGCGTCTATATCTCCTTTGACATCTCCACTGACTTTACAACTGCCACCGCAATCAATACTTCCTGAATTGCCGTGAACTTCTACTGAACCACCACAATCAATTTTGTTTACATTTCCTTCGATGGTGACTTTAATATCACCACTATTGCATTCCTGAACTATATTGCCATCTACAATAACCTTTCCATTGTTGATGACAACATTAGTTCCTGAACATGTGATTGTTTTACCATTAATAGTTATTCTGTTCATTTTTACCTCCTTAATTTTCACAAGAAACTGTCGATTCTTACCAATCTTAAAATTTACTTGTTCCACAATAATTTAGATGGTGCAAGATATTCTATCCAGTCAGTCGGGATAATTACATTTACTTCACTACCATTTAGCTTGAAAAATGTATTGTTTTCGGTGATTTTAACAATCCTCCCACAAAACTCTTTATTAATTGTTGTATTTTTCAAACTAGGAAATCTCTCATTTTTAATTCCCACTATGTAATAAATATTTTTGTTGCTTAATTTGTTCATTTTAATTATTCTCCTTTACAAAACTTCATCAACAATTCCATACTTGACTGCCTTATCGGAATGGATATAAAAATCTTTCTTCTTTTCACGAATCTCATTAATATCATCTTTTGTGAGATTTGTTCTGTTGATTACATATTCTTCATTCTTTTTATTCAGCCAGTCCATTTCTTCTCTATCTTCTACTAGATCCTGATATTTTCCACTTCTCCAACAACTCATCTGATGGTACATAAATGTTGAATGTTTATAGCAAAATCTTTTATGTCCCGCTAAGAAAATCTTAAAAGCTGCACTCATTGCATATCCTGTGCAATATGTATATATTGGAGTTTTGCTATTAAGAATGACATCAATCAATCCCCACATATCATAAACAGATCCACCATACGAGTTGATATATAGTTTAATTGGCTCACGTTTATAATCTTTTTCCCTCTCATCTTTCTCATCATCTTCTCGAATCTGTTGTAAAATACTCCATGTTAATTTACCAATAGATTCGTTGTCTACATCATCAGATAAAAATAATGTCTTTTTGTCTGTATTTGCATATGAATTGTCTTTTGAACTCATAAATCCTCCTATTTTTTGTTATTTTATTCATAATATGTGGGTAGGGATTTTCACCCTACATATACATTACTGTACAAACAGAGGTATTATTAACGTGACCGCTACGGGAAAAGAACTTCCGTACTCTTGGTTAACAGCCAAGCGCATTGTTCAGTCGTACACTTAAGTACATTTCTCGCTACATAACGGATATTTCGTGTCTACATATTCCACCACCACATTTATTTATTCTCTTTTTTTTATATGAAAGAACGGTTTTCAAAGGCTTTTTGAGTCTCTGAAACGCCCTATTTATGGGCATTCCAAGACTTCAGTTTTTTCCACCACGCCATTTTTAATTACATTTATTGGCACATTACTCTCTATTATTGATGTCATTAACATCATCCAAGTATTTCTATTATTATGACTTGTTCTAATACACTGTAAAAATGCCTCTGGTTCAGCTAATAACAAACATCTCTTCTTTGCTCTGGTCAACAATGTATAAAGCATACAGTTATCAAGAAGCTGATGATGTGTATTATCAATAATACCAATTACTGTCTTTCGACCAGCACCCTGTAATTTATGTACTGTCATAGCATAAGCAAGATCCAAAGCAGCTAACTCTTTCTTTGTGTATTCGATGATTTTGTCTTTTCCAAAAATATCAGTGTAAGTTACTTCACAATACTCTTCTTTTTTCTTGCCATCATATCTTTCACTGATTTTTGTCACATAACCAATCTCGCCATTAAATACATTTTTGTCATAATCATTAACTGTTTGCATTACTTTCGCACCAAGCTTAAATGTCGTATCAAATCCATCAATGCTCTGTAATACGTCTCCAAGCAACTCATTCTGAATAACCTTGTTAATCTCAGTTGTACTATTTAAGCAATCTTTTCTACGAGGTACTGCAATAACCACATTGTCGATTCCATCTGATTCAACAGATTTGATGAATGTCTTAACAGCAATATTAAACAATGACTGTCGATTTGTACGGAACATATAATACATATCCTGTAATTCACCATGAATAATTCTTGGTTGTAACTTTTCCGATATAGGATTGATATTCTCTCTAATCTTATTAGCGTCAACAAGTATTCCTGACTTCTCAGCCTGTCTCATTGGTTTTACTAATTTACTTACTACTGAATCATCAAACATTTCTATTAAATCTGAAAATACATTTCCAAATCCGATAGGTGGTAACTGCTTATGGTCGCCTGAAATAATGATTCTTGTATTGTCTCCAATAGCTTCAAGCCAATGTAAGAACAAACTGGCATTAACCATACTTCCTTCATCAAGAAACGCAACATCTGTAATCAAATGATTATCCTTATTGTATGTAAAATCATTTAAACCTTGGCATCCAAGTGTTCTATGAATAGTCATTGCAGGAAATTCTGTTGCTTCTGTAATTCTTTGAGCTGCCATTGCTGATAAAGCTGAAGCTGTCATCATATAATTATTCTCCATATAAGCTTTAACAATTGCTCTCATAATTGAAGTCTTACCAGTTCCTGCTTTTCCAGTTATCAAACTAACAGTTCTATGTAAGCTCTTATGAATCGTGTCTAACTGCTCTACTACATAATCAAATCCTTGTTCTTCTTCCGCATGTTTAATTGCTTTATCAATCGCTTCATCAGAAATATTGATTGTTGTTTCAATTTGAGATTTATTCAGAATCAAATGATAAATCTGCATCTCAATATCGTAATAATATTTCAGACCAATTCGACCATTATCAATATGAAGAAAGTCATTATTTTCTAATAGCCAATCAACCTTATTGCAACACTCGTATATATTATTACTTATGGCTGCCCTTAAAATCTTTTCAGAACACCATGTATGACCTTTACTTTCTCCTAAGTCTTTAAAATAATATTGAACAAAAGCTACAAGTCTCTGAGTTGAATCAATCAATTCTGGTTTTAATTTTAATGCAAGGTCATCGCATTTCTTAAAACCAATCCCGTCAATTTTCGTCATCAAGTATGGATTTTTCTCTAACTCTTGCTTTAATAAAACTGGATTAGGTTCTTCTGATAATAACTTTTTAATCATTGCATATGTAACACCAATTGGTTTAAGCATTGAAATAATGTCAGAAATAAGATAGTTATTGATTATCTTCTCCTTGATTTTGTTCCATGTAATCTCTCTTACGCCCTTAACAAGACTGTAGTCAATTGTTTTCAATGTGCCATTTGCAACATCATTAACCACATCTGGATAAGCATTTATTAAATTGTCAGCCATCCATTCAGGAATCATTGACTTTAAAAATAATAATTGCGTCTCTCTATTCTGTGGGATAATTGCATATATGGCAATCGGCACATACTGATCACCATATTTTTTATCCTTTTTATACTTTGCTTTAACTACATATTCTCCACCAACAACTAAGTGCTGCATCTTACCTGCAAGTTTACTCATCTTTTTATTCTCTTCATCAGAGGTTTTATTATCACCAAATGGATCAAATGCTTTTGTTGGTTTTGTAAAGAATGGAATATCATCGGTTGTTGAAAATCCAAAAACACCCCATGTCGAGTCATCTGAGTAATATTGCTCATATGTAATTATTGCAGTGAATTTATAAATCTCATCTTCATCCAATTTAGACTGATACTCCTTTCTTTCTTACATATTCAAGCCATTTACTATAAGGCTTTAATTTTTCTACAATAACTTTTTCTTCACTATCTTTTTTACAAAGGATTGCTACTTGTTGTCCTTTCTTTACAAGGTCTTCATACTCTTTTAATTGACTGTGCCATACAATTCCTTCAACAAGTCCAAAACTTGAATAGATATTTATATAAGCAAACTGCTTACCATTCTTATCTTTTTTCTTCTGAACCTTTGCAATAATTCCAACTAATGTACACTTCTCACCATCAGGAACATCTTCAAATGGTGTTAAAAATGTATAAGCTGCGTCAAAAGGATTGTCATTAATGAATACTTGTAATGTTTGGAACTCCCAAAATTGTTCATCTTCAAGATATTTTTTATTATCCTCAATGTATTTTTGGAATCTAACTTTTTGATTTTCGTCAAACTGTTTTTTCTTCAATCGGTTATACTCTGTAAGCAACGCCTCTTTGTCATAAACAACTCTTTTTCCAGAAGAAGGAACAATATATTTTTTAAGGTCAATATTCCAATCTTCTTCGAGTTTCTTGTAGGTAGGCAATGACTGAACTTCTGTGAATTTTAATGGTTGATACTGTGATTTAAGATATGACACAAGTTTTTCACGCTTGTTTTTACAAGGAATTGCACCAGATTTAATTAATGCAATAACAGATGCCTTACCTAAAGAAAGTCTCGTAATCAAATCATCAAATGACTTGTATATACCATTATTCTCTCTTTCTTCAATTATCTGTTTAGAAAGTGATTCTCCTATACCACCAATGGCAGACAATCCAAATAAAACCTTATTGTTATCAACTGTAAAATTCATTCCCGAATGATTAATATTAGGTGGCATAATATTTACATCAAAATATCTTGCGTCAAGAATGTATTTGTTAATTGCTCCTGCTTTATCCTTATTCTGATTAAATAAAGCTTTGAAAAAATATGTTGGATAATGTGCTTTGAACCAAGCTGTCTCGAAACAAAGAACTGCGTAACTATAGGAATGCGACTTGTTAAATAAGTAGCCGCCTTTCTGAGATAATTCATCTGCAATTTTATCTGCTATCTCTTTCGGATAACCATTTGCGACTATCTCACTACGAAGGATTTCTGACTCTTTTTGCACAAGTTCTACAATCTTTTTTCCAATCGCCTTACGGAATAAATCAGCACCTCCATAAGTTCTTCCACCGAATTTTTTAACAATATCAAGAAGCTGTTCCTGATAAATCATACAGTAATTTGTATCCTTTAATATCTCGTCCATATCAGGATGAATTGATAGAGGTCTACTTCCACCTGTTGCCATTTCAACATACTCATCAAGTGCTCCCATACTATCAGGTCTATACAATGCCAAAATAACGGATATAACCTCAAAATCTAACTGCTCAAGCTTTGGTTTTAATCTGATAAGCAAGTCTTTCATACCAGCAGATTCAACCTGGAATACTCCATTAGTTTTGCCACTTGCCAACAATTCATATGTAGGTCTATCATTTTCAAATTCAGGATTATTAATGTCATAATCCCAAGGATCTAAATGTAAATCATCCTTAATCTCTTTTACAAGGTTGAGAGTTGCTACACCAAGTAAGTCAAATTTAACTATTCCAATATCTTCTACATAATGCTTATCAACCTGAATTACATGCTCACCCTTAGTTCCTATCTTCATTGGCATATAATCATTGATTGTTGTATCAACAATTCCTACACCACCTGCATGAATAGATACCGTCTTAACACGACCACTAAGATGCTTTGCAATATCAAATAATTCAGCATATTGTGGATTATCTGCGAGTAAGTTAGGATTTGCTTTCATACAATCATCCCACTTATCAAATGTAAATTTCTGAGAAAGTTTTTGCATTTGATTATACGGAAAACCAAGTATCTTACCAACATCAGTAATTGCTACTGTTGGTGTAATATATGAATAATTGATAATCTGACATACTCTATCTTCTCCATATTTATCAACAAGATAGTCAATAATTGCATCTCGATTTCCTACGTCAGTATCAATATCAGGAAGTCCAACTCGTTCAGGATTTAAGAATCGCTCAAAGATAAGTCCATATTTAATCGGATCAATATCTGTAATGTGGCAACAATAACAAACTAATGAACCTGCTGCACTACCTCTTCCTTTGCCGACTTCAATTCCAAGCTTTTCTGCTGCTTTTATAAAGTCCCATACAAACAAGAAATATCCATCAAATCCCATTGAATGAATAATTCCCATTTCATAGTCAAGACGTTCTTTTCGTACCTTTTTGTCAGCCTCACTTAATTTGTCATACCCTCTATCTTTCCATCCTTTGTTTACTAAGTGCCATAAGAATTCATTATTATCCTTATACCCCTCTGGTAATGGGAAAGTAGGTAACTGCGGTTTCTGAAATGGCATATTAACTTCACCAATTAAATCTGCTACCTTATTGGTATTCTCTAAACCAATACATACATTTTCATATCCAATCTGATTATCCATACACTCATGAATCTCTTCTTCAGATTGCATATAACATCCTTCATATACCTCAGTATTTTCAATGGCGTTTTTATCATTATTACTGCTTTTTCTACCAATCTGAATAAGTTTATCCTGATAGTACAAATCTTCCTTTTTAGGAGCATGGCTATCAGTTGTAATAATAAATGGAGTATTTGTTTTCTGAGAAAGTTCTAAGATTTTTTGATTATATAAACATTGATCTTTATGTGAATGAGACTGCATCTCAAGAAAGAAATATGGAAAAGCTTCTTTATATTCATTGATGTATTCAACACATTTCTCAAAATCTGATTCTCTTGCTAATTTACTTGCTAAACACGCAGATGATATAACAAAATTCTCAGCGTATGGTTTTAAGTCTTCGATTGTACATCTTGGCTTAAAATAGAATCCTTCAAAGTTGCTTTTTGTAATAACCTTGTTTAAATCTTTTCTACCCTGTTCATTTCTAATTAAGCAAATTAAATGGAAATATTTGTTGTCCTTATCCTTGATTTCTATATCTTCACACTCATATAACTCACAGCCATATATCATTTTGATATCTGGATAATCTTTCTTAATTAAGTCAAAATAGATGTGGCTATATACATTACCATGCTCTGTTACGGCAAATGCTTTTAGTCCTATTTCTTTTGCTCTATCCAACATTTCCTTTGGACTTCCATATCCATCGAGCAATGAATAATATGTATGGTTATGTAATGAACTATACATAACTCACCTCCTACCAATCATCATCTTCATCGTTACTACTTACACTAATAACAGCGACATCTTCAATAATAACCTGTGGTGTTCTAATGCCGTTGTACTCATTTATTGAAGGTTTACCAACAATAGTAAATGTAATACTATCTTTATCACTCCATGCATCTTGTATAAAATCATATAACTGATTGCCTTCTTTGCACTTAAATTGAATATACTTAATATCATCTATTACAAAGCTGATAGTATCCTCATTTTTTCCAAATACTTCAAAACAATCTCTTGTCAATGATATATTCTCTATTGCAACCATTGGTTCATCAATTCCTTGGCATATAATATCTTCAAATTCAGATAATTTTAAAATCAATGGGATTGTGACATGATTTATGTCTAAGATAAAATCTACACGATATGTTGAATCATATTCTGTATCTTTGAGAATAGTATTTATTTCGTCAATTGCTTTTTTCTTGTCATCTATAGGTAAATCAACAATACCAAATGCATTTGCATGACCTTTACCATTTATAATTCCTGTCGAATTAATAATGTTTTTGAAACTATCAATCGGACTATAATCAATATTTCTTGCACTACCACCGAACACAGACTTCTTTTTTTTCTTATCATAATGCTGCTTTAGTAAAATACATGGCTTATTGTACTGTTCAGCTATTTTAATTGCTACAACACCAGTTAGTCCACTATCAAGAACTTCTGTAACATCGACCATAATAACTTTATCATCGTTTGGAAGTTCATCTACGATTTCTGAAATGGCTTTAACGCCTTTTTCTTTCATCTTATCTTGACGAGACTTTGCATTTTTACATAGTCTTGCAGCTCTATCATAAATACTTTCTTGAATAGTTTCTGCTGGTTTATCTTTGGTCGCTCTCTTTTTATATTCAAAGTATTCGTCCTGTTCAATAAATGCTCTAAATAATAATTCTTTTTCGTCATTTGAACCAATACGAATCATTCCATTTAAAACTGGTGTTATGTACCACTGTATATTATGAATATTAACTTTGCCATTCATACTATAATCCTGAGCTTTAATAAGTGCTTGCAAACATTTATTCTTAATGTTCAGTAATCCAATATTTGTAATGTATCTTGTTTCAAACGACCTCATATCCATTACATCACTGATATTTGCTAACGCACATAAGTCTAAATAATCATCGGCAAATTCATTCCAAGTCTCTGTGTCTAATGCTTGTAAAAACTTATATACGATACCTGCACCACAAAAATCCTTATTAAGATAATCTACACTCATCTGATTATTAACAATTAAAGCATGTGGATTATCTTCTTCTGACTCATGGTGATCAAGAATTAAAATGTCAATTCCACGACCAACAAGTTCCTTGCACTGTAATGTATCATTTGTTCCAGCATCAGGAATAATCAATAACTTTGTATCTTCCGATACTGTAATATCATCGTCTAATCCATGTGATTTTGCTCTTGTATGTAATATGTAATTGACGGGATATTTATTGTCCATTTGTTTGATATATAAATACATCATAGCTGCTGAACAAAATCCGTCTGGATCTTCGTCAACCAATATCTCAATCTTATTTTTTTTATTGAAATGATTCATAAATAATTCAACTGCACTATTTATGTTATTTAATTTATCATATGGAATTACAACACTATCATCTAAATTTAGATATTTATTGTAGTCTTCAATTCCTCTATTTTTTAAAACTTCCTTTATTACATTGGAAGTATTATTGTCACTATTATCATATAATTTATACTTCAAATACACACCTTCCTATCTTAATCTATATATATTATTCTCTACCAAATGCTTCCAATTTGTAGGATTATCCGTAGGGGATTCTTTTTCTTGAAGAATATTATCTTCATCAAACATGTAATAAAGAGGAACACCATCTGGGAATCTTTCAGCCAATGTTTCTAATTCTTCTTTGGTTACATCTTTATCAAAGCAAAAAATAATATCTACCCCAAGTCGTACCAACATATCAATCTGATATTGGGACAATTCTTTTCCACCTGTTCCACCAGTATTTTGATAACCGTAACTCCATGCCTGTTGTACAAATTTCTCTGCCTCACCTACATAAATACGTTCTGTTCTTTTTATATATGGAAGAGTCTTATATAACCCATATAGAATCTTCGACTTTGCACATGGCTCTAAATAAATATATTTGTTCATTCCATCAGGTACTTTTCTGTCAAAATATCTTGCTTTAACACCAACTAAATCTCCTAATTCTGCTCGAATAGGAATTGTGTATCGGTTGGTTTCTTCATCAAATCCTATTTCAAATTCTCTCTGTGTTTCATAATCAATGTGATCCTCATAGAATAAATCGTTGACATATGGCTTGTAATACGAAAGAATTTTTTCTGAAATAGGTTGTAATGGTTTTTCTTTTTCTTCTGATATATTAGAATCCATATCTTCTAACATTTTCAGTATCTTAAAACTATCAGGAATATCCTCTTCAAAATCATGATAATAAGACATTCCTATTTCTGAACATATTTCCCTTAATCCTTCTGGAAATGTAAGATTTTTTATATAACAAACGAGGTCAATAATATCTGTCTGTCTACTACCTTTTATCATTTGACGAGTTTTATTGAGACAAATAAGTGATTCGTTATTATATAAAATAATTGCTCCTTTGTTATCTCCATCTGGATTACCTGCTGTCCAATATGCTCCAACTGAATGATATTTGATATGGTGGCAACCAACGGATTCTAATATCTGTTCAGAATAGTTATTTTCATATATGTAATTCTTTAGCTCTCTTACATCCAAGCTGCCACCCTCCAATTAGTCACTATTTTTTGGTTTCTTAATGATATAACCTATATTTCTCCATATATTCAAATTCAAATCAATCTCGAATAACATAATCTTGTCCTTGCTACCTGCTCTATTCTTATCTGGTTTAATACAAAAATATTGTTTACTTAAATCCAAATCTTCTGTTACAGGCTCTCCCCAAGAATCACATTCCAACACAACTTGATATTTATGGTATTCTTCCTTATTAAGTTTCTTACCAATGTTTAGAATATCAGCTACATGCTTTATCTGTTTAGCATTGGCAATATTGTTACTACTAAGACTAAAAATATCAGTAAATACAGTATCATCACTTAACTGGAATACTGCATAACCACTCATACGAAGTTCCTTTGTCAACTCCTTCAGTTTTGTTGCAAACTGCTTGATCTGTGACCAATCATCTGTGTTATACCCTTTTAATGTGTCATAGCCGTAATACTTAATGTTCTGAACCATCTTTGCTTTACGCAACTCAAACTCAATTCTTTCAGGGCTATAGTCATCTCCTACATCCTTGAACATAACCTTGCCTTTACGTTCACTGCTATCAATCCAGTCTGTTACTTTCTTGACATTCCAATATTCCTCTGACGTATCTTTTATTCTCTTTATGTAATCCGAATTACTTTCAAGATACACGCCATTGTCATCAATTTTTCTTCTAATAATGTTCCCAGTCTTATCGTGGTACACGCCTAATACAATTTCTTTTTCAGGTTTCGTTAAATGAACTCCATGTAAATCTTGAAACTCTTTGTTATTAATAACAGTTGTAATCAAACAGCTACGAAGATCCTCCTCGTCCATCTCATTACTCATAAGAAAAAAATTCTCATTCTGTACAAGTGCAACATAAGCTGCTAATAATACAAGTTTTCTTGTTTTACCTTCATTAGAAAGGAATCCTTCAAATAATACCTTTGTTTCTCTAAGACCAAGAAAATATTCATTATACATATACCAAGGGAAAGGTAAGCCAAAATTTGGCTTTTCAAGATATTTATCAATCTGAGATGAGTTTTTGTCAGTAAGTTCTACTGCTTCTTCACCAGCATTTATTACTGTATTTATCTTATCCGCTTTTGTACGAATAATTCTGTAAATGTCATTTGGTGACATTTTATCGAAATTTCTATGAGATAATATTTTTTCAACTGGGAATCCATTTCTTCCATATTCTCTGACCAATGAATATTTTTTAACAGTATCAAAATAATTTTTCACATCATTTTCGTCTGCTAAAGTCATATATCTTTGAAGAGTTTTCCATCCCTTATACTGTTTGTATAATTTAAGTCGCTCCTCATTCTGACTCATAAATACATTCATCTTTATCTCATCAACTGTTTGAGAAAATGTAAGATAATATGTTTCAAAACTATCATAAAAAAACTTTGTTGCAGGATCAGAGAAATCATATTTACTTCTCATAAAATTGCTATAATTTACAATCAAATCGGGAGACTTTAGTAGCGCACCCACAAAACATATTTCTGATTGTATATTACAATCCTTTAATTCATGTTCATTGTCCAATATTTATCTCCTATCCAAAAATATCATCCACCAAGTCTGAAATATCATCTGTGTTATCATTAGTTTCTTCCTTAGATATATTTGTATAACCAATTGATTGACTAACAATATTCTGTGATTTTTCTGTTTCTTTCTCAGCTTCAAGTATTTTTTGTTTTTCTTTCCACCTTAAATAACTGTCATATTTATTTACCAAAATAGATAAATCATATGTTAATCGTACTTCTGGTTGCATATGAATACCTTTTACTTCATTTTTCTTAGCAATACCATTAAGCATATCAATTTTTCTTTTCCACATATCAAGTAGGTCTGAAGGTGGAATACCTACTGTCATTCCCTTAAATGTACCAGCATAGATATTACTTAATTTCTGCCATACAGTAGTCGGAATAATGGTTAAATCATATGCTTCTTTAATAAATTGAAATATCTCATCTTGTTCTATCGCTACCGCAAGATGTGAATATGTATCTTTTTTTATTGTATCAATGTGGTCATATATCCAAGTCCATTTTGCTGATACGTCTGCTCTTTTATTCGCAATACGTTTCTGACATATATTGATAAAGCAACTACTATGATAGGTTTTCTTATCATAGTAGATTGCATCGTCAATATTATTCTTGTTTATATAAAGGTCTTTTCCGCAACAACCACATTTTCTTTTAACACCATCTTTGCTATTTGTGTATCTTGCCATAGTCCTACCTTTACATAACCAAAAATTAGTCAAACATTGCTAATACCTTATTGAGAATTTCAACATCTGTTACATTCTTGTATGCTGTAGGAAGACCTGCTGCTTCAAGCTTTTCCTTCATTGCTTTCTTCTCAGTAGGTGGAAGCGCATTTCTTTTAGCAATAATCTCTTTCTTAATTGCTTCAATATCTACACCACCACTTCCGTTAGATACATTCTCTGACTCTGAGTTATCAGGCTCTCCAACCTTACCAAGAATCTCCTTACTATAAATATCCTGCTCAACATCAACAGCCTTGGTTAAGTCATTCTTTACAACAAATGCTTTCTTATCTGCTGTCTTGTCGATAACTGACTGCCAATCAAGTAATGTAGGATCTTCAATAACTGAGTTGTCTTCGTGAGTATGAGTTCTATCCTTCTTAACATGAGCACATACTGTACCTTCTTCATTTCTATACATACGGATTTCAGTTTTAACATTATATGTCATACCCTTAAATCCATCTGGAATCTTTCTTCCAGTTACAACACTCATTGTAGAACCGTCTGACTGCTTAATAGTCTCCTTCTCATCTGTCTCTCTTGCAGTTACAATGTAGTGAACACCAGAAGCCATAAGATCGAGAATTAAATCCTGTCCCTTAAAGTTAATTGTCTGGTAATCTTTAAGCTCCATTCCTGCGCCTTCAATCTTAACAAGTCTTGCATCTCCAACAAGCCCATCCTTGTCTGCCTTAACCTTGTTTCTCTTCTTTGAGAACTCAACCAATCCCTGCTTTGTTGTTAGATTAAGTATTGTTGTACCATCAACAACAATTGCATCTGCTCTAAATGGCTCTCCGTCTGCATCAAGAACTACATCATCTGTTTCCTCTCCGTCATCATCAAGTTCGTAGAAATCTTCATCATTCTTAACCTTTGCAATATACTGTCTTACTTCTCCAAGTGACTGAGTATATACAATGTAAATATTTTCAAGGTTTACACCATTTGCTTCTAAGTCACCAAGATAATCATCAATTGAACCAGTCTCAGGATCAAGATATAATACTCTGAAAGGCTTTCCATCTGGACGCTTGAAATATGCAAGCTGCATAGCCATTGTAGACTTACCTGTAAACTGCTCTCCATATAAAATCATACCCAACTTACTCTGTGTGACTGACGCTTTTCTTGCTTTTGCCATTAAATAATTCCTCCGTTAATTCTATAATTTTGATTATTGGAACGCCATTTCTGACGCTCCATATTGTTATTCTCTACTTGTGAGAATTAATCCCACGCTTCGTCATCTCCATCGTCAAGATCAGAACCGTCTCCCCAATCATCGTTAGAGTCAGAACCAAAGCTTTCCTCTGCCCTATTAGCATTCTTAATCTTAGCAATAGCTTCTGTAACATTCTGTTCTGTGTAAAGTTCCTTATCAATAGACGAACCCTTTGCACCAGTAATGATAAACTCTCTCTTTGTAGGAGCAGATACCTTTTCCATGTTATCTTCTTCGCCCCAATTATCATCATCATCTGTTTCAACTGTTTCTGTCTGAGTAGAAGAAACCATATGACCACTTACCTTGATTGCGTTATAAGGACTAAGTGAATTCTTAAACTTCTTTGCAAGAGCCTTATCCTCGATAAAGAACTGAACATCTTCAATGTTGCTATATGTAACAATCTTTGCAAGAACAATAAATCTACCAGTTGGTTTATCATTATCATCCTTTTCCTGCTCAATACCCATGAAGATAATTACCTGGTTAAAATCATTCTGCTTCTCAAACTTCTCATCATTAAAGTCGATTTCAGAGCAAAGAGAAATCTGATTTGGTACAAGCTTTGTAGATGTTCTCTTATTACCCTTATCATCTGTAAAACTACTATAATCAAGATTACCTCTGATAAATACAGAAGATCCATCCTTCAGATTTTCCTTAACTTCCTTACAAGCATCAAAATCTGTAAGAACCTTCTTGTCATTAACTGTCTTTCCTTCTGAGTCAACTTTCTTCTTTACACCGATATTCTTTCCAATTAAACGGAAGCCCTCACGGTTATAGGAAAATCTATCAGCCCAAGGTACTTTAACTGTCTCAGCCTTTTCGCCCTTCTTCTCAGCTCTCTTGGAAAAATATACATTCTCCTGTTCCATGCCCTGAAGATTGACATATAATGTTTCACCATCAAGATAGCTTGTACCAAAGTTAAGCATTCTCATAGGCTTTCCACTCTTTGTCTTAATCTCCTTGAAAGCTGTGTCCTTTTCCATACCAGATACAATTCCCTTTAACTGGAACGCACCCTTTGTCTCAGGTAAATCAAATAATCTTCCTTTTTTCTTTGTTTCTGCCATTTTAAAAATGTCCTCCTTATATGTAATAAAATTTAATAAATAACATATATATAAACGCCCTTCTCAGGACGGAACATAGAGATTAAATCTATATAAAATCTATATTCAACAGTGATTTTTGAGCGCAAAAGCCCAAGGGTATGCTGTTCTTTCACCCATTCATATATTCACTATTCAGTTATTTGTTTTGGAATTTTTGAACTGAATTGTTCAAGACTAATTACTAAGCAGTAATCTTTACTTTTATAAGTCTATATGGCTGATAAGCGTTTGGATATTTCTCTCTATCCACTTTACTGATAAACATATCATATGGTCTAGTCCATACTCTCTGATCCTTTAAGCTCTGATATACAACCATCTTTTCTTCTGTTTCTGTATTAGTTCCAATGGCAACAATCTTATAGAAATCACCTTTGAAATGTTGTACTGTGTCTCCTGGTTGAAAATCTCTATCATATGTAAACGTCAAATCACCTTTTTCACCTTGCTCAATATGTCCCAATATCTGAACATTCATTGTGATAAATTCACCATGTTTTAAAAGTTCGTCCTTTTCAATAAGTGCAACTTTATTAATTAAATAACCATCCTCTTTTTCTTCACAAGTAACTATCTGACCTGACTTCCAATTATTTGCAAAGTCTTCATTAAATATAAATTGTGACACTTTCTCACCTCCTCAAATTCCAAAGAAACAGTGATTTCCACTGAACTACTTCACTTACTTATTCTCCTGTTTTATAAATTTATTTAAGACAAACTTTCTTCAACCAATATATTTAATTTCTTCCAACAAGAAATACATATATGGAATGGCTGACTTTGTAATCTGAACGATTTTAGATATATGATCTTTTCATTACTTAATTCTTTATCACAAATTTTACATCTACATTTTTAGTATTTCTTACTTCAAATACGTTAAATTCATGTATAAAACTTTTATCCATTTCCCCACTCCCTATATGTTTATTCTCTATTCGATTTTTATTTTTATTGGAAATTGTGATTCGAATGAATCATAGATTATAAAACAATTCTATATGCAAGTTTCTTCGTAATAAAACCTGATTGGTGTAAGATCATACAAGATAAATGAATGTCATCATATATCAAATCTGTCATTGTGCAATTCGATAAGATACTGTAACCACGCATAGACTTTGACTTAAAATGAACAGCTTCACCATTATATTCTTCAAATGCTTTGCAATATGTATCCCAATCTTCAACTTCAACAATTCGTGACTGATGATCTCTTATTGTGTCATCTTTGTCAATACTCAAATTTGACTCAATTACTTGAATCACATTCTCACCTCTTACTTTTATTTTTTTCTCTCTTTTCTATCAACTACATGCTTATGACCTTTAGGACAAACACTATATAAAATATCAGCATATCCATCTACATAATCGTTACCACCTGAATTAATCGGATCTTCATACACACAAATCTTTGTAGGAATAGTTTCTTTCTCTGGAAAGAAAGATTTTGTAAGATAATAGTCCTTGCACTCCTCGCAATATGTAAGTTTGCCATTGATAATGTCTTTCGCTGTTTTGATATCGTCTTCATATTGTTTTAGAGCCTCTAATTTTTCGTCATCTGTTGTTACTGAAATTATAATATTTTCAATATTCTTTAGCATTTTCTCACCTTCTTCAACTATATATTCTCTTTTTCAGGTTCTTCCAAGACTGCAATACTTAAAGTTCCTGTATCGCAATTTCTACCAATTCTTGTCTTAAATCCAAGTTCATTCAATTCTTTGTCTAATTCATATAAGTCATTTTCATCCGTACTGTAAATTTTACTACCCTTACAAATTTCAACTGCTCTTACATAATTTTTATCTCGCCAAGCCGAACTAATATATAACCATTGGTCTGTATCTACTTTAGATATTTTATTTCGTGGAACTACTGTGAATGATTTAAGAACTTCTTCGATTTCATCTTTATGTTCTATGTAATTATCTACTGGATCTCGTATCAAATTAAGAAATGCCCTACGACCTCTTGTATATTCCATAATAATATTCTCCAAATTATATAATTCAAAACTGGTTTGCAAACATCAGACCATTCTTTATTTGGATATTTTGCAATAAATTTATCACACTGATTCCAATCTTTTATGTAGCTGAAATGATATTTTCCACAATCTTTACATTTTTTCTGAATTTCCAAAAATCTAATCTCATTAGTATTCTGCCCATGAGTCCAATGCCAACAAACAATTTCATTATTCTTATGTCTACAAAATATTTTCTTCAAAATATTCATATAGTCTCCTTAAATTTATTGTGATTCATTAACTATTATTGCTGATATAATATTCTCTACTTTTTCATTTTTCTTTCGTCCATAATGATTGTTAATAAACTTGCCAATTCTAAAATTATAAGTTTTTCCAACCGCTAATTGTTTGAATAAATTATCATTTGGATAATCACTTCTGCCTTGTGGTCGATAAGTGCAAACTGTCCCATCATCAAATTCAACTGTTAAATACATTTCATATCCAACTTGATGACCAATAGTTGTCTTATCTATAACAGTACCTTCCTTGTAGTAGTCTGATTGATATTCGTACCAATTTAAATCGTCCATCAACCACGAAATACCAATGAAAATAGCGAGCGATATTACAATCATTCCTAACAACCATAAAATTTTATTTAAAATGTTCAGAATAAAATCAGTAATAACTTTAATAATCTCACCTCCAAACCAAGAAATGTCAGTTTCATTCGGTCTTGATTTCCATACCATATATAGTGTTTGTTGTGCTTTACGCTCACTATATATGGTATGTTATTTACTCTTCACCAATAAATACCAATCTATCAATATATTCTCTACTTTTCAGAAGATTTCTTTAAGTCTGTTAATGCATAATCTAAATCCTTAACCGTCTGAATAGCTTCCTTCATACTATTCATACCAGCAACAGCACTTGAAAAAGCTTTAATACTTTCAAACTCCATCTCTGAAATAGTCTTTAAAACATCGACCAATTTCATATTGCCAATTCCAGATACCTTTGCTGCATTTTCGATTGTTTCTTCTTCATTGACAAGTAAATCAATAAACTGTCTTACCTTATTATTCTCCATCGTGTTTAACTCCTTCATATATTCTTTTTAATCTTTCTTTGCATTCCTTACTTGGATAACCAGAATTAGATAAAGCTAGTTTTATCCATTCTATCGTCTGTTTATCTACTTGTTCTTTGTCAAGTTCAACATCTTTTACTTCACCATCATAAGACTCGTCATACTTCTTCATTTCTTCAACTAAGTAATTTGATACATCTTCGATACTTGGATATTTTTCGATATGTCATGCACCTCCCTAATAAGTTATTCTCCATACTTTTCAAATAATTCTGCCATTGTCATATCATTGTATTTTGCAAGATCCACACAACAAGCACATACATTTTTAGGTTGCGATGCTCCAATTCCATAGCATAGATAATCAGTCAATTTAGCATACTGAAAATTTTCATATTCTCCTCTTGTATTCCAACCTACCATTTCTTCACCACTAATAATGAATTTTGTATCAGGAACACCAAGTACACTGCCATTACACTGTCTCCACCATGCCTCTTCACCTGCTAATTTAACAAATTCATCTTCTGACATATCACACATCTTATTAAATAGGTTTTCAGATATTTCCCATACCTCATATCTATTCCCAGCATATGTAATTTCAGCATCATTTGGTGGATTATCTACAATGTCAAAAAATCTTTTTAATTTATTTCCTAAAATCTCCATTATTTTACCTCTCAAGGAAACCGATATTTACTTATTTTTTGATTCAAATTCTTCAAGTGCTTTATAAAATTCACTACCTTTAATTTCTGTAAAACCTGTAACATCATCTGGTGTAATAGTTTCATATTTTGTTGTAGAAATATTCAAATATAATTTATTCTCATGTTCAAATCTTGAAACTGAATACCCACCTAAATGCAATTCCTTGAAATAGGCTCCTACTCGAATGGGATGATTGTTAATAACAATATTCTTTTCAATACATAAGTCTTGAAACTCTTTTAAAGTCTTACTGTTAGCTCTAAATTTCCTCATTAACACATCAGAATCGCAAAATAGCTTAGTTGGTTTCAATAACTCTTTACCAAATTTCTGATTATTTTCATCACAATCGGTAATATATAATCTGATATTATGTTTCTCATACTCTTCAAATGGGCGGTTTACAGATCCATCTCCGCTAATATAATATTCTTTTCCAGCAATACCTTTATCCTCGAAAAAATTATTTGCTATTATTCTTCTTTCTTCTCCATGTTTTCTATAATCATTAATCTCTTTTAGGAATTTCTCATTTGTTACAATATAAAATTTCTCCATTTTTTATCTCCACATTTCCACAAGAAACGAATCTTTCCTATGATTACAATCTTGCATATTGCTCACATAGTTTCGCTAATTCTTCCTTTTCTTCTTCTGATAATGCTAATCCTAGTTTTATCCAAGTTACTGTTTGTTCTTCTATCTTCTTATCAAAAGACTCATCTTCAATTACTCCGTTTTCAGCAAGTAACCTCTTACAGTTCTCATATTGAATATCATTTGTCTCATGAGCATTTCTAAGATTATTTTCTAAGCAGCGAATAATATCAATCAGCTCATCTTTTGTCATAGACTTTAATGTACTATCTGAATATGTTCTTCTTCCATCACCTATTGACATATTCCACCTGCCTTTACTATCTCAATTGCCTTTTTGAGAGGAATAAGATAATTATTACTGTTGCCACTTCCATACAGTTTTACAGAAGAGTCCGTTTTCAACTGCCCTACAACACCATCAATATCATAAGCTGCTGGTTGGTCTTTTATATCTCTATAATCTAACACATAATTACTACACTCTTGACAGTGTGATATATCTCCTGAACAATCACCTTCGTAGTTGCAATGAAAACTCAACTTGTCCGCTTCAATTAATCTCATTTTGCTTCTCCTATTTCTATCTTCTGACCAATGAATTTCTGAAGCTGTTTATTTACATCATCAGGATAAGTTTTCACAACATAATCAGTGCAAACATGAATTTTTGTAATAACCCTATTCTCATCATACTCAATACTTCCAAGTGTTCCACATGGAATTCTGATATACAAATAACCATCCTCACAATCGCAAAGCACATAATGTTTCCAATATCCATTAGGATCAAGTCCAGCAAGCTTGTCCAATTCTGTTGTGATTCCACAATAATATTCATTCATTTTTGAATATCTTGAATTTGCATATTTGTTAATCAATTTCATAATATTATTCTCCGATTCAAAATTATATATTTATTATTTATGTCTTAATTTTATATACTCTAATTGGTTGTCCTTCACTTTTATTACTTTCTTGTGGGTAATATGTATTACCAACCCATTTAAATTTTAAATATACTAATTCAAAATCATTTTTTTCAATACTGCATTTTTTAGACAATCCATGAAAATTTTTATTAAGGTTAAAACAAGTCTCTACATCATTATCCTTATACCAATTCATATTTATCAAAAATTGTGTTTTATCATTACTGATACCACTATAGAAGTTTCTCATTTCACACCTCCAATCTGCCAAATGAAAGATTGGTTTACTGCGAAACCATTACTTACTCTTCTTTACGGAAGTATTATTAACTGACTTCTGAATGTTCTTCAAAAGCTGAATATTATCGTTAATCATAAGTGCTAATGCCTGATCCTCTGTAAAACCAACACTTACATATGCATCAAACATATTCTTCTTGATTCTCGCCTGAATTGCAGGATATTCAGTATTCTCAGAATAATCCTTTGCAATAATCATGAGTTCCTTCAGAACATCATATACAGGCTCTTTATACTTTGTAATGTATGTCTTTACTACCTCTCCTAAACTTTCTGGGTTCTCTGCTAATAATCTTAAAATTGTTTCCATGTTTAATATTCTCCTTTATAATTTTTTGTTATTCTCCAAACTCACAAGTGTCACATGTTGAAAAATACTTATCGTGATCTATGCAGCATTGTGGTCTGTTATCGTCTTCATCAGTTTCTTCATTAAATTTAATATAAAATGGAGTACAATCACAGACCAACATTGATGCGATTGACATTCCGTAAATAATAGCAGATTTACACTCTTGATTATCCTTGAATATTGAACAATTGACCATCTTGTTAAATTCTTCAGAACCAATGAAATTCAATACTGTTTTCTGTAATTCGGTTGAATCAATTAGCTTTTTATAATCTTCCATTTGATACCTCTTTTCTATAATCCAATGATATGTTGCATTCTTGTGAAGTTACCACAACTAATTACAATATTTTTCAATACCTTGTGTCATAATATCTCTTAATTCGTCTTCTTCATATGTAGAGCCAAACTGCGACCAACTACATTCTGTATCATTGTGTACTAACGCAAGTTTAAATACACTGCCACCATAATTCTTATATGCATCTAATTTGATAGCTTTAATATGAGGAATTTCTAAATACCAATTATGCTCTTTATATTCAAACTGGATATTAGTAGCTTGACCAAAATTATAATCAATGAATTTAACGTTATTCATATACTCAATATCAAGAAGTTTTTTAATATAATCAATATACCAATCATACATTTCCCTTTCTTTATACTTCTTTCTTTTATCAAGCTTGTTACCATCAGTATCCTGATTCTTTGATAACATATTTAACCATTCTCTACACATTTTAATCGTAGACGACTGATCGAGCAGCATATACTGAATGTTCTCTTTATAAGTGCGAAATGCCTGTTGTTCAATAAGATCATATTCATTTTTTATGTCATCCAATGCTTGTTTCTTTGCTGACAATCTTCTTTCTGCTTGTGCAAACTTATTTAATGAACCCATTTCATATTCGCCATTATAGCTATATGTATCATTTTTATATACTAAAGACATTAATTCACCTCTTTTATCTTTTCTAACTCCTATCCTCTCTTTGCGTCCAAAGGAAACCTGAAATTCCTGTTACTGTATATCATTCAATTCCTCATTGATATCTTTTTGAACTTCTCTTTTATACTTCTTTTTAAATAATCTACGATTTTTCTTTTTCATTTTTCTCCAACCATTATGATTATTTGCCCAACAAGCATAATCATGGGAGAACCAAGATTGATGATTTTCAGAAAATTGTCGTCTTTTAATCTCCGATCTCATATGATTACCTCGCTTTATCACATTCATTGAAATCTAAAAGCATCTTATATTTATATTCTCCAAATCTTTCTTTCCAACGCTGCTTTGCTTTATCGGTATCCCAATTAAAAGGCATCATATGGTAATTGATAAGGAAACATATATCTAAGACAACCTTATTAAACTCTTCCATTAAACTCTCTAAAACCAAATAACATCCGACAGATGGGTGGTCATAATAATGAGCTATACCATTTTCATTAATTGTCTGGCAGTATAGTTTGCCATAATCATGAAGAACTGCTCCCATATTGTATTCAGCCTTATATTCTTTTTCTGTAAATAAATCATATGTATTAAAACAATGATTTCCAAAGTCATAGTATGATGAGGATTCTTCTGGTCAAAATCTTTCATTTTAGCATCAATTCACCTGTGGTCATTGCATTAGCATTATGAAATTTATGAATAATAATTTCATCAAAACCCTCTTCCTTGAACGGAATCTGAAATTTTCTAATCTGCTTATCTAACACAAATTCAGGTACATGATGCTCACGATTCAGATTATCAATCTTGCACTGTTCAAACGGTTTTGGGATAATCACACATACTTTTCTGATATCCAATCCATTCACTTTCATCATAATTGCTCTACGAGATTTCATAGTCAGATTAGTCGCATCAGCAATCACATTCTTTTTATTCTCTAAATTCTTGCGAATTCTATCGTGAAAAATCTTAAACACTTCTTCGTTATGTTCTTGGTCTTCATAATTACCAGTCAATTCCTCACGAATTGCATCTGATGATACAATTACTGTGTTTGGATTCTCGTTTGCAATCTGAGTGGCAATGGTTGACTTGCCACTACCACTCAAACCACACATCATCCAGAGTATAGGTTTATTCATAATTTTCACTCCCAATTCTCAATACTATCGTCATCGGGGAAATATGTAAATTTAAAATCAGTCATTATAATCCTCCTTTTCAAAGGGAATATCTGTCTTGTAAAAATCTCTTGTTACTAAGACAAAATATTCCTCATCACCTTCGTACCTGAATACAATTAAAAACAAGTCTCCATGACATGTATACCAATAGAACTCATTTTTATTTACTCTAAAATAATCAATACCTCTCTGAATTTCTTTGATTACTTCATCTTTTTTCACTTCAACAACATTTCTCAGATCCTTGTTAGTTCTATTGAAATGTATAGGATAATCAATATTGTTTTTTGTTAATGTGATTCCTTCTAATTCATCAACCATTGATTCTTGTCCACAACAAGGACACTTAACAAATGCTGCACCAAGCCATCCAATATGGGTATCTTCTTTAGAAATTTCCAATTCTGAATCACAATGTTCACAGAAGATATGTATTCTCTCTAATTTTGTTTCAACTTTTTTATTCAAATCATTTTGAATAAAATTGTTTTTAACTATTTTGATTCCTGTATTCTTAAGCATATCAGTATTCAAATTATCATATCTATGTGCATATCTATAATGCATTTCTGGTGTAGCATTTGCATTTGGTATGTCATCATACAATTCATGAGTCATCAAATTTTCAGTACCTCTCTTTCTATTTTCTATGTATTTATTCTCTCTTTGTCATTCAAAAACTCGAAAGAAATGCTTCTTTCTTATCAACCATGAATATCCATATAAGGATATTTAATTCCTTTGTATTCCTTATAACCTTTTGTTAATAACCTAAATTTTATATTCTGTTTAGAATAGCATTTATATCTCTTTATTAAAAATAAACGAGTATGACTGCATTCAACACAAAAGTTGCTATTTTTCTTAGCTTCATTTTCTGAATAATAATATCCTTGTAGACCACCACAACAAGGGCAACGTGATATCCATACTTCTCGTGTTAAATTATGTATTTCTTTAAATGGAATTTCATGGAATATTAGACCTCCAGGTGTTATGAGGTAGTATTTCTTTTCTCCAACTTCCGTACTTTCTAAATCAACTTGACTAATCATTTATTCTCCCATCTGGTCTACAATACTCTGCAACTTGTCAATATACATCTGTGCATATTTTTTATGTGATAACTGTTTAATATTGGCAGGTACAAAAGCTAACTTTGCTTTACCAAAAATATCATTATTGGAATAAACTTTCATAAACTGGCACATGGTTTCAGCATCAATCCAATCTAAATCTGGCTGTAAACAAATCACATCACCCTTCTGTGGATGCAGTTTTCTAACTTTAATAAGCGTCTGTTTAAATAACTTCTTTTTCTGTCTCTTGTTCAATTTCTCACCTACTTTCACAACCGAATGAATCGTGGTTTTCCTACTTTATTCTTGCAGCACAGGGTTTATATATATATATATATATACATCTTTATTTTTTAAATCGTGTTTTAGATATAATATTTTTAATTTTACAGATATTACACTCTACCAAAACACATGATACTCTTTGTTTAAAATTATTTTTATAATATATTTTTCCTAAATCTTCAATTATATTAATCATTCCATATATAACTCCTCAAATACAATTTGTTTAGGTAATAATTTATAGCACCAATAAGCACTCATAAAAGTGATTTTATTTTGAATAACACCATTATTTAAAAATTTCATTCTCTTGTTAAAAGATAATATTTGTAATTCTTTATCTTTAAACAAATGATATGGAGCTGCATCATTCCACCAAGTATTGGGTGCAATAAGCGCAAATGGTTTGCCAAAACTTAATGCTCTTTCAAAGATTTTTCTTTTATTAGTAAATGGTGGATTAGACACAATACAATCCCAGTTCTCATCAGGTTCATATGTATAGAAGTCTTGTCCATTATCTATATGAGTAGCGATTACTTTGTGACCTGCTTCTCTAATTTGTTTAACAAATTCACTATTTTCCTTGTCAAATGGACACCAAACCGTTGCTTCTTTTGGTATATATTTTACTATCGGTTTAACACCGTAATTTGGTGTCATACATTCGTCATTGTTTCCTTTGCTATATAATACTTCTTGACTATTAATCTTTGTCATTTTTCAAAAAGGTACAACGTTGTTTTATTCTTGCAAGAAACCTATACCTTTCTTAATATTTTTTGTAATTACATTTATATATTCTTTTAATTCTTGTTGTCTCCAACCTCTGAAGCCTTGATTTTAGGGAATTTCAGAGATTGAGATTTTAATAATTTGTGATTAATACCTCACAATCGGCACTCTTGTCCTTTTTCTGATAATTGCAGTTGCTATAATCATGCTTTAAATAATGAACTATGTATTTATCTTTCCATTTATCAAGTAATGGATTGTCATATTTGAGATTATTACTTAATGCAAACTTAACACCTTTATCATTCAACGTATCAAGAGTCTCTAGTAATTTATTCTCCATTTCTTCTGTCCAGCCACCGTTTTCATTGTATGTAGCAACAGAATTGAAATATGGTGGATCTGCATAAACAAAATCGCCTTCCGTAAAATCGGAAAAATCAAATCTCTCAAATGGAATATTTAAGAAACTACAGTCTATTTCATTTAGCCGCTTATGAAAATCTATAAATTTTTGTCTAAGAGTGGGATTAAAACTTGACCTATCTTTACCAAAAGGCATATTGTATTCACCTTTGGAATTGAATCTGATTTGATTATTGAACGCATAACATAAAAGCGTATAGAATTTAATTGGGTCTTTAATACCTGTGTTATATTCTTCTCTAAACAGTAAATATCCTTCTTTGTTTTCTTTAGTTAATCCATACTTATTAATATATGAATCAATCTTATGTAATACTTCTTCAATATTTGAACCTTGTAAATATCTTAGAAAACCAACTACCTGTTCACATATATCATTGTAGATAATGTAATCAGCCTTTACATTAATACCAACATTAAAACCTCCACCAAATAAATCCACGAAAGTATTTATCTTATCTGGAAACATCGGTATAATGATTGGTAGTAACTTATACTTGCCACCTACATAATTAAGTGGACTCTTTATATTACTCAATTTTTGTTCACCAATAGTAGCTGCGCAGCTTTACTCACATGTGAACATTTTCCTTTCTTTAATTGTACTTATATTGTTATATTCTCTTGTTTTGTCCTGAATATTGTATAATTTTCGTGACAAGCCAAGAAACCAAAATTTCAAGTCAAAATTCATTTTCAAAAACCTTTATTTTTAAGGCTTTTTAAGACCTTGCTTTTATTATTCTTTACTAATCTTGATATTCGACATGATAATCTGTCATTTCAATATCATCTCCACAAGGTAATTCAGGAATTGCATCTTCACCATATTCCCATCTTATAGCAAGACTTCTATTACAATCACAACTAAAATTACCTTCTGTGAAATAAAAAATTGCACTATCTTCTGGATATTCATATCCTAAGTCATAATGAATGACAAATGTTTTGCCCCTATATTGGAGTGTAGCAACAAAAATTGTCTTCTTATGAGTCATAATTCCATGTTTACAATCAGTTGCCAGTCCTTGTTTCTCATATTTATCCTGTCTGATTAACTGAATAAATTTGTTCTTTTCTTCCTCTGTATCGAAATAGTAATAACCTTCCTTGATACCTAAATCTTTCTCGATAGATGGATTGGCATCGTGATTCCATGCACCACCACAAATATGAACCATCCATTCTTCTTTCTTGCTCATATAATTATTCTCCATTAGTAATTAGTAATCAGCACTTCAATATCTTTACTCCAATTCAATAATATCGTATCTCACAGATCCGTCATCATATTTCTTGGTCTGCAATGTTCCATTTGTATATTCTCCAATTTTGTCAGAATATTTATTATATGTATCACTACCAGAGATGTCATACTCTACTCCATCGTATTCAACAGTAATTCTATAAACTGCTGGATGTTGAGGTAGCATAGTTTTCGTAGCAGGGCTATAATGCATTGTTGTATATGCAGTTCTATGATATTCGTCAGTAATCTTTACTTGCACAGTAGAAATTTCTGTGCTAATACACTTGGCACATCCTACTAATGAGAATATCACAATTAACATTGCTAGTAAAATTGTTAATGTTTTCTTCACTTTCTTTCTCCTTTTTTATTTTCCGAACGGATTTTCCACAATACAATGGTCAACCATTGACCTAAACGCAAATGGAGAATCTACAACTCTATTTGAATATCTAAATTGTTTCAGAAAATCCAATACATTTCGTGCGTCTTTATGCGACAATGGAATAAATTTCACATATTCTGGATGACCTTTAATACACACAACCGCCCACGAATGATCATCAGAACAAAATCCTACATCTGCTCCAACATCTATCATAGAATTCATAAGCTGATGACAATCATCAACCATCTTAAACGACCAGTTATATTCATCCTTTGCTGCATTTAGATATCCTTTTGCCCTATTATATAAGTCTTTTGCATCTTTATAATTCTGTTCTGCCGATTCAAATTTTGATAACTCTTCAGAAAATAACCACTGTCTTAATTTATCTCGTATTTTATCTTTAATTTTCACTGCCTCACCTCCTACAACCAAAAGAAATATCGCATTCATTTTTATTTTAGTCTATTCTTATATCGCTCAATACCATATCTTTCAAGCGAACTACTTGTCATAGTAGCCATTTCCACGTTTGTATTTAACAGAATTGACAACACAAGTGGAAGCTCATCGATCAGAATATTTTTATCTCTTTTCATTGCATCAATATCAGCAAATTCATATGCAGAATAAATCTTAACCTCTTTATCAGTAATTCTTTCTGCTAAATCACAAAGATACTGTTTCATACTCTCCGTTCCTACGATAATTGGATATCCCGTCTCTACTGCTTTCATAATCAGTCTTGTTGATTTACCGTATCCTCTTGGTACATTTAAAATTTCCATGTGTATATTCTCCTATCGTTTTTAGAAATTTGGATAGAATGAAGGCATAAGCTGAAGCTTGAACAAATTCTTCTCATGCATTGAATCAATCTTAGCTTTTACATCCTCATCATCAATCTCTCCTGTTCTGATATATCTATCAAGAGTGTCATAAGTGAATCCAAGGTTATCCTCGTCAGTCTTTCCACAAAGACCGTCAGTAGGTGTCTTATCTACTAACTCAGATGGAAGTCCTAATTCACGACCAATAGCCTTAACTTCCGAAACTGTAAGCTGTGATAGTGGACTGAAATCACCTGCTGCATCTCCATATCTGGTCGCATAACCTACCCAATCCTCTGAAAGATTGCACGTATTAGCAACACGACCATTGATTGTCTGAGATACTGCATAAAGTGTAGCCATTCTGATACGAGCTGGAAGATTTGTAGATGTCTGTTTTGACCAATGATCTCCTAACTGTGGCTTAATCTCATGCTTTAATGTACGAACTGTGTTACCAATATTAACAACACAACTATCAATTCCAAGATGTTCAACAAGCATATGAGAATAACTAATGTCTGACTGTTCTCCCTGTGGCATAAGTACACCAAACACTCTATCCTTTCCAAGAGCTTCTACGCACAGAGCAGCTACAACACTTGAGTCCTTACCGCCTGAAATCCCAACTACTGCATTACAATCCTTGCCATTCTTCTCAAACCAATCTCTGATCCACTGTACTACTTCATTCTTTACTGTCTTTGCGTCAAAATTACTCATGCTTTATCTCTCCTTTTTCAATCTTCTCAATCAATGTAAGTAATTCATTGTACACCTGAATTAAACCGCCTCTGTCATCAATATAAACATTTGCATATATTTTTCTACCTGCAAAAGCTACAGATGCGTCACAATTGATACCTCTATACTTGATATTGTTGTCCTTTAGATACTGCTCAATCATTCCGTATTTATCTTCACCATTCCCAGTAAAAATAATTATCTCTGAATAATTCTCCCATCTTTGTAAAAGATTAATGACATTCTCATATGTCCTACCCTTCTTATGGAAGTCATAAATCGTATCATCGAAATCTACACAAAAAATAAGCTTGCCATATTTCTTAAATTCTTCCTCTAATCTATTGTAGGAATTATTGGCTTGAAGATAAAAATCCATATTACTTTCCTCCATACATTCTGTTCCTAATGTCCTCAAATGTATCCTCTCTTACTAATTCTCCATTCTTGAATACAGTTGTAAGCAAACTATCTTCATTCATATCGAGTAACTGATCCTGACACTTCAGTTCTCCATCTTCTTCATATACTTTGCAACACCCCTTATGAGATTTCTTTAAATGGCTTGTATCAGTCTTCGGATCTTTGAAGATCATAAGCTTCTTACCATCAATAACTCCATAAGTAGCCTTCATTGCAATTCCAAAAGTATCTCTTGTAACAACAATCATCTTTCCATTCTCGACAATAGCTGTAAAACAAAATGCACCTACACCATAAGCAATGTTATTAGCTGCAAATCCACGCTTTTCTAATTCTTTCCAAATAGTTTCTACATTAGAAAGAGTACATCCGTCACCATAGATAATACCAATATGTGGATCTAACACCTTATAACCCTTGCCATTGATAGAACCACCAAAGATATCCCATAATCTTTCTACTGTCTTAACTGAAATCTCTACAATATCACCACTATCAGGACGAACAAGTAACTTGCCATTATGATTCATAATTTCTTCCTTGCACTGTGGAAGAATATTGTTTACCATATTCCAATAATCATAAGTATCTGAAACCATACTGAATGAAGTATTTGGATATAATTCTGTAAGCAATCTCTTAACAAATGTAATCTCATCACCATCAATTGAGTAATTTGCTCCCATTACGGAATGTTCTGTTGACACTGCACCAATTCCAATACCATTATTCTTACAATCAGCATTGTAATATTTATCAATATATGTAATGGCAGGAATAGTTGAAGTCTTATTGAAAGATAATAACCATGAAGCAGAACATCTTGTAGCTTCGTCCATACAAGACATACCTCTCATACCAAAATCGGCACAAGCCATATTGCCAGGTAAACCGTCTGTTGTTTTGTTATACCAATAATCTGCAATCTCACGATACATATGACCAATAGTTGCGTGACAGCAAGGCTTCCATAATTCAACCTGAAGGATACACTCAATCCACTGAACAAGCCATGCAAATTTGTCATCTGTATTGGTAATTTCAATACAAGGAACTCCCATTGGTACAAGTGTTCCCTCTGGTAAAGCTCTAATTTCAAGTGGCAGATAACCAAGTCTGTGAAGTTCTACAATCTTCTCTAAGTCGTAATTATCTCTGCCAATCTGCACATCCATTGAATCTGTATAAAGAGATAACATCTCATTCTCTGATAATTCAAAGAAATTCTTCTGGAAATATCCAATTAGATATTCCTTAATAAAAGCCTGTAATCCGAAGAAAACCATATGATTCTGATTTTCCAACATTGATTTACGAGGCACCCAATATGAGACTAACTTAGTTAATCCCTTTGGGTACATACGATCATGACACTGCTTATAAGTATCACTAAGTAATAAAGCCATTGTGTTATCCATAATTTTAAACCTCCATAACTGTAATCTTTTTATGCTTGCCAGTAAAAATACTGTTTGTTGTGAATAATGCTCTCACTGTATTATTCTCCAAAGACTTAATCAACGTACCCTTTTCTTTATCAAGAATTGAATTTTCTGTATGTGTTGCATAAGCATAAATCTCATTTACACCAATCTTCTTTAATTCTTCTGCGCTATAATAAAGTGAACCGCCATATGCGATAATATCATCAATCATTAACACAGCTTTGTCCTTCAAATCAATACCATTTGTTATAATGTCTAATCCAAGGATTTTGCCAGTCTTCCAATCTCTTTTCTTTTCACCATAACAATATGGTAACTCAGGGAATAAATCTGAATATCTCTTAGCTGCACCTGCGTCTGGGAAATAAAGTACAAGATTTCTCATGCCAATCTTTGAAATAGCTTTATCAACATACTCTTTTGGATTTTCTTTTACACAATTATTGAGTAATGCAGTAGAAACATCGCTATGAGCATCTAAAACATAAACTGATGAAAATCCTAACCAATTGATAAAATCGCAAAAATACTTCAATGTGAATACTTCATCATCATTTTTTACTCTATCCATTCGTGCATTAGGAATATATGGAAGATATAAATAATAATCCACATTAGTAAAAAATCTTTCAAGATGTTTCCTTACTAACATCAGATAAAACATCTCATCGTTACTCTCATAAATCCATTCAATCCAAATGCAAGGAGAGCCATCATAAGTGTCTTCCTCGATGTTGTTTGTATCAATATTTACTCTTGGTGTTCCATCTGGGAACTTGTTGATTGCTACAATTTCACCATTAATTTTAATCATATTCTACTCTCCAATCACGTTAATCTGACACATCTTCATTGTCTCTAATGCAGCCTTATGCGTCTCAGGTGTAACACCTGCACAGCAACTTGCATCCACTGTAATATCAATATTAGGATAATTTGCTCTAATCATAAGTGCATTTGACACTACACAAATGTCTGTACAAAGACCACAAACTTCTACTTCTGTAAAATCAAAATCATCCCAATGTGTCCATCCGAAAGTCGGCTTATCAATAACTACGTCATTCTCAATATCAAAATCTAACTTATCTGAAATCTGCCATCCGATTGTATTTTTTACACAATGGACAACTGGGAGATGCTTTCCTTCATATGTTTCTAAATAATTATTTGGGTGTGTATCTCTTGTAAAAATTACACTATCACCATTTTCTCTGTACTCCTTGATTTTCTTTGCCACATTAAGTACAATACTCTGTGCTTCATTTGTGCCAAGTGAGCCATCAATAAAGTCATTCTGCATATCAATTACAATTAGTGTTTTACTCATAATGTTTTTCCTTTCTATACTATATCTTGTTATTATTATTTTATCTAACCAGTATATGTAGTGTTAAACTTACCATGAAATGTCGGTTTTATGTTATATAATATTTCTATTATTTTTTAATCTTTTTGCTAATTCCTTAAGTGCTTTCCCAGTTTTAATCCCCCATTCTTCATATTCTTTTAATTCATTTGCCGATTTCATCCATTTTTCTGTGATAAGATCTACTCTTTCTTGTGATATACCTAAACTCTTATAAATATCATAATTGTATTTAGATTCATCAACATCTTCAGGCGTAATATCTACTGTAAATATTCTCTCTTTTATATCACCAAGGTCATCTTCGATACCAAAATATTCTTCAAAACCTTTAAAATCTCGATAGTCAATCAAGAATGGCATAACTAATGTATTTACAGTTTCTCTATCAAGACTGCCGCTAATAATTACGCCACTATATTTTTGTCCTCTTACATGCTCATTTGGATATATAATTTTAATAGCACTGCCATTATTTTCCCATTTTGCAAATGCGTCATATTTACTTTTTCTGAGACATATACCTTTATGTTCAGATAGCAAATTTGAAATAACTTTTAATACAATTTCGTATTGCTTCTCATCATTGACAAATATTCCACATTTATAATTTGAATAATTCTTACATAAGTCTATTTGCTTTCTTGTTGCTTGTACCAAATCCGTATGTATCATCCTCCTTCTACTTACTTATTCTCTGTTACAATCTCATAAATCACATCATCACGATAATTACCTTTAACATCTTTTATAGCATCTTTGAGAATATGTTTCTTACCACCATGTTTTTCACAAAATCTGTCGTAACTTCTCTCAACAGGATTGCCACCGACCATTCGCCATTCAATTCTGTGTAACTGAGATACAAGTTCTTCTAATTTATCGAATAAGTCTTTTCCAATAGTGATATTCCCTCTGTCGAATGACATAAGACCAAAATTATATGCTTTGGATGCGTAATAATCTACTTGATATGATAAATAACCGATTAATTTATCGTTATGTACAATCGCATAATCAAATCTTCCTTCGTCTGGCATTTCAGGAATTTCAGGACACCACTGATTTAAGCAACCAGATTCAAACATCATATCCTCTGTGTAGTATAGTGTTTGAAATTCTTTTATTATTTGTTCCTTGTATAATATTGCAGGTACTAACATTTATTCACCTCTTTTCTAAAAGCAATGAAAGACAGGTTTCTTGTCAAAATTCAATTGCTAAAAGCCTTATTTTTAAGCACTTTTTGAAGTTCAATTTTTCTCAATTTTATATTTGAACGACAATGGGCAGCCAGAACCTAATTCGCCACCCATACAAGGATAATCATTCTCATCACCAGTTATAAAACTGCAACCATATTCACGATACCCAGTGTCGTTTTCATAGTATGTCGTTTCACAGTAATCACAATTTTCATAATTGTTTTCGTAGATTTCTTCTTCCATAGGCTATACCTGTTTGTCTGCAATGCACTTAATATTATTCTCTATCTGTCTGTAAGTTTCATTTGCACCAAGAATACTAAGAACTGCATTCGACAACATACTCTTTGTTGAATTATCAAAAGTTTCCTTCATAGTCTTATTGACCTGTTTACGAATATCGTCCATAAACTTATCAAGATCCTTTTTAATCATGTCATCAAAATCAAACTGTCTGTTGATATATTCCTCAAATGATACATTTTCAAAATCATCATTATACGAACTTGTGTGTCCTTTCTTCTTGGCTCTAAGCTTTTTAGAATCAAGTCTTTCCTTTAATTCTTTCTTAATATACTGTTCTACTGTATATTCCTTTTCTTCCGTATCGTCCCAATAATCTCCACCAACTTTGATTTTGGTATTTGATATGTATTCATCAACAAAACGCTGAAAATTCTCAGAAACCTTTTCTTCAATGGTTTTCTTAGCAAGATTATCGGCAACCTTTCTAACAGTTTCCTCAATCTGTTCTTTCACAATGTTTTCGATATTTGTCTCCATTGTATTCTGTACAAGAGACTCTAAATTTTCTAAATCAATCGTTACCTTCATATAATCATTCTCCTAACACTTCCACATCAATACATAACATATCATGCAAATTCTTAATCTGTTCATCAGTTGGTTTCTTCCACTGCATTGTTTCGTCTACATTAATTGTAAAAGCACCACCACATAATTTGATTTTTGCAATAATACCAGGAGCACCAACAACAGCCACTTTTGGCATTGGAATGTTACAACTTGTCTTTGGTAACTTTGATTTCTGAGAATATTCAAATGCTCTCAGTTCATCCTTGCCAAGCCATTTCACCCAAGCACCACAATCATCACAATACAATCCTGTATTATTACCTTTTACTTCTGTATGAAGTGCAACACTTCCACACTTTTTACAACAATTCTGATACATGATTTCCCTCCTATTCAATTTCTTCAAATGCAACACTATTGAATTCCACATCTGGAAACTCTTTTATATATACAATTGTGTGCCAAGAATGAACTACAATATCTTCCAATGTATATTCTTTACCAACTTCCAATAAGTGATGATTTTCACCGCCACCACCCCATACGTCATCATCGTTTCTAACACATTTAATTTTTCTTCGTTTTGTATTATAAATATCCATTTAATTTCCACTCCTCTTCCAAACGCCTATATATTCCTGTGACTCCTGTTTGAATCTTTTTAACATATCAATTAATGCATCTACTTCTGTCAGATCATCAAAAAGAATCTCAACTGGATCTTTTTCTTTTAAATCCAATCTTTCTGCGTAAGGAAATGGTTTGATAAAACATTCAAATTTAATATCTCTGCCCTTATGTCTGAGTGTGATTTCATTAACATTTTCTTTGTCACCAATCCTCAATATTTTGCCTCCTTGTTAAATGCGAGCTTCATTGGATTTATTCTTCAAAAGATGCCGTTGCTTTAATATTGAGTTTTCTATTGTAGAAGTAATTATCGACATACTTCTGTACAACATTATTAATTGCTTTTGTCATTGCAGCATCCACTCTTTCGATAATCATCTGATCAAAATCAATACCTTTTATTTTTCCTTCGATAGCTTTGACGACTTTATCATCTAAATCTTTAAGAACAAGTTCCTTTAATTCTTCTTTTGTAAGACCAGCTTCACATAACATCTGACGTGCTTCCTGCCTTAATGCAATTTCTTCAATTCTCATATCTCATTCACCTCACTAAATTATTCTCTTAATTCAAACAACTTTTCTACAGCTTTTACTCTCTTATTGTTGTCAATAGTTCTCTTGACTTCCTGTTGCCAAATACATTCCCATTCTGAAGGTGCTTCATGTTCGCTAACAAGCACAATATTCTTTTTGCTCATCTTTTCAGCCCAATTCCAAAACCTGTCATAGTCGAAGTTCTTGCTTGATCCATACTTCTTTGTATTCTTGTATGGAATATCACAGTAGAATAAGCAGTCAATCCTATCAGAATATAACTCTTCATAATCTCCGCATTGAAACTGAATATCCTGTAATCGTGGAATCTGTTCTAATAAATTCCTTTTAGCTTCATCGTAGTAATTTCTTTCAGTACCAGCTTTTGTATGAACAATACCTGCATATCCACCGTCAAAGAAGCGTCCATTATAACTTGCAAGAAAGCCAACTGCTCCAATATACCAATCAGGATATGTATTTAAACCTTTATTGAAACACTCTCTTACTTCTGAGTAATGTTCTTTTGTAATAAATTCTGGGAGATTTTGTATCTGATTTAGATTCTTGAACATCTCTATAAGATATTTATAATTATCTGATGCGATTTTTATATCGCATTGAACTTTGTCAATTACATTACAGCCACCGCAAAATGGCTCTATGTATGTTTTGATATTATAATCTCGTAATCGTTCTTGTATAATTGGTAAAATATTATCAACTATACGTGATTTAGATCCCATATATTTCATTTAATCTACTCAGAGCGAAATTTCTTTAAGGCTGCCACTCCCACTCCTTTCGTATTAATATTTTTATCTCAAATTACCACCATTATTACATCTGATTTTATTCAACATATCAGCAAGTCCTAACATGAGGTTTTCAATTTCTGTTACATTCTCAAATTCATACATTTCTCTTGTGCAAAAACCGCCTTTATTCCCCGTAGACAAACCATACCTATTCCCATATGGAACTTTGTATGAAAAAATCATCTCAACGTGTTCTTCATTATCATTCAATCTTCGTAAATTTCCATTGTCTTTTAACATTTTTGTACCTCCTAAATTTGATATGAAAGATTTCTTTCAATGTATTATTGTCGCAATTGCTCATTTATGTGTTCTCCCAGTCTAATTTCTGACCACAGTCACTACAGAAAGAACCACTCTTTACAACATGCTTGCAGTTAGGACACCAATATGCACCTCTAAGAAATCTTGCGTTATCTATCACGTCAATATATTTTTCATAGTCAATAGGCGTTGGCTTCTTCGGTATCTGCTTTTTAAGTGCTTTTATTGCCATTCCATAAGCATTTTCAAAAGAGCATCCCCATGAAGTATCACATGGGATTGCTTTACCAAGTTCATTACAATCATATTTTAGTTCTTCGATAGCTTCACTTTCTGTCATCTGCCACCTCCTAACTTCCAAAGAAACTTCGGATTCTTGTGATTCTTAATCTTTGTCCAAATTTAAGATTACAACCCCATTTTCATAGTCAATATTATAATCTCTTACCCAATATCCTTCTTTCAAATTGATAGTAATATCATCAAAGATAAAATCATCATGACTACTTATAGTGATTGTTTCATGTTTATTCGCACATCCAGATAATCCAAAGCATAATGTCAATCCTAATACAACCGCTAAAATTTTCTTCTTCATATGATTTATTCTCCTTTACTATATCCAGTCTCTTCAAGAAACTCAGTGAATTCCTCTTTTGTCATATTGTTTGGATAATACATATCTAGCACCATATCAAATGGCTTCAAATAATTATCCAACACATCTTCAGCATCTTCTTTTGCTTCCTGCATTTTCATATTGATATAATCTTCTTTCGTCATATTCCATGCTGTAGGACAATCCGTGACACTCGAAAACCTACAATATAATCCATTTGGTTGCTTTGATACAAATCCTGCCATATTATTCTTCTAACTGTTCTAAGAACTCATTGCCACAATCACAAAATTCTCTAATCATAGACTTCATTAATCCCCATGACATACCAGAATGTCCCTGATTTTTCATAATTTCAATTCCATCTTGGATAGATTTTTCTTTAACAGTTTTGATAATATCTAAGCACTGACCAAGTTCCATTCCTCTGTATAAATCATTAAGTCGAATAGGAACACATTTATCCCACATATTCAATTTATCTTTAGATAAAACCTTATGACCTTCTTCTATCCAATATTTTGATAATTCAGGAATTTTTCTTTTATGTTCTTCCTCTTCACGAATTAATCTTTGACGACTTTCTTCTTGCTCTTTATTAAATTCGTCAAAAGTTTTACCTATACAAAGCATATAAGCATCATCTAAAGACATATCAGATGTTAGTTTATTCCCATTGAATTCACCACAATATTTATTGCCATCCTGTGCTCTTTCGTGCAATTCCTTTACAGCTCGTTCAATAGTCCAACCGCAAAGAAAATCAATCTTTCTGTATTCCATATTATTTACCTCCTGCTATATTATTCTCTATTGTTTCTGCCACCAATGTTTCTTTTTATTTTCTTTATAAACATTACAAACATTTGGATAATTACAACTTTTGGTTTCTTCATTGTAATATTCGCAAAAATATCCATCTTCACAACCAATATCACATTCCATTTCAGTATATATTCCCATAAAATCCTCCTAAAAATACTCAAGAAATCTATGATTCTTGACCTTCAAGAACTATATAATTTTTATCATTTATAGATAATGTACCTGCAACATTAGACGATTTGATTAAAGCTATCGCTACATCCAGTACTACATTGGCATCCTTTATATCATCTGCGTATTCATACTCATCCCACTCTTCATTTACATAAGATTTTAGATCTTCTAATACCTCAATTTGTTTTTCTTTATTCATTTATTCTATCCTTTCTGTCTTAAATAGATCTTCTACACCTATGAATTCAACACATTCTGGAATAACAAGCACACCTTTCTTAATGTTTTTATAAATCCATTCACCTGTTCTCTCGGCTTCGTCAAATGGTAAATCAGTTTTAAAAAGAAATACTCTTGGAATTGTACCTGTAACAGCAGATGAAACATTCGGTATTTTAATCAAAGTCTCTTTTGGAATAATTGGTTCTCTGAATATGAGCTTTAGGTATCCTTCACCCACATTTTCTTCACTAACAAATCTATACCCAAGGTTTTCGTATTTCTTAATTGTATCTTTTGCTTCACATATTTTTACACCAATTGTCATCTATTTATTCTCTTCATCTTCACCTAAAATTTTCTTTCTTAATGAGTTCCAACCATCATCGTAGCCATCACAATATTCATCCATATATTCATCATTGTGAGTCTCTTCTGGCAATTCTTTTAATGGACACCAATTTGGTTTTTCTTGACAATATTCATTTTTACTATCAACCATTCTACAAAGAGTATTATCATTTGGCTCATCCATTAATTCACAACATGCTTCGATACCTTCTTGTATTTCTCTACAAAAATTACAATCACAACAAGTTCCAGGCATATCTAACACTAAAATAGCTTTACTCATACATTTAATCCTCTTTTCTTGTTTTTTATATGTATTTATTCTCTGAAAACTTAGAAGAAATTCCGCTTTCCTGCGAACTTCATATTATGTTATTCTCTACTCGATCTTCTTCTCAACCACAACAATTGTATCATTGTGCCAGCCGCCATGCGGAACAAGTAAAATTTCCTGAATTTCAAAGCCATACTTCTTACCAATACCACCACTATTCCAGCTACAAGTAATTACAATGCCATCTTTCTTTACAATTCTTCCTATCTGCTCCTTCTGTTTAGACCAATATGAAGCTTGTGTTGTCTGCATATTTACTGTCTGTCCAAGATTTTTGTAACATTCGCTTACCTGTCGTGGCGAGTATGGTGGATCATATAACACTGTATCTACTGAGTTATCATCGAACATCTTTAAGAAATCCAATGCATCCATATGGTAATCAGTATCATATTGTGTATCTAAGTCATTTGTCACTGTTGCCAATTTATTGCTATTAGCAAACGGATCAACAATCTTACCAATTGCATATTTCTCAATTAATTCCTGAATTGGCTTAATTGAAAATGTATTACTATTTGGCATCTGCCAGACTCTATTTATTATCATTATGTATCAGGAGTAAACGCTGCGTTTTCGGTATACCAAACCTCTTACTCCTTTCTTTTATTCTCTTAATCCGCTCAAAATCCATTCAACAGTAGGTTCATTCCATCCATTGCCCATCAAACTACATCTTTTTGAGTATGATAACCAACGACCATTAAGCTGAACTTTTGTAAAATTATCAGGTAATCCCTGTAATCTTTCATATTCAACTTCTGTAAGTTTTCGTGGTCTATCGTTATCTAATACTTTTTTCTCTTGATAACCGCCTGACACGCATGTTAATGTTGACATTTTGAAATCTGGATTATAAATTCTTTTACACATTTCTGTTGTGTTGACCTTTAGTTCAGCACATACACGCTTATTCATATCCAAAATCTCAAAGTCCTTCTTGTAGAAATACTTCTCACCTACATTATTTTCCATAATATCTTTCAAAACTAATGGAGATTCTTCAGGCAATTCACCTAGCGGTATGTTTGTCCAATAATATCTCTCACGATTCTGAGAACCAAATAAAGAAGAGTCTATCAATCTTACTGAAAAAGTTTGAATTTCACCTGTCTTTCTATTTCGAAATTTTATAATTCTTTGTTGTCTCATATAACCTCCGTATATATATCAAAAATTTATCATATGGGGTATTGTTTTTTACAAAATTACATTTACTACAACACGGAACACAATTTTCATAAATATAACCTATGTCACTATTTTTTCTATCTATTCCATTACCTCTGCTATTTTTATTCCACTCTGATGAAAATCCTCCACAATAATGACAAGGTTGTTTTACTATATTTTTAAACTCTTCAACTGACAGTTTAAACTCTATTCCCCTATTTCGTGCGTTACTTCTATATTCAGAATACCTTTGTTCTCCATGTTTATATTGAGGATTATTTTGTCCAGAATTTCTATGATTAGAACAATAAATACATAACGTCTCACCATTTTTCTTAAAACGACTATTTTTTCTATATGCTAAATCTGAATAATGTACTGTATGTATTGAACCGCAATCATCACATTGATATTTAACTATTGCATTGCTCCCTTCTGGTAGATCCTCTATTTTAACCATGATGGTAGCATTAGGGACTACACGAGTTCTTCCTCGATCATCTTTGTCTCTTGGAATCTTATACCCCAAACTCTCGAATAATTTTGTATTTCTACTTCTTGCTTTTACTTTAACTTCTTTAGTAAGTAATATCTTCCACCATCTCCCATTCATCATCATTGTAATAATTATGTATAATTTCATCTGTCATTGTCTTTAGATCTTCATCACTGCTTGGTATTACATTTTCAAACATGAAACATTTGGGTTGAATTACCCTAAGACACTCAATCGCTTTAAAGAAAATTCCTGACTTACCATCGAGACCATTGTTGACTTCTTTATTTTCAATTCGTACTCTTGAAAGAGACTGACAGCACGTACCTGCCAATAGAAGATCAAATCCTTTGAACTGTTCAAAATCCGCTTCATATAAATCACCATGATGTACCACAAGCGGAAAATGATACTGAGAAACTGCTATGGCTTCTGGTAAAATTTCATATGTATGATATTCTCTTATAGGTATTCCAAGTTGTTGTAACGCATATAATCCTGTTTCTACACCACCACATAAACTTAACACTCGTAGCCCTTGAGAATTATTTTTTTTATTATTCTCTGTCAAAATACATTATTTTACAGAGGTTACGTAACCATAATTACCTAGGAGTTACTGCTTAATTCCTTTCTTCTTAATATTATTTTGTTGTAAAATCCTATGGAATTTGCACGTCTGCAAAAACCATAAGAAAAAATATTTCTTGTTACTTTTATTTGGAAAATTTGGCTGAATCGCCAAGATAGAAATTTCTATATATAATTATTCTCTATCGAATTGCTATAAACACAATCCATGTTATAACAATTTGAAGAATATGTATTAACTGATCATGAATAAGATTTATATTTTTCTTATTTGCTTTCTTCATCTCTGCTCCATACAAGACCAAAATCACCAAGGATAATTAAGATATTTTCATCTTTATTACCAGAAAAATCTTTCTGTTCATAAAAACTATCCTTACTTAATCTTATAGGAGTTCCATGTATGTCACCTGTCACATATACCGCCATAGTTCACCTCACATCCATTTCTCAATCTCAGTAAATACATTACCCAACGAATCAACAATCATCAAATCAGTATCTCCGTTCAATAGCACATGGATTTTTTCTCTATTGATAACAATCAAATGTCTACCACTAAAATATGAGATGTAATTTGCTGCTGGATAAACCTGTAATGAAGTACCACCAATAATCAACATATCGGCTTTACTAATTGCTTCAACAGCACCATTTACAGCTTCATCAGGCAATTTTTCTCCATATAAAGTCACATCAGGTCTGATTAGTCCACCACATTTACACTTTGGGATAGCTTCTTTAGTATCGAATAAGAAATCAGGATGATATTCCATTTTGCATTTGCTACAATAATTTTTCTGAGTAGTTCCATGAATCTCAAATACATTTTTACTGCCAGCCTTCTGATGAAGTCCATCAATATTCTGTGTAACAATAGCCTTCAGCTTACCCATCTTTTCCATTTTAGCAAGTACCTTATGAGTAATGTTTGGCTCAATGTTTCTTGTATCCATCTTCTGACGATAGAATTCATAAAATACTTTTGGATTGTTATATAAACATTCTCTACTCAAAAGATACTCTGGCTCGTATTTATCAAACTGAACATCATGCTGATTATATAATCCATCCTTGGAACGAAAATCTGGAATACCACTTTCAGTAGATACACCTGCTCCACCAAAGAATACAATATCATTTGATTCTTCTATATATTCTCTCAATTTTTCGTACATACTATTCTCCATTCGTTATCATATTCAAAAACAACAACTCATCTTTTTTCAATGTAATGTCATAATCTTTCCACTTTTCCATCAGCTCTCTTGTATCAAATCCATGCGGAACTATAACGGCAAACCCATTCGGTGTCTTATACAATTTGATTTGATTAAACACGATTCCATAATTTGTAATATCATAGATAAATTCTAAAACTAAACTATCATCATCCACATCAAAATCAAACAACCACTTACTCTCATCACGATTCTGTACCTGTTGTGCAACAGATGCTAATGTGCGATTTAACCGGGTCATACTTGGTTTATCTCTTAACAGACGAATAACAAACTCTTCTCTGATTTTCTCTTCGTTTCTTGAATTAACCGACCTATATAACCTTGTCTGTTCACCAGGAACTCCTTCAGCTGCAAAACTCTTAAAATCTTCAATTACCTTGTCTTCATTCTCTCTATATTCAAGAATTGTTTCGGCTCGTTCTTTGAAATTTGGAATATCCTTATTGTCTTTATTTCGAGAACGAATTAAATATACATATAAATTTGACATTGTATTTATTCTCCTTAAATCCATCCAATATCTCTTGGTGTAATCTCAATATAACAATTTGGTCTATATGATTTTCCAAAATTTACACCAATTAAAATACTTGTATCTCTCAATGATATTTCTGTACTTGAAATCTTACAAAATTTTGTAATATACCATGGTAATTTATTCTTAATCCATGTCATTCTCATAGAATCGCTTTCAGAAATTTTCTCATACAGTGAATACATTTCATTTTTCTTTGTCACAAATTCTTTTCTATCCTCAATAATTTCATCCATACATTCCTGACGCATCTTGTAATACTGCTCGTCAAGACTCTTTGACAATTCAGATAACGATACCTGAATACTTTTTAATCGTTCATAACTATTTCTATTTTTCATGTCTTAGCCTCCAAAATCTCTCAAGAAATGTGCGATTCATTCTAATATAAAATATATACCATATATAGTATGCAATGCTTATTTTTAATACTATATATGGTATATTTATAACAATTACTCAGCTAACTCTGCAAGTGCCTTATCAAGATCCTCATCAGACATATTCTCAAGTGCTGCATCCTGTCTCTTAGCTTTGATTTCAAGCAATCTCTGTCTCATCTCAGCGTTTTTCTTAGCGTCTTCTCTCTTCTTCTTTTCATCAAGCTTTACGCTAACAATATACTTAACAATTTCAATCTTGTTAGAAATCTCCTCGTCTTCCTTTGACTTAGTATTCAGAAGACTCTCTTCCTCAGACTTCTTTACTTCCGCATTGAGTGTCTTAAATACTGAGTCCAGATTTGTGAGAGATAAATCCCACAAATCAATTACGTTAATCATTCCTCTGAATGGGAACTGATAGTTTGCTCTTGTTGCATTGATAAATAATTCATTGTTTGTCATAATAATAATCTCCTTTTCTAATTAAAATTTAATCTTCATTACACGCTCTGTTGCGCCTTTAACCTTAACAACTAAATCTGCTCTCTTTGTCATAGAAAAACCAATTCCTGAAAGCTGATCATCTGTATCTTCTACATGACACTTAGCACCTAATGCTTCAAATACTCTCTTGTGCTTTTCAAGGTCACTCTTTAAGAACTCATTGTAGTAACCGTTTGGCTCTTCGTTATTCACACAATCCTTCAGGAAGAAGAACAAATGTCTATGACCAATTCCATCCTGCTCATCAAAGTAGTTTGGACTATAGCTGATTACTGATACAGGCACAAACTGATTTGTTTTGATATTCCACTTTTCAATAGGTGTACTATCATTTTCTGCCATCTCAAGAATACTAAACTCGCCATTTTTTAATTCTAATTTTGCAAGAGTAATCCATTCCTTGTGCTGTAATGGTTCTCTTCTTACAAATCTATAAACATTACCGCCAAATGCAATTTCTGCTTTAAAACCACCTGTTGTCGGATTTCTAAAATTCCAATTATGGATTTTAAAAGTGTATACACCCTCTTTCAATTTATCAATTGAAGGAAACGTTGTGTTTTCAACTGGAACATATCCAATAGGAGCAGGAGCGGTATAATCTACATCCTGAACTCCACCAGAAGCATAATGTCTTCTATGATTCCATCCAACTCTTTCATCATTTCCATAATTATCATGAATTTCTTTTCCATTCTTGATAACAACATTCTGATTTGAACCAGGCATAAATACATGTAAATCCATAAGAGAAGCATTTCTCATTCCATCATAATTCCAACTATGTGAAAATCTTAAAACACCATCAGTTCTTCCACCAGCAGCTTTCACTTTTTCTGTAATTTCAGAGTCAGTAATGTTTCCTGAATAAGCCCAAGATAATCCATTATTCCACTTGAACATTGTCTTAGCATCTGGATTAACTGGTGCAATCATAGACACAAAGTTCTTCTCATGTTTATTCTCTATAAATGCTTCAATTTCCTTTGCAGTTGGAAGTACCTTATCAATAAAATCCTGTGCTGAGATCTCTTCAACCTTTGAGAACTTCTTAGGACTTACAGCTACATCCTTCTCCATCTGACCAAAAATATCATCAGCTCCAACCATTCTTCTTGCAGCACTTTTATTCGAAAACAGCACATTATTCACAGTAATATCATTCAGATTAGCAAATCTTCTCTGTAATGAATCCATATATCCAAGCTCTGTGATTGTTTTCTTTGCATCTTCAAGCATCTTCTTTGTGAAAATAGCCTTTGGTCTTTTATAATTGCTCGGAGCGGTAATCTGCTCATACTTCTTAACTGCTGTATCTAAGTCCATATCCTCGCTTACATTAATAAGAAGTGTACCAATAGAATGATTTCTGATTCTACCAATAGCCATGCCTGCTGTTACTGACTTCTCCCAAGCATATAATTCCTTCTCTGAATCAGAAGTGAGCTTATCATATTCCTTCTTATATCTCTTAAACTCTGTGAGAACACCCTTCCACTCTTCACCCTTATAAAGAGTATTGGAATTGATAAGTTCAAGAATTGTATCAAGTGCTTCCATAGTAATTTCATCAAGAGAACGCTTAAATACATTTCTTGTATCTCTAAACTGTCCCTTAACTTCCTCATTAGAACGACTTGTTCTGTTCACAAACTTACTTGGCAACTTTAAGAAGAAATGATCCCACTGATGAGACTTGCCATTGATTTCCTCGAAATTAAAATCTGTACCAACCTTAGAAAACTTAGTTGTGTAAATATCTGTTACTGTATGAGCCTTTACAAATGCGTCAAGTGCGTCACATACTGGCTGATATGTTGTATCACCAAGATTCAGTTCCCAAATTGTATGAATCCGGTTATCCTTGATAGTGACAGCAGAACCAATATTCTTAATAAACTGTCTACAACAACTACAATCATGTTCTCTACGCTCTCTGAAAATCTCATTTGTACCAGCAGGGAAGCTATCAAGATATGTATTCCATAATTCATCCTTATCTACATTTACCTCAAATAAATGTGTTGCCTCTTTCTGCATTTCATCGAAGTGCTTCTGTAAAGCCTTTTTAAACATCATAAATCCATCCATGTTTTGTACCTCTTCTTTCTTATATTTATTTTTGTTAATGGTTTCTACTGTTATATTCTCCGTTTATAATCCAAAGGAAACGAAGTTTTCTTACTACTTCCAACCACTACAATCTCTACAACCTAATGCATATACATCACACTCTTTAACCGCACAAGTTTCACATTTATATGGTTCTCTGTATGATGTAATTTTATCTTGTAGTTCATTAATTTCTTTCATAATAGTATCAATATCTTTTAACTTAATTCCAAAAAGAATCTTCTTCAATTCTTCATACATAAGTTTTTTCGATACATTTTTATCACTCTTATTTGGTTTATATTTAAAATCATATTTCCATTGGTCTATTTCTCCATGTGTACAATTATTTATAATTGGAGAATCCGCTATTGGATGACCACTATTCTTATTTGAGCAATAATAATTACCTCTCACATAATCGTGTTCACATCCATACTTACAAACATCACATGATACACCCATATAAATCTCCTTTCCAATTCACCAAATTCCATTTACCGTCTTATCAATAACTTCTCTCATTACACCACCAGTCATCTTGTTCATCGTATCTGCAACAAGACTTTTAAACCCGGCTCTTATTCGTCTATTATGCTGAGTACATGGCTTTGAACAATAATTATTTCTTCTACATTTTTCACAGTTACCATTCAATTTCCACTGTTCATTTTCCTGAATCTGTTCCATAATACCTTTTAACCTCCAAACATATAATAAATATTATTTAAATAACCATCTTCGCAATTCTTTATTCATCTTCTCTTTCTCATCTAATTCTTCATCTCTTTTACGTATTGACTCTTTGCAGCTTTTTTCAAATGCTTTTAAAAAATCTCCTGGCATACTACATAAAACAGAATATGAAATAATTAATCCAATTATCGAAAAAATAACTAATGCTATATCACCATTGCTCATATATTACTCACTTCTCTTCCAAAGAAATCGAACTTTACCATGGTAATAAATACTCTCTTTCCTTTATATAAAATTCTTTCTGCCACCTGTCCATTAAGTCATAATGATTTTGTTCCATACGACAAGATGAACCATTATATCCATCGTATTCTTTCCAGATAATTTCTTCTGCCAAGATATGTAACTCCTTGTGTGATAACGATTTTAGAAAATCTCTAAATGTTACATAATTTGTTCTCTTGTCTAATACTTTCTTAAGTTTTGTTTTTCTTCTAAACATCCTTTTTCACCTCGCAATCCAAAGAACTTTACTTCAATATTTCTATTTTAATTTCTGTTCCCTCATAGTTACCTGTTATATGCTTTTTGACTACAGATATTCCCTCTTGATATTCATTAATAATATTCTCTAAAGATTCCATAATGTCATAAAAATCTTTAAGTAACCAAGGATGTGTATAAGATATATGAATTCCATCACATAAAAATCTCCAAAGAAAATTTTTTGCTTCGCTTTTACAACGCCATTCTTCTTCATATTTAAATTCCATAGAGCCAATATAATCATAATATTCAAAATCATTAACTACTACATCTCTATTAGTGCAACCAAGCTCTTCAGCATTCCTTAAACTGTAATCCCCATCTGTATATAATGTATAACTAATATTTATTTCCATCCTTTCACCTCACAATCCAAAGAAAGAGAATTTTAATCCTAAAATGCAGCACCACTCTCACCCTGATTAATTTCTTTACACTTCTGATCACACTCTTCCAATGTCTTAAACAAAGAAGTCTCTCCTCTATTTCTTACATTTACATATTCTCCAACAGAATTAACTTTATATTTAATTGTGGTTACATCATTCCAAATACTAGCCACAATTCTTCTAATTTTAACTTTATGAGGTACAACCACTGTCTGTTTACATACAATCTTCCCTGTTGTATTACAATGTTTACATGGAATTTCATATCCGTTGTAAAGAATCTTCTTTGTTCCTTTACATATTGGACAAATAATTTCTACATTTTCTCTTGCGTATGTATAACATTCTTCCCCAATTTCAAACTTATTGTCTATTGTTTTCATTTTAAAATACCTCCTAATATAAAAAATACTGGCATTTATACATTCTCCTTTTAAATCTAGTTAATTAAAGATATTTTACAGAACTTGTATGAAAATTGACTTCATATTATATTATTTCTTTATTATTATATGAAACAATATGTTTAAAACACAAATAATCAGCCAAATAATTGTTGCAAATGACCATTTAAACGAAACTCCCAAACATAGTGTAATCAATTTAACAATTATACAAATTGCAATCCAACTTAATCCAAGAACAAAAAGCAAAATTATAGCACCTGCAATCATACTTGCTATAACACTTGCTATAACACTTGCGGTAGTGTCGATAATTTCATCAGTTTTTTCATTCTTTTCTAAATCATCAAATATTTCACTCTTCTTAAAATTCTTTAAATCTCTTAAAGCACTCATTTTTATATAACTCCTTTTTCTTATTTAATATCTTCCCAATCGGTTTCATCCTTATCATTAGCAAAATTCATGAATAAGTGAATATATAATTCAATAATTCGCTCCTTTGATAAGGCTTGTAACTGTTTTCTAAGTTCATTTCGCTTATTTGTATCTTTATCCATTTTATTATTCTCCTGTATTTTAGCATCTTACTAACAAGCTACTTATATCATCAGCAAGTACTTCTCTGTCAGTAACAATCCATTGACACCTAAAATCTCTATCTGCACATAACGAAGTAAAATCAGCATAACTTTGTATCTTATCTGGCTTTGCTATTGCTCTATAACACTGTTTTCTTCTTTCACATGTTTTGCTTGTACACATTGTAATATCTGGCATAGTTATTTTTCTCCCTTATACTCTTTTAAAATATCCTGTAAATTGCTATAATGTGTATACATAAATTGACCATACCCATTATCTTTTTTGAATCCGTCTAATTGCATATATAAACAAATATCAGACAAGGTTTCCATTATTTCAATTTGCATTTTCTTTTTTAATACAATACTTTTTAACAATGTTTTAATTAACACTAGCTGTTCTTCCTTTCTCCATATTATTTAAGAAATTTATGTAATTATCAAAATCTCTCTTCATATATCTATAATTTACTTCCTGCGAAGAACTATATGTCTTATCAATTGAATTCTTCTGATACTGTTCAATCCAAGTTGCAAGTTCTTCATCCTTATCAGTTTTATAAGCATAAGCTGTTAATGCCATTAACGCTGCTTCACACTGTTTATATAACGATGAATTTATATCAATATATACATCAACAAAATCTTGATATTCACTTATATCTTCATTCTCTATATCTTCTGCCACACTATTTTGAACAAACTGTAATACATCAGAACTACCCGTATTCTGTTCTGATATATTACTATCTGTTTCATCGTCTTCATTAGAAGACATAGTATTATTCTCTGTTTCAGAGATAATTTGTACTGTGTTTTCTGTTGTATTTTCAACAACTTCTTCGATTTCTGAATGAGTTTCTTCCTTATTTATATGTAAATATTCTTCCATAAGCTTAGTAACCATATCTAACTTAGCCATTACAACTTTTTTATCCTTTGTGCTTCGGTTGCTATCATATGTATCAAATGATTCATTATCATATTCTTTAAATGTCTTGCTATGTAATATTCCCTGAAATTCATTTAAGAAATCAGCAAATTTAATATCTTCTATGTTATATGAAGTAAACTTATGAAAAGCTGCCAACCAAATAAAGCTATTCTTGCTATTAAATAACTGTCCGTTAGTATCTTGATCTATTACTTTTTGTAATCTATTAAGTTCCTCTTCTAATATATTGAATTCCTCTTCTGCGGCATTTTCATTAAGATACTTAGCCATAGCTGCGTTTTTCTTCCAAGAATCAGAATGGAACATTAACATTAATGACTCTTCAACTACTCTATTTAATACTTCTTTCTTTCAGGTGCTGTATATTCACCACAGTCCAAGAAGAATCTATTCTTTGTAACCCTTTTAAGTGAATCTACCACTTTATACATCATCAAAACATTTTTCTGATTTGTATTCATACTTGTCTGCTTATTATATCTATCAATATGATAAGCTATCTCTTCATTAGTACAATCAAGATGCTTAACTATATCTACCTGGAAATTATCAAATTCTTCTCTTAACTCATCTGGAAGGTCTTTGTATTTCTTACCTCTTAAATCATACTCAACAACATTACCACTTCCATCTTCAGCTTGATAAGCTATCATAGGCATTCTCAATGATTTTCCCATTGCAAAGACATTATTTTTAAACTCTTCCAATACAGTTAATCTCTGTAATCCATCAATAAGCCAGTTTGTGAAACTATTTTCGTAAATCTGTTCACATAATTTAATTGAATCAATATCTTCATGTTTAATTACACTGGCAGCAAGTCCAGATTTTGCTTCGTCCGACCACTGATCAGGTTTTCTCTGTAATGGATGATTCTTATTGATTACATTTGTTCTAAACTGCTTAATCACCGTTCCTAACATTAATTGTGTCTTTACTACCTTATCTCTTCCTAACATTACTGCCATTGTAATATTCTCCCTTCTTTAATTAAATAATAATGATATGTATTCGTATGACTTTAGAATCTTCATACAGTCTAATAATTGTTGTTCTGTTATATGTAATAATTCCATAATTTCATCTCGATTGTATTCTTGAGAAAATAACTTTGCTACGCCTCTAACTCTTTTAGGTAAATTGCTAAGATATAGTTCAACCTTATCTGTATATTCCTCCGCAATGAGAATATCTTCTATGTTTATCTTGGATGATAGTGTTTCTTTTAAATTCTGTATTTCGTCACTATCCAAGTCAAATGAAACATTGTCAATTCTTATAGGTCTTTTCTTGCCATTAACATCTTCATATATAATCTTTTCATTACCATCTCTGGCAAGATTATTTCGGCAGCCTGTATATTTATTATCCCGAAACCAACTGTAAGACGATCTTGAAATATTACCCGTTAGGTAAGTTTCAAATTTTGCCTTACTTTTAGCGTCATATGTAACTAAAGATTCTATTAATACTTCTATAGCATCGTCAAGCAATTCATCTTCTTCGTAATTATCAACCTTACCTTTCCATATTTTATAGCAAATATTTTTTAACTTCTTCATTTCATTTGCCATATATAAATCAAGTATTTCTGACAATTTAGGATTGTTTTTAATAACCAACATCATTTCTTTATTAATCATGCCATCTACCTACCTTTCCATTTATATATTCTCGATTTACTTCGCACTTTTTTCATCTTCTTCTATTTCCGTAACACGATACTTATATTTTCTATGTAATAATCCATCAACAGCTTTCTGAATACGCTCTTTTTGAAATTTTGATGGTTGCTTTATTTCATCCAATACATCAGATATAATCATTAGTTCATCCTTTAATTCACGTCTTCTTCTACGATTCTTACGAAGTCTGACATATAACAGATATCCTTTATACATATTCATATCATTCTCTAATTCAGCATCATGAACAATATCTATAAGTTCATCATCACAAGTATTAAGTTCAGCTATGAGTATGTTACTTCTCGCTTCCGCTTCATTTAACGTCTGTCCAATTGAACCGAATTTATCAATCCATTGTGAAACGGATTCGGGTATTTTATATGTATTATTTTCTATGGTTTTAGGTGGTATATCAGGTATTGCTTCGATATGAAAACCATATCTCTTTAATGTTTTTGGTAATGAATGTAATATATTTCTTGCTTTTGTTTCACTAAATATACCTTTCATTTTTTCTGCACAAGTTTCTGTTTTCCCATTATTGACACGGATATAAACTTTGCCACTTCTTATTACATAATCCAAAAAAATCACTCCCTTCTGATTTTTGGCGTACTTTAATAAACTTTGGGTATACCAAAGAAAAATTAAAACACTATTAAATTTGGTAATTTTTGGAAAAAATGTACGAAAGTACATTGACTAAAAATAAAGAAATATCATATAATAAATGTGAGTAGAGTACATTGTTGCTCTTCTCCTTCGTAGAAAGAGGCTATATATGATGATGTTCAAAAAGTGTTTGGTCGCACGAGCATCCGTATAGTCTCTTTTATTTCTTATTTCCATTTCCATATTGCATATTATAATCCGAACATGTATTCGATGTCAATAGAACACAAACATATATTCGAAACAATTTTGCATTTTATTTTATACACACTGCATAAAATCTCAAATTATGTAAAGATAAAATATAGCAGAATTATTACGAATACTATATTTTATCATATTTTCTATTCTATTATCTGGACAAATTATTATAATAGTATGTCATGCATTATTCCTCTTCTAATGATATTCTTTATATTCTGTTCTGTATTAAAAAGCTGCATGTGTGGAATATATTCATCTTCATTCATAATAATTGTCTTTGACTTCTTTACTAAAAGACATCCATCATCAGGTGACGCAATTTTTTTTGACGAAGTATTATTATCAAAATCCATTGTAAGTATTACTACATTTTTAGGATTTTTACCTTCAGTTTTCAACTTCTGTAATCTTTCTATAGCTTCATCAATTGTTGAATAATCATATGCTTCTGTCTTCATAAACATATTCTCTCCTCTCTCCTATATCATAGCCAGACTTATTTTCATCGCTTCCATAACACGAACATTATCATCATTAGATAAATTACCAATCTTAAACTTTAGTCTATCTTTATCTATTGTGGTAATTTGTTCAAGAGCTACAACAGAATCGTGTTTTAATCCGTTGAATTTATCTTTATGTAACTCAACGTGAGTTGGTAATTCCCTTTTAGACTTCGTAGTTATAATGGCAATAATAGTGGTAGGGCTAAATTTATTTCCAATGTCATTCTGAAGTATTAACACTGGTCTTCTACCACTCTGTTCAGAACCCTGAGAATCATATCTACCTACATCTGCGAAGTATATTTCACCACGTTTTATGTCCATTGCTTTAGCCCTCCTTTCTCTGTTTGTTCCTTTGATATTTTGTATTATATACTTCACTATATATATTGTCAAGTATTATTACAATTATTTTTTATATTTATTTTTTCTTTTATATATGGTACTCTATGTATATAGGAGGATTGCATTTATGAGATTATCTATTCAAAATAAGTTAAAAGAAAAAAATATGACACGTTATGAACTGGCTAAAAAAATAGGAGTAACATATCCAACAATCGACAAAATCTATAAAGGTGAATCAACCTCGATTAAATTTGATATTTTAGAATCAATCTGCAAAGAATTAAACTGTTCACCAATTGAAATACTTGATACAGATGATGCTCAAATGAAACGATTACTAGCTTATACAAATGAATTTTATAAATTAAATAATAAGGACGACACAAACTAATCTGTATTGTCCTTTACATATCACATATTATTTAGTACATCTTTCATTCCCACTGCTCCATTTGCATAATTTTTGACAGTTGTTTTTACACTACTATGCCCAAGCTGCTGTTGTACGAATGCAAGATTTCCATTTTGATTCATTACAGTAGCATAATAATGTCTCATCATATGTGCAGTAATACCATTTCCGTAATTTTCAAATATCTGCTTAATATTTTTCTCTGTTGTACGTGTTCCGTTTTTATTAATAAAAACTGCTTCTGTATCAATAATATTATCCAATGTCAACCTGTATTCTAACCATTCTCTTAATGCTTTTAAAGCAGATCCGCTAAGATATACCGTTCTATTTTGCATTTCTCGGTACACACCTTTACCAAGAATGGTAATGTATGGCATTTCTTCATCTAAATGTAAATCAGATAAATCTAAGCCAGCAAGTTCAGATTCTCTTATTCCAGTTCCTCTTAATACACGAAAGATAGTAATATTTCTATTTCTTACAGGAACATCCTTTTTCCACATTATTTTTTCTTCCATATCATTAAGCTGTTTTTCTGTTGGAAGTTTTTTAGTTAAATTATTTCCAGATGGAATTCCCTTATATTTAATCATTTTGTAAAAATCTTCTATATTACTATAAACTTCTCTTAACAAACACTCTCTGTATGAATAAATATCCTGTATAAAACTTTTAATGATATTTTTCCTTGTTTCTGTTGTGGTTGGTGACATTCCATTTGTTTCCTTATATCTAAGATATGAACTAATATTTTGTGGTCTTAGGTCATTAAAATCAGAAACTTCTATTTCAGAAATTGATTTCTTATTAATAATATTACTTTCAATCAACCACTGTAAAAAATCTTTAATTGCCACTAAATAATTTAGCGCTCCGTTTTTGCTTTCCAACTCATTTAAGTAATCTCTTAAAAATTGTGGTGCATTTAACTCATCTAATTTTTTATTAAGCTTCTCCGCATTTTTATTCTGCACTTCTATTTTATAACACATTATCATCAACCTACCTTTCATAATTGTCTATGTAATAATTCTCTCTTTTTATCTTTGCAACCTCAAAAATTTCTTCATAAGAATCACAAAATCTTACTTCGATGCACTTCGTTACCTCTCCACACTTCAAACAATACAAATCCTTAATATGTTTTCGTTCTCTTTGTCTCTGTCTCTGAATTCCACTGGCTAACATATTTTCATTCATACATTTTAAACATATGAATCGACTTGCATGTTTTGGGTTTCCATTCTTATATCTACTCAAACATTATTCACCTCATTTTTGCAATAAAAAAGAAGCAGTTGATTTCTGCTTCCTTATGATTAATATTTATTACTCTTTCTTTCTTTTACTTTATCAATTATTTCTTCTCTATGATCTTTATAGTATTGATCTGAAATTTCCTTTACATGTATTTTATGTGCTTTCTCAGAACACTCTTCTGAACAATATGTTCTTCTAAGTGTTTCAAACTTTTCTCCACAAATAGGACAGATTTTAATTATTGGTGTATTCGATTCCTTACTATATCTTCTTTTATTCGAATTTTCATCTTGTCGTTTCTTTTTTTCTATTTTACATTGTTCACTACATACATTTATTCCATGGTAACTTGTAAACCTCTTACCACAAATAACACAATCTCTAATTCTTGGCATTTTTCCTTCCTTTCAAATCAGTCTTTTTTATACTTATCTATAATCGGTTTAAAAAATCTATCTTCTGCATCTTTTCTAGCTTTTTCTGCATCTTCAATTTTTTTAAATTTACCGAGACTATAATTCTTTCCTTGAAATCCAATTTGAGCAACCCACAATTTTCTGGTTTTGTCAAAAGAAACTCCTTTTATACCTGAAGTATTATTTTTTGAAACTTTTTGAGTTAAAGTTTGTACAATCGTTCCATCGACCTGTGTACGCTTTTTTCTATTTTCATTTAATGTTTTCCCATCTCTATGATTTCCACAAGTACCAACCTTTTTTGCCTCAGATACCGTTCTGTAGCACATTCTTCCACATTTTAGACATTTACATTTCCATATAACTTTTCCATTTTCATAGCCAAAAGGCTCTAAAAACAATAAATCTTTTACGATTTTCCTAGTCATATCTAATTTTCTTTTACAACCACAAGACTTAGACTTTCCTGAAATTAATTTTCCTTTGTTAATTGCTCTAATTGTCCCACACACACATTGACATGTGTAATACTTATTGTGTGACGAATCCGTTTTATCTGACAAAGCTAGTACAGTCCAATTACCAAATTTATCACCTATATTTATTTCCATATAATTACTTTCCTCTTGAAAACAATCTTCAACTGTCTTTATTTTACCACTATAGTATCAACTTGGAAAGGAGCTTCTTCTAAACTATCCAAAAACTAATTCATCAACTGTTTGTCCATGAAACAAATCTTTGTCATCAACCGTTATTGTCACTTCTACAATGTACTGTCTTTCCATTTTTATTATCCTCCGTTCTGCTATTGAAAGCAATTTTTCTTTGGGTTTAATATCCCAACTTCTTCATGCTTTCTATATTAAATTTCCAATATGTCTCAACCATATTTCCATATTTCTTTATAGCAGCCTGTCTTAATCCTTCACTTGTAAAAATTAATTCTGTATTTTTCAAATCATTGAATAATTTTTTGCTCATTATAGGACACGCTTTATTAAATCCACTTCCTATTCTTTGTGTTATGATCTGATAACAAGCTCCATTATCAAGTATCAAATCATTTTCACTTATATCTAATATTTTTCTTCCAACTTTTAACTTAACCATAATATTATATCCTTTCTTTTGAAACAACTCTTTCAATCTTTTTTAGAATTGTTGTATTTGATTATTCTCTTAACAATCTCACTACCATTTGGAAGTTTTTCTAACTGATTAACACTAATATGTCTACAATCGTCTGGATTATCACAATTATCAAATCTTACAATAGCTTCATCATCACTATTCCATGCATATTCGATGAAAACTCCAAATAAATGCAATCCTTTATGAAAAACGCTATCTCCATTATTAAATTTCATATTCTTTCCTCCAATCTACCTTTTAAATCGCCTATAATTTCATGAAGAGTCTCACAACGTGCTAATAGCATATTATTCGTGGTTTCTGCTTCAATACCATTATCAATAATACATTGTTCACATCTATCAATTTCCATTTCAAGCTCACCAATATATTCATCAACCTTCTCTCTCATATTAGGCTGATTCTCATACTGATACAGCTTTTCTAATGGTTCTTGCATTGCTTTGTTTGCCTCAAAATTAGCTTCGCCATATATATACATTTCTATATTAGAACCATCTAAATTCCATTTGACTTTCTGTACTAATTTACTCATTGACATTGCTCTCCTTGTATAGTTTTATAATAATATTTCCATCCTTATCATAAAAAAATTCCATAGGTGTACCTTCTACATTATATTTTCCAAACACCTTTTTTCTAATTTCTTTTGGAATATGTATTCTCCCTAAATCGTCAAAGCGTCTTACAATCCCTGTTGTTATCATTCATATCACAACCTTTCTTATATTCTATATTATAATATTCTCTCTTACAAAAAATAACTGCTAGCATTTATACTAGCAGCTCATTTATTATATTTACAATTATACCATTCTAAAAAATCTCTATACAAATGATGTTCAGCTTCTTTTCTTGCCGTAATAGCATCTTTCTTTTCATCAAAAGTACCAAGCCAATATGTTTTCTTTTGGAAGGTAATTCTTGCTCCCCATTTTCCATTAGCTCTTAAAACACCTCTAACACCACTTGTATTATCACTTCTAAGTTTTTGTCCATTGTTTACTACCCATGTCAATTTAGTGTGTTTAGTTTCTTCTATATCACCCATACATCCACAAGAACGTCTCCAACATAAATCAGAAACAGTAACAATTATTTCATTTCCACATTCACATTTGCATTTGCATTTTCCGTTAGTAACTCCAACAACAGTTAATAATCCAATCTTATTATTAAGTAACTTATATGCAGATGACTGACATTCGCATCTTGATATAGTGTTATTTACAAGCTTATAAACTGAAAATTCTTTAATTCTTCCACATTTGACACATTTACATTTCCACATTTGTATGCCGTTTTGATAAGTACTCTTTTCTATAACTTTCCAATCTCCAAAACGCCGATTCATCAAGTCTTCCTTGCTTATGCTTTCTGTATTCACATGTTTTTCTATTAAAGCAATACTTTTTTCTTTTTTTGCACAAGCCGAACACATTTTAATAGCTCCGCTATTCAAGAATTTTGCAGAGACATTTCTAATATTTCCACAATCACAAACACATTCCCAGATTGCATACCGATTTTTAATTTCTATTACTTTATTTGCTGTTAATTTACCAAATCGCTGCCCTTGTAGGTTCTTAATTCTACTTCCGTTATAAAAAATATAATTATCCATAATTAAGTTCATAAATAAGTTCAATATTTGTAATTTTTATTTTTGTTTCAAGAATATCATCATTCTCTTCAATAATATTAAACTCATAATTTATCCATATATCAAGATTTCCATTACCATCTTCATCAGAATCTGTGATTTTATAACTTATACTTTCAGTTGGCGTTTCGCCATTTCCATCCCAAATATCATTAAGAGTAAGCATATCTCCTATTTCACATTCAGGAATATCTATATTCCAATCTACATTTTTGTTTATTTCTATTGCTTTTTCTATTGTCTTATTCATAATTATACCTACCTTTCTTGAATCAATTCTTTCATCAGATTTTTATTTCACTTGAACTGAATTTACTAAGTCCAAAATTTCCTTTTCATACATCACTTTCCCAATGTCAGTTCTTGCACAATATGGGTTAGAAAAATGCTTTGATATAGCTTGCAATACTCTTTCCTTATATTCTTCTATTTCAGTCTTCATAATTGTATTCATATCTACCATATATATCACTCTTCAATATCTACAGGATTTTCAAGCTGTAAAATCTCATCTCTGTGTTCTACCAATGCCGCACTTGCAATCGCATTAATCTTATTCTGACAGAATGATTCAATTTCACCTTTCGCTTCCATTACAGTTTTATCCATCTGCTCATTAAATGAATCGGCTATAAAATCCATATTACATCCAATATCAGAATTTAACATATTAAGTTTCTTTAAAATATTCTCTTTATCTGCCTTTGTCAGAGTCATCTGGAAGATGCTCACTGACGAAGTAGAATTTAACCTCGAATAAGAGGTCTGTATACCAATATCGATAGATTTTGAAAAAGCACCCTAAGGGAGCTCTATTAAAGTTACCCTTTTTTACCACCGATATGAAAAAGAAATTTTTTGCTAATTTATGGTTGACTTTTCATAGCTGGTCTCCTTTAATTAATTTAGTTATTTAATTTATTTGTCCATTTTTTATTAATTTTAATATAGCTTTGACATACTAACTCCCATGCTTTGCTAAGTTCTTCTTCTTGTTCTGTTACGGATTCAATTAATTTTGTATTTAATTCAATTTTATTAGCATTATTTATATATCTTTTTGCATTTTTACACTCATCAATAATATCATTTATCGTATGGTTGTGATATACACCTTTCACACCTCTATCTGTTAGCGCATTACTTTCTAACCCACCTTGTAATACACCTAATACACCTCTCATAAAATTGGCATATTCATTATTTTGTAAATAAAACGAATCTGTCGTTACAATAGCTCTCACTTCACATCTAACAGAGCGATAATCCACCCTTTGCGTTTCCAAAAAACCAATAACTTCATCCAATGTTTTACAATGGCTTTCTAAAAAATGCTTCGTTTCATTTAGTATCTTAAAATAATTGTCCACTATTATTTTTGTCTCATCATAAATATCCTTTATGTATGTCTTATAATTATATGAGACATCTTTTTTAATCATCTGAACAACAGATGGAATAATTTTAAACATCTTCATTAATATTTCTTTTATCTGTACATCTGCCATATCAAGTCCTCCAATTTTTTGAAATCGTCATTTAATCAGCTAACGATAAAATATCATTTCTATCAAAACCAATCAATTCATCAGATTCTATAATATCAGCCAATATATTAACAATTTCTTTTTGTGCTTCAGAATCCCATTCCATAAGCTCCTCTTTTATTATCTTTGCACCATTTGATTTTGCAATATAATAATCTTCCAGTGTAGCAAAGAAAAATTCATATTGACTATCAAATGGTGGCATTTTACTATTCTTCATATCATTTAAATATTTTAATGTTTTTTTATTTTCCATCTACATTACCTCATTTCATCAATTCTTCAATTAAATCTTATACTTCATATACAAAATTTCTGCCCACATTGAGGACAATATGTATTTGTAGAATATACATTACTACCACAAATACTACACCGATGTACAATTTTTGATTTTCCCAATAAGCCAAATTCTCTTTCGTTAGTTGTTGGGATTCTCTTTTGCTTTCTTACACATTCTTCTATAGTATCTATATTAGCCATTAAATCTTTAATATCACCAACAGTTATAACTCCATTTTCATTACTATATGCAATTTTAAATTGTTGTATGGAGATCAATGCCGCATTTATTTCTTCTTCATACATTTATATCACCTCAATCTCCTATTAGCCAATCTTTTCCATCACAAGATTTGTGTTCTTGGACAATTTCATCAGTTAATTTTATATTTTCAAAAAATCCACTACCAATTGCTGCACAACCATATGAACAATATTTATCTGTAAACCCAGTTCTTACAACAATAATTGAATTTTCAAGTAATGACTTGCCACATGTAGAACATTCCATATATCTTACCATTTATATCACCTCTTCCAATCTTCCCAATAAATCATTCTTTACTTCGATTAAAACTTGAATTCTATTTTGCATACTTATAACACCTATATCTCCATTACTCTTATAATATTTTTGCAATTCATTTTCACACCTATTAATTTCTGTATCAAGCTCATTAATATATTCTCTTATCTTTTCTCTCATATCTGGCTTTTTATGTTTATTGTTATTATATCTTAATTCAAACTCATTTTTATATTCCTCTTCAGTTACAAACACAATTCTTTTCATTACGTGATCTACCATTACACATCTGTAAATATTTTCTGTGTAAAAAGCATCACCTACATTAAAATTATTCCAATTTATAATGGCTCGTTTATCGTTCATCGTTTTATTCACATCGCCAAGCATTTCATCTGGACAATTTAATAAATATCCATAACTATCTAAATTTTTATTTTCCATTTTTCTACCTCCAATCATCAAAGGAAAGTTAAATTTCCTTACCAAATGCTACTTTTATCTTGATGTTTGCCAGTTTTAATTTCTAGTTTTCTGGTTTCACAACATTTTTCTACGCTTGCTTTGATATTCTCTTTAACGCATAAACAGCTGTTCTCATTATCGCATGTTGTAAAAATATCATTAAGTATAACATGAATACCCTCGATTGAATTAATATCTATTTTGTTTCCAAATTCATCTGTATATATAATTTTCTTCGACATATTTTTCTCCTTAATTCGATAGTAAACTTAGATTTCATTTAAATTACTCTTCACTTTCCAAATACTTCATAAATCGTTCATCGCATTCTTCTGTTCGTTCAGATTCAATACATTTTCCATATAATCTCCTGCAATCTTCACAAGTAAATATTGCAGCTTTATTAACATACTTAGAATTAAAGTCATATTCTTCACACAATATATCGTTTAATCTTTTAAATTGTTCCGTTGTCATATTTGTAATCTGATCTATAAGAGCCAGCTTCATTCTATCAATATTCTTCATCCTAAATTCTCCTTGTGTTTTTAATTAACTATAACACATCAGAGATTTTCTGCCTACGGACATCGTTACCGTTTTATGAAAACTTGGATTCATTGGCTATTATTTGTCTTCTAAGTCCAAAACATTTTTTACAGCATCTTTTATATAATCCATTTCAAATTTGTAATTCACCATTTCTCTTAACGATTCTTCTAATTTATACGAAATGGATTCTTCAACTACATTTCTTACATAGTTTATCATAACCTGATCCCATTGATTGTTGCAGCATTTAGACACATCTACATCGGCGGCTGCATCCATATTATAATCACTCCAATCATATTGTGTATTCATAAATGTTGTATATAAATCATTGTCTTCACACTTTCCATACAACCATTCTGCAACAGAAATCGAATGTAACTCTTTGTCAATTTTATTAAACACAATATCATCTGTAAATAACCAATATTCTTTATCACTTGACAAATAACAGGTTTCTTCATTATTTAATTGTTCCGTTATTTCGTCTGTTAGCCATTCAATACTCACAATTTTCATATATTTTCTCTCCAATCTTCAAATGAAACTATTAATTTTTCTTATGTGCCTCATCCCATCCTTCAGGTTTTCTAGTGTCAAACCCTTCCCAGATTTTATTTCTAAATGCCATGCCGCTATGAGATTTCCCTAATATTCTATCATATAACTCTGCTTCTTCCTTGGTAATTTCTATACCTTTATCATATTCTCCTGGTACATTGTATTCATATTCTTTTGCATCAGGCTTAACATAAAACTTAACCCAATGATTTTCCTGAGTAAATATGTTATGAAACCATACTACAGCAGCTACCACTTTGCCTGTTTCAAATTCAGTTGTTACTTTTCTCTTAAATCGTAGATTATAAGCGGGATATGCAGGAAATCCTTTTTTACGGTAATATTCCCTATCTTCGTCATCGTATTTCTTTTTCAACTGTTCAGATGGACATACATAATCTGTATATGTCTTTCCACTATTCAGTCCAATTTCCGTCCTATGATAAATTCCATCATTATCAGTATAGCCATCACTCCTTACTCTCTCACCATTAATGTATTCTCTCATGTTATTGTCACAATAATGATGATTTCCATTATTATCATAAGAGCTTGTATACTTCTTCATTGCTGCATTATCGTAAGCATTTTTTACAGCAGCTCCACCAAATAATCCTAAAGACAACAATAATCCTAACATATTCATCACTCTCCTTACATATTTTTATATCTTTCTTCTCTTTTCTTAGCTTCTGATTTACTTAGAAATCTGTTTGGGATTGTAAATACAACAATCCAAGCTATAATTACACTAATTAATTCTATCATAACAATTACCTCCGTTTTTTAATTCACGTTTCCACAGTTACTGTATTAATTATATCATACGATTTTAAATCTTACACTATATATCCAAGTGTTAAAATGATGCATATAAATAAGTCTTAATTCATGCTCAAATCCTTTAATGACATCTGATGCATATAAAAATCCTTTATTATATCCTTTATAATTATTATTGGGTTCAATAGTTATATAATCTCCACGTTTATGTACTTCATGTCCTCTTTTAGACATTTCCTTCTTAAATTCTTTGTAATCAAACATAGTAATCACCGTTCCTTTCCATAAAAATAAGAGACTTGTTTTTACAAGTCTCTTACTATATTCTCTATTATTCTATTTGTTACTTTAATTCATTAACATTGCCGCTTCCTTTGGTATCTGAACACCATACTCTACAGAAAATATTATTAACCTTCTTTCTTACATATTATATCACACTTTATTTCTCATCCTCAATATCTTCTAAGCTGTCAATTCCTAACTCTTCCATAATATCATCACAAAGACAACTTCCATCGCATTCAGCTCCATCATACATAACAGTCATCTCTTCAATATTTAAAACATAACGGCTTTCTTTCTGTTGCTTAAATAACTTTAGTACCTGTCTTAGTAAATATTCTTTCCTATCCATAAATTTTACTTGCCTTTCTTCACTGTAAATTTCCGTTTCCTACGCTTTCTTCTTAAAATAATACTTAACAATCTTTTTAAAATCTTTACTACTTGCATAAGCAACTCTAGGTTTACTTCCATCAATATTAAATTCTGTTACGCTTAAAATTGCATATCCTTGTACCGTTAATGTGGCAAGATATGCAAGTAAGTTCAATTTGTATCCAATACTGTCAAGTTGGATTTCTTTTCTTAGTTTCTGTACTTCTTCATCATAATTATCATCTACTTCAATAATGTGTGCAGAAGCATATGTATTAACTTTATACAATCTATTGTTAATTTTTTTTACCATATTATTTCCTCACTTTCTATTCAAATAATTTATCAGCTATATAGTTTACTTCCTGATATATATCTTGTATTAATACATCCTCATTAATAGTATCAATATTATCTTCACACCACACCTCAAACTCTGTATATCCGTTTGTCCTACAGTATTCTAAATAACTTTCCAATAAGCCATATATTTTTTCTTGTGTTTCGTTCATGTAATCAACCTCCAATCTTCCGATTCATTGTTCTAATTTTCTTACAGTAAAATAAATTGCTGCACAATATTTGTCTCCATCTACGAACAGATTATTTATTTCAACACCCAACTCTCTGCCAACACAATCCATAATATCATCCTCATTATATTCAACATCAAACGCTGGACTATATAAGAATACTTCTTTTGTATCTTCTTCTATATTAAATATAAGGCTTGAATCATCTTTTTGTTCCTTCATAAATTCCAATAAACAATCAGATGTTGTTGTAAAGCATTTTCTCTCAAAGAACCTTGAATCCATAGCTGTTCCTCCTTTCGTAATCTCAATAAATCATCGTTTCATGTTTTCTGCAATTTCTTTAATCCATTCACAAGCTTGCATTCCAATATATTGACTGGTTAAATTTCCATTACAATATTTTAATTCAATTTTGTTTATGAGATTATTGGCAAAATCATCTATAAGATTGTTTCTATCTTCAATACTTGCAACAACCCCTATCTGTTCTTCTGGTTTATCTATTGACATTTTGTAAATTTTATTATCCTTTATATGATAAATTCCGTTATTCATAATATTTCCTTTCCTTGTAAATCCTCATTTCATATTGTTCTCAATTTCTTTTAGTCTCTCTTCTGAACCGCCAAATTCGTAACACTTACATGGTTCATTATCAACAGATACATCTTTCCCATATTTCTTTCCGAAACATCTTCCAAGCCATTCTTTTCTACATAATTGACAATTATGCATATTCATTTCCTTTGTTATGTGCATATAATTCACCTCATTTTTAGAATTGTGTTCTAATAGTTATTTTTAAGACATTATCAATAATTTTCCATTCTCTGACTGTATAATAACCAAATTGTCTTATAGCTTCATTTGCATTATTATATCTATGCGTATCAAAGCTATGCATATCATAAATTTTAATATGATTATCTCCTGTGAAATTTTCTAAAAATTCTTTTACTTTCATATATTTGCCTTTCCCTTGAAACTCTTGTTTGCTTGGCTAATTTCTTTCATATTTATAGTAACTTCCAAACCAGACCAACTCTGGATTCATAATCGTACCAACATTTTCTTTAACCTGACCACTATCTTTAAATCCTTTTTCAGTCATTTGTTCTGCATGTTTATTACGTTCCTCTTTTGAATCATAATGGTACTGTTCTATCACTTCTGTATAAGAAGTATGAATTCCATTTTCATATGAATGTTTCTTGATAATACTTTCTTTTACAATCTGCATACTTCATCACTCCTTTACTTCTACATTTAATGTAATCTCATACTGTTCACCTTTAATCAACCGTTCATTTAACACTTCTGTTTCTAAGGGATAATTCATATCATCAATAGAAACTCCATTCTTATCTACAAAATCATAAACACCATCTGCCTTATTCCAAAAATCTCTTAATGTTTTCGCCATAATAAATCACTCCTTTTCATCTTCCCAATAAGCATTTATATCATCTTTATTATCATCGTCATCATCCCAACAATTAAATTCACATTTTGATTTTGCTTTACAGTCCCATTTCTTATCACAGTAGTAACAACATCTATCATCTTTGTAACTACAATCATCTATTTCAGGCTTTACATAATTTCCACATTTGTACATATATCATCACTCCATTTCTAACATTCTTCTATAAGTTTTCTCTTATAATAGTCAATATATCTTTTATATTCTTTTACGCTGTTATGCACACCACTTGCATACTGTTGATGTACCTTATTATGATTGTCATATAAAGTAAGGTAAATTCCTTTTCTTCCATCATACATTGAATACTCATGTAGTCTTACATTGTATCCTTCAGATGTGAGTTCTTCTTCTATCTGGTCTGCATAATCTAATACTTCGTTCCATTCTCTTAATTTCAGCATATCTTATACCTCCATCTCTGCAAAATGCTTCATATCTTCAATCATCTTTTCAGGTGTATTTGCAAATTTTTCTTTCCAACCAGTAAAACAATTTTCAAGATAGTTCTCAAAATTGTCTATGTTTTGTGGTTTCTCTGCAAATTTCCTTAATACATCAGCTATTTGTTTTGCATAATACCTATTATATGTGTTGTTATATTCATCTTCTGTAAGATAACTGTAACTGCTTAAGAATTCTTCCTTTGTAAGATATGTAAAATCTCTCATTTTTTCTTTATCATCAAGAAAATCTGCGTTTTTAAATTCATTACTCATATGATTACTCTCCTCTGAATCCATTTCTCTTTAAATACTCTATGTAATCTTCAATATCCGATTTCTTTTTAATCTCAATATCTTCTGGATGATAATATCCATAAAAAGCATTCGTATATACCTTATATGTTTTATTTTCCATATCAACAATGAGATTATAATTATTTGCACAATCACCACGTTTCTTCCAATTCTTATCAAGCCAAAACAGATGTAATCTCATATAAATCAACCATCCTTTCTATTTAATTTTCTTCGTCAATTACAATTCTAAATCCATATTTTTCAGCTTTCTTTTTATTAATAACAATTCTGTTTACAATTCCATCAGCAGAATCTACACTTTCTACAGAAACTATTGACTTTGAATTACATGTCATTCTGTCATAAGCCCCAATTGACATTCCTGTATAAATACCAGTATCATAGTTCCATGCCTCAATTACAGAACCAGTTTTTAGTTTCTTCTTTAACATATAATCACTCCTTTCCATAGTTAGGAATCATCTGAATAAATTCATCTGCATTTGTAAACTGTTTATTGATTTCAACCCAATACTGTTCGTTATTTGTATCTGTACAACAAGCTTCTAATTTGAAATCATGCTGTGCGTAAATTGTTAAGCATAATTCTACTTTCTGAATAGATACACCTTCTGGAACTTCTTCAACTGTTGCGTACTCTTCCAAAAAACTATCAATTTCGCTTTCTTTTAAATCATAATTGTAAAATGCCTGTAATGGCTTGTCTGTGTCATCTAACTCATTGAATGTAATTTTTGTATAATCTAACATATTCTGTTCCTCCAATCTTAAAATGAAATTGCTATTTCTTTCTTTCATTCTCTCCAATATGCATCGCTAAATTCGATTTCGCCTTTACCTTCTTTAAAATAAACAGGATAACGATGTAATTTATTTCCATCACCATATTCTACATATTCATATTCAAGAATTTCACACTCCATATCATAATCAGCAGGATCAACTCTTTTAATATCAAATACTTCATGTGTTTCTGTGTTTACCTTACATGTTGTTCTAAGCTCTCCCTCATCTGCCCACACAGATGTAAATACTCCATCAACTATCATTCACTCAACCTCACTTTCCATTTCTAATTTTATCCAACTGTTTCTTTAATTTTCCATCATTAATTTCAACTTCATATCCTGAAAGATAAGACATGATATCACTGGCTCTCTTATTGCTCCTTGTAATACAAACAGGCACTCCGTCAACTGAAACAACTGTTTTGTATGTACTGTTATACTGTTTTACTCTTGTCTGTGTAATTTTCACTCTAATCCCTCACTTTCTCTAATAGTCATATAATACTCAGAATGCTCTTTTAAATATTTTTCATTTTCCACATCAGAATAATCACCGCAATATCTCTTGATAGTTCCACATTCATCTACAATTACGCTCCGTAATTCCATCATTTCACCTCCACTAAGTTATTCTCTTTAATCAACCGTAACTGCACCATCTTATTCAGATCCTTATTTACTGTAATCTGATTCTTACCATTCCCATAAATAAAATGACTACCACGACTTCTGATTTCGTGATAGCCATTTGCTTTGAGAATCGGTTCAAATTCTCGTAGATTTTTCGGTTTATGTTTGCACATTTTAATCACTCTCCTTCAGATTAGGACATAATCCAAGACCGCCATCAATTTCAGGTACTCTTCTATATGCTCCTCTGTGTGAACATTCTTCTTTTTTACATTCAGTACAATCGCATTTCTGATATTCCTCATAACTCATTTTCCAGTTTGTCTCTGCAAACCTTTCTCTCGTCATCATAATTCCTATACCTCCAATACTTTCTGTACTTTCTCATTAAATTCACCATACATTGATTTCCATTCCTTAATAATCTCTTCTGTTGGTTCGCCAATAAGATTATATCTTTCCTGTCTGTAATGCTCTGGGTTATCAGTATGAACTTCTTCTACAAATACTGCATTTCCCATCTTACTTGCATCGCAACCAAAACCTCCAGATGCAAGCACAATCTGATATTTTGCCTCTCTAAATTCTGGTTTGAAAAAATTTGGTTTAATTACTACCAACTTACCTTCAATGTTGTCACTTAATGGTTTACATTCGCTTTTATCAATTATTGTTTTCATATTTTGTACCTCGCTTTCTATATTTCCATACATTTAACAGACCATTCAGGATGTCCATTTAAGATACACTCAATCTGTTCGTCTCCCTGTAATTCATCACACCAAAACATTACATGCCCAAGTTCGTTTACTATTGCGCTTCTATACATTTGCATTACCTCCTAAATATTCATCAATTTTTTCATATAATTCGTCACAAAGATTTAATATCCCTGCTGTTCCATTTTCATTATCATCATCATAAACTTCATCTGATGCCCGATAAGCTAAGTCTGCTATTTTCTTTAACAGTTCTTTCATTTCGTTTGTTACCATAATTTGCCTCTCTTTCTAAATAAACAGTTCTTTCCTTTGGTTTTATGCAACCTCTTTTATTTCCTTTACTGTTTCTTTCCAACAACTATCAATCAGTCCATAGACTTCATCAATATCATATCCATGCATTTTACAACCCTCTACACAAAAGATTGCATATTTAATAGGAAGTTTAACATCCTTATCCAGTTCTACTTCTAATACAGAACCACTGCCAGACCAAGAATCATATAAACCACACATTGTTTCTTTCCCAAGAACTATATAAGATTTTGATTTTTCATTTTTTCGTGGATCATATTTTCCCTTTTCGTCATATTCTTTATTCTGTAATTCGATTAAATCAAATAAATCAAATAACGGCATTTTTACAAGAAATGTTACAGTTGCCATATGTGATGGAAGATTTTCAAATTCCTGTATGCAGCTTTCAACAAATTTGTCTTTATTCTTATCTCTATCTACATAATATCCGTCATTCCTATGTACTTGTTTACAAGCTTTTCTTAATGCAGTTGCTTTACCTTGTGTTTTCGCTAACCACAGCATAGATGACTCTTTATCAATACTTCCATCTCCTGAATTTCCATACCAATTCAGAACATTATCGCAAACACAATCGTAATTCCAATTACCACAATCCACCATAATATTTACTTTGACTTTATTATTAAAATCTTCTGAATTATAATAGAAATATGTATTTTCTCTCACATATTCCCATATTTCATCAAAATTATCTGTAAAGTATTTTTCTTCTTCATCTGTCAGTTCTTTACGAATATTATTTTCAAACTCATCTTCTCCGTACTCCATCTTATAATCCATAGCCCAATCAGCCAATTTATCATTAAAAGCTTCCCTTGGATTATCATGCTCAAGTATCTCTTTTAAAAAACTATCAGAAAGTTCCCTTTCTCTATAGTCAGTATAAATTTCGATGCCACCATCTTCATTTATACCCCACATTTTCTTTAATATTTCATCTATTCTGGTTTTTAATATTTCCATTGTCATATCAATCAACCTCGCTTTCTTCCCATAAATCAATTAAACCAGGTAATACATAACCTAAATCTATCCAGCTAAATTCATCAAACTCTTCAAGTTCTTTTAGTTCATCTTCTGTTGGAATTTCAGCACCCATAATTCTCTTTACATCATTTTCTGTTCCACCAGCTTCAAGTATTCTATGTAATGTCATTTCTAATGCACCAGAAATATCATCACTTCCTTTTACTGTGATTGCATTCCGTGACCAATATTCATTACATAAATGATACCGTACAATTACTTCTCCATCTTCTAATAAGTCTTTTAATTCAATCATTTTATTCACCTAGCCTTTCTAATAATGTTTTTGCATTTTTTATGAGCTGTTCTTCCGACAATCCTCTCATACATATTTCTATAAAATATACTGTAGGAATACCACATTCCTTTGCGTCTTTAACAGATATCCTATTCCCCTTTTCAACGATTCTACGTGCAAATTTTCTCCAATTGTCTTTTGGTATTTTCATTTCGCTTTCTCCTCCAATTACAAAAATTTCATTTTTACAATTCCTTTATAGATACATAATCTATACAGCACATAATCTTCCATCGTAAAATCATAATCATATACATGCCATACTTCGTTTTCATTGTTTAATCTGAATCGTTCATCATTCATTATTCTGCATATTTTATTTGCACTTGATTCAGGTGCGAAAGCTGCATCTTTCCGTGAATGAAAAAACTCTTTTCCTTTAATTGTCTTTGCTATTAACTTCATTCTAAATTCTCCTTCCATTACAAAAGGCAGACACAATAATTTGCATCTGCCTTATTATTCTCTGTATTATGCTTTAAAATTTTCTGCAACTTTTAAAAGATGTTCCAGATTGCTTATATCAGATTTTATTTCTGCTGTTTTTTGTTTATATACAGCATCTATCCTTTCTTGAATTTTTTGTTTCATATCTCCCCATTTATTCATTAAATCGCAAATACCTTGTCTTGTAGAATCTGTAATTATAATATTGTTATCTTTAAATTTTGCTCTCATTCTAGGTGGCTGTTCGATTGGTAAACCATTATAATTGAAATCAATGAACACACTATCATCCCTTGCACATATTCTAATACTTCTTGATACATTTGATACATCTAATAAATTTACATGCCAGCCAGTACCATCATCAACGTATCTTCTTTTTCCTACAATACTGGCATAATCTTCATATGCACATTTCACGTAAGCTAAAATTTGCAAAAAACCTTCTTCCTGCAACTCATCTATTTTGTTAGAAATATTTTCAATTACTTCCTGTTTAACATTTTCGAGTTTTGTAACCTCGTTAATTTTACAAAAGTTATCTTCAATTCTCACTGTTACAATTTTCATATCATTCACCTTCCTTATTTTATATGCTTTTCAAATTTCTTTTTAATCAATTTCCAAAATCCTTTGTCGGTCAATGGCATTTTAGATACATCACATACCTTACCACCGTCAAGATAGTTTGGATTTCCATTTGGCTTGTACACATCATAATCAATACACCAATTTCCATCATAATCTCTTAATGTAATATCTACGCTGTATTCATCTGTATTGTACTGACCGATGCTATCATTCGTTAAATTGTATTGTTTTGACTTTAATGCTTTGCATAATTCTGTATAATCTTCATAACATTTTATTATTTTCACTTTAATCACTCTCCTTTGGAAATTACAATTTCCTTTGATTACATTTCTTCATTATTATATGTATAATCAAAATCTCCATATTTTAATTCAGACTTAATAATATCCCTTGTTTCTGTTTCCCAATCCTGCCTGAATAGTTTTGCCTGTTCTTTTGGAGTATTCTCTTTTTCTTTCCATATAATACGTTCTCCATCCCAATCCTGATAAGTAGTAACTGGTTTATATTCCATATTACCTTCTTCAATTTCCTTTGAGATTTTCATTTTTAATTTCTGCTGTGATGTTCCAATGAAAAGAAGTCGCATACTAGAATATTCTTTCCATTCATTACAGCTATGTAAATAATATATTTGCTGTGCCATAATATCACTCCTTTACATGTGTGTCTGAAAGAATTTTTCTTCCATCAACTTAACTCTCTCTTCAAATGGTAATTCCCTATTATTGTCCCATATTACATAAAACGGATTCATAACTCCACCATAACCAATACTAGGAATATCTAACATATATTCACATTTCTGTCTTGTGGTTTTCTGATTCCATTTCTCCATAAATTCTGCTTTGCTTCGCTCTGCTGTTCTCTTTATCTTTTCCATTGCATCGGCTGGAATGTAATCTTCAGGAACATAAAACTTAATCACACCATGATTAGAAATATGTGCAATAGTTTTATAATCTCCATGTTCATATACTGCTTTATTACATACAGTAGTTCCATTACCCATACAACCCATAAATAATTCAAATTTCTGTGCTGCCATAATCAACTAACCTCCTCACTTTCTATTTTGTTCATCTTGTTCATAATATTTTCTTTCAAACTTGCAATACTATCAGTTGCCTCTTTTATAGTATTAAATTTGTTTTGAGTTACTTTCTTTTCTAATTTTTCAATATCTCCTACCATCCATACAAAACGATAATCAAATATGTTCTCAATATTTTTATATTCTTTGCTAGTTTTTGCTTCACTTAACTTAACAAGAAGTTTTTCTTTTAATATCTGAAACATTTCCTTAATTTCTTTCAGATCCGCTTCATAGCTAATGGCATCAACCTCTTTTTTTCTCTTATCATCCTTGTATTTATTGAGACGATATTTTAATGCTTGTCTTGTTTCTGTGATATTACAACCACTTTTATCAAATTCATCTGAGTTTCTATTACTATGATAATAGTAAGAACTAGAAGTCCTTCCTACTTCCCTTTTATATTCTGCATCTTGCTGAATGATAAACACTCCAAGTTTTCCACTTTTTCTATCTGTTTCAAAGTCACATTTTCTATAATATTCAGCAATTGAATATTTATATTTATCTCTTGGTATTTCTACTTCAAAAACTCCTCCGTTTAATTCAACACAACGAACCTCTGTTTCTTTACAAACCAACAATATTCCGTCATAACTTCCTGTCATCTTTTGAATACTATTAGCTGTGAATTTTCCAAGTAGACCAGTTACCTTGAAAGGCTTTTGAAAATCGTAACCATAACAACAAGCGAGAAATTGTAATGCCTTTCTTCTGCACTGTAATAACTCTTTCAAAGCATTGTCAAAAACAATATTAAGTTCATCTATATGCTCTTTGTTACCACTATGTAACAAATTCTCTTTCATCGCTCTTGTCAATAAAGTTCCCTTACTAATTTGATTTCTCTCATTAAAAAGTTTGATTACTTTTTTATCATGAAAATCAAGAACGCAAAGATTATCATAATCAGTATTCACATAATATCTTCCGTTATCTGCAAATCTTACTCCGTTTTTACTATCAAGAACAAAGTTGCCAAAATACACATTTTCAACTTCCGTGAAATATTTTAGATAAACTCCGTTTATTTTAGTAATGTCTCTATAATAGGTTTTATTCTTATTAAGAGAAGCTATGTTATAATATCCAAGCACCTTTGCCTGTAATCCAGGAACTAACAAATCCAGATTATTATTAAGTGTACTATCACATTCACTTACAGTGTGATTATAGCGATTCTTAATAGACATATGGCTTCCATTCTTTGCTATCTGAATATTAAGAATAGAAGTTCCATACTCATCTTCCCTTTGTGGTGTTTTACTTCTCTGTATTTTGTCAATATCTTTCTTTATTGCAACTAACATATGATACTGGCTCATACGACCAGAAAGATTATTATAAGTGCAAATTACTTCTCCTGCTGCATAATACTTTTTACATTCTGCTATTTTCTCTTCATCATCAAAAATTACAGTGTTATATCCAGCCTTCTTAAAATCTTCAACGATTTCTTCCTGCGTAGTTTCCCTTATTGTTCCAAAGGTATTATTTGCACTTATTTCAGCACAGATAGACTTTATCTGGAACTCGTCTAAATCAGAGAACACATTCTTTGCATTCTGTGGTGTTACTAATGCTTTGCGAAGTTTCTCTTGATCTACTGCAATGTTTTTAATATAAGAATACGCATAATCTCCTACGAATTTTTTCAAATTACCCATATATATCAACCTACCTTTCTAATTAATCCAACTTTTTGTAACTGTGTCATAAGTAGCTCCATTTGCATCCTGATACTCTTTCCGTGATGAATATGTAAATTTGAAACATTTGTGTCCATTTATACACATCTCTGTTTTATTTCCATTCTCCATTGCAAACCGTTCTCTATATCCACCATTTTCATATGCCGTTTGCATTTCTATACTTCTAAACTTTTTCATTGTAATCACTCATTTTCTTATAATAAAATAGGCAGCTAGGTATTTATTCTCCTAACTGCCTTTGCGTTTACGTTATTTTGTTTAGTTACTAAACATCAATATATTTCACTGCATCATCAATCTCATCTGCCATATCATAATATCTATCAAGATCTGTTCTAATATCATTAACCAAAACAGCTTCTTCTGATGATTCTTCGAGATTCTGCGAATACAACAAATCCCTTGCTCTTTCAAGCTCATTAATTAGATTGTTTATCAAATCAACACCATTCATCATTTCTCTTCACTCCTTTCCCAAGAAATCTTAGTTTCATTAGTCATCTTCTCTTGCACATAATGTATAAATTTCTGCATCAAGTACAACCTCTCCGCAATCTTCACATTCTAAGCATATGTCTGATGGATTGTTCCAATCTCCATATGATACAATACTAACTTTATGACCTCTATGCTTTTTCAGCTCATTCCATAAAATCATGTTGATGTCATCTGATTTCTCTTTATCACATGAATATTTTTCTTCCAAAAATGCTTTATAATATTCAACTTCATCAAATTCATTCTTTTCCATATCCTGCAATGTTGAATAAATCATTTCTGTAAGTTGTTCTTTGGTATATGACTCATACACTTCATCAGGTGTTAAATCTTCATCTTCGCTTCCAATAAAGTAAAACCAAAATTCTCCAATCTGACAAGCAATACAATCATCATTTGGATTACTGATAATCTTTACTGTTCCATCACATAAGCCTTTAAAAATCATCTCTTTAAATGTCATAATCTTTCCTCCAATCTTCTAAAGAAATGCGAATTTACTCTGCACATCCAGTAATTACAATATAATTTCCGTTACCCTTGAGATAAAGTAACTCATATACCTCTCCATCATAACCACCATCATTTGCTTCGTAATCTTCTTTTGTCTCATATTTTTCATAGTTGATTATGAAATCGCACATATCCCATAATCCAGTTTCTCTTGCTTCTTTCTTTCTATATTCTATTTCGTGTTTGTCTTTGTATTTATGACTATTCACATCATCATAACTACATCTTACAAATGGGATTTTTAAATATTCGGCTAAATTTTTTTCGATTTCAAGAAGTTCCTTTTCGTTTTGCTTTAATTCATATCTATTTCCAATCATTTTTTATCTCCTTAAATTTTACATACTCTGTATTTATAACTACCGTATATATCTTCAAATCTTACAAGTGTAAATTCGCTTCTATCATAATCTTCATTATGCACAAGATTAGGAATTTCACTTAAAGGATAATAATCCCAATGATTAGGAAGTTCATTATCAAGTCCACCATTTAACTGAAGATTTTTTGCAATTTCATCGAGTTTTTCTAAAGTAATAACATTGTCAACAGGTCTATAACCAGTAATTTCTTCTATCCAATCAGCACTATCAATACATTCATTATAAAATTTAATCATAATATTTACCTTTTACCTTTCTAATGAAACACGAATTTAGTCTGTTGTTTCTTTTAACATAGCCTTCAAGTATTCATGTCTGAATTGCATTTCAAATTGAAACATTAAATCGTAAAAATCAATATCTGGATATTTTTTAAGAAGATTACTTGCTGTTTCCTTTGCAAATTCGTTAATTCCATTAATTCTTGTTTCCATCATATTATTTTTTCTATTAACATTCTGTCTTTTCAAATCGACACCTCCTACAAAGAATCACGCATTTACTCTAAAAAGAATCCAAGTTCTTTTAACGCTTCTTTAATACCTAAAGCATAGTTCTCTTTTTTCAATGGCTTCTTTTATGGCTTCTTCCCATTCTAACTCATTGCCATTAGAAAGATGCTCTTCTGCCTTTTCATTAAGTTTGTCTGCTTCACTTTCTAACTTCTCGCACTTTTTAAAAAGTTTTTCACATCTCTTATACCAATAACTTTTTATTTCATCTGTTTTTTTATCAAAATATGTTTTCATATAAATACCTCCAATCCAAAAAACATGCATTTATTAAGACATTTCCATTATCTTTTCCCAATCAATCTGTTTAAACAATTCATTTCTAAACTCTTCAAGTTTATCTGCCTTTTCACACTGCTCACAATAATCATCTACATCATCAAAGTAGCCATCTTCTGTTTCCATATGCCAATCTTCCCAGTCCTGAGAGTCTTCATCCCATCTCTGAATTCCACCGCAATTACAATAATCAGGCTTAATTCTATTCTGTCTTTGATATGCATCATATGCTGCTAACATATCCATTACTTTTTTGCCTTCTTCAACTGTTTCTACAGGAACATAAAATGAATTCTCTGTTGCACCTGCTTGTGGAATCCACCATACTCTTAATTTATCCATTCTTTTTTACCTACCTTTCACTATGAAATATCCATTTACTCTTCTATGCTGTTTGCTCCATCTGCAAATCCGTCATCGTAACCCTTGTTATACATAGGATTCTCAAATTTTGTATTTGCAATAGGTGAATCTTCTTCAATACCAAAGAAAGATTTCTCTTCCTCTGACATCTCGCAATATTCATCAAAATATTCCATTGCACTTTCTCTGTCGTCTTCAATAAGTCCATCCTTGAACTGCGTTGCAAGTTCTTCAAGTCTGCAACGTGGGATAAAATTCTCTTCTACCTTTTGCCTAAAACAGTCTAAGGCGTTTGCAAGGTATAGTGTTTTTAATTCTACATTTTTACCAAACAATCCATAAGAGAAATAATTTCCATTCGCCCATTGCTGATTTTCAGGTTGTGTTGGATCATATCCACTAACAACCGCATACTGTGTATCGCTTTCGCTTTGTAACAAAGCATATTTGTCATTCCGTAAAATTGTTATCCATTTCATATTGATTCAATCCTTTCCTTATTATAATGTGACCGTATAGCCGTTATCACAGCTTTATATATGATTATTCTCGTTAAGCGGTTCTCTTTTTAATGAATATAACTTTAGTGCCTTCAATCTGTCTTGACTGTTCAAGTCCAAGTCCTTCAACAATTATATCTTCCACATAAAGAGATACAGCAGTTCTAAAGTCGAGAACAGGATACTTTGTTAAAGCATTTGCCTTAAGATTTTCAGGTGTAATCTGTCTGAAATTATTTGACAAAAATTCCTTAGTTTCATTTCTATCCTGTGCATATAGTTTATACATATCTCGCAATGCTCTTGTAACATAACTTACATATCCACTGTGTTTTCTATTGAAGCCACTATCACGGATAATATCATATACATATTCTGCACAAGCTCCATTGTCGATTGCACAAAGACTTAATGCTTCTGTATATGAGCCAAGAACGCCCATTCCTCTGTTACCTGCCTTTTCTCTGTAAGCAAAACCATATATATTCTTCATTTTCTCAAGAGTTTCCGTTGCTGGATCATGTAATACAAGCATTGCTCCATGTCTCTGTATTGGAGTTACCTTGCGAACTGATATTCCCTGAAAAGCATATAACTCTGCTTCAAATGCAACTCTTTCAGAATCTTCCGTTGGTGCATTTAAGATTAACTGCACCTTTAAATCCTTGTATTTGTCTTTATCAACAATCTGACTTGCAATCCATCTTCCATAACCATCAACTATATATACTTTACCTTCTTCCCAATGTGGTACACCAAGTAAAGGCATAAGTTTCCTTTCATCCCAATTATTAGTGAGATATTTTAAATCTCTCTCCGTTCTTTCGTCTGTCTGATACCGTGAATCAACTTCCATTAACTCAACAGGTATTCTGATAATTGCAATGTCTTCATGCATATCAGTGTATGCCTTTGTAAGACCTTCTAACTTGTCAACACTTCCCTTTGATTTTCTTCCTGTTACTACTTCAAACATTTTGCACATAATTAACTACCTCTTTCCTTTTAATATTTTTAATATGTATTTTGTGTATAAAAAAACGGCTTGCCTTTCGGTTCGCCGTTTAGTTACTAAACTTTTCAAACACCCCTGACTTAAGCATATCTGATTTCCAACACTCAAAGTCTGGATATTCTGCTTTGTTTGCTAAGTCTCTGTAGACTTCATACATCTGCTTTTCTGTGAATGTTTTACCTTTTAGCGGTTCTTCATATGTTATATATTTCATTATATTTCACCTCTTTCTATTAAATAATTTCTGTATGCAGTTTCGCTTTCAAACTGCTGATATTTGCCTATACTTGGCACAAATCCCATATAAGCAAACCCGTTATAATATCCCTTCATGTATTATCCTCCTTGCAAAATGTACTATTCTTACTGTTATCTTTTTGTTCTCTTTAAGCTTTCTCATTTTCTCTTTTATTGCTCTTTCGTGAAGATAATCCTCATCGTCTTTAATAATTTCTGCCTCTGGACGTGTATCTACTACACAAACTCCGTTACTTGCTATATAGGTTACTGTTGGTAACATTTTCATACCTCCTTTAATCTTGCATCACGCATAATCCGTGAGATTTCATTTTCCGTTTTGGCGTTGGCTATTGCCTGTAATGTACCTTCTGAATACTGTAATTGCTTTGCGATGCGTATAGCATCATATTTTGTTTTACTCATAGTTATATTCTCCCTTCTCATTTTGCTATTATGAAATCATAGCAATCTGTATCTGTGTAGATGGTTATATTATTCCCATTTTGCGTTACTGACGTTACTTTGTTTAAATTTAAGTAACCGTATTTGCTAGGCATATTTTTGCCTATTAAAAAAGCACTCAATATGAGTGCTAAAGTAATGAGTATATATGCTATTTTGCGTTTCATTTTGTGTTTACCTCCTTAATTTTGGGTATAAAAATAGCACCTAACAGATTTTCATTTCCATTAGATGCTATATAAATATGACACTTTATGAGATTATTTTTTTACAAGTTCCATTTTATAACCAAGTGCATCAATAATTTTCACAAATAAAACTAATGATGGACTATGTGTTTTCTTTTCAAACCGTGAGATACTTTGCTGTTTGCTTTCCGTTAAATCGGCTAATTCCTTTTGAGAAATATTAGACTCTTTCCGTAATTTAACAACATTATCAATTAAGTTGTTCTCTATATCCTCTGCACGAAAAGTAGTGGCTGGTAAACCACTTACTTCTCGAACTGCAATTTGCTTTTGGTCGATTGCAACAGCTTCTAATAAACCTTGCATTGTATCATCAAAAAATTTGCTCATGATTATTCCTCCTTTAAAATTTTTACTACTGCCTTTAGAGCTTTCTTTTCATCAGGTGTTAAGTCTGCCTTTTCATCTTTTGAGTAGACATTAACAAGATATACAGTTTCTTTTATATCAACATCTACATAAATTACTCTTGCACCACTTCGTTTCCCTTTTCCTTTATTCTCCATTGGGATACGGATTTTTCTTAATCCACCTGTATGAGAAATAGTATCTCCTAATTTCGGATTTTCTAATAAAATTTCTTGTAAGTCTTTTAAATTTTTATCAGTTAATTCTAAATCTTGCCATTTAGCGGTAAAAATTGGTGTTTCAATAAAGGTTCGTGTCATATTTTTATTTCCTCCTTTGTTTATACACCTATAATACATCAAATTTGTTGTATTTGTCAAGTCAAAAATAGCACCCTTTGCGTTTGGGTGCTTAGTGGATGTTGCTATTATATTTGACGTAGTTTAGTCTTCAACATCATAATTTGCGTCTATATCTGCAATCTGCTCATCATAGTAAGCTCTTGCAGATTCACAACGGAGCTCATAATTGCTACCGTTGGATGGATAGCCTTCAGCTTCGCATTGTTCGGCTATCTCTTCGCATTCTTCTTGATATGCCTTTTCAAGTTCGCAGATTTTATCTATATCTGCTTTTGTGTAAACTCCTGCTTTGAGCATAGAGTTACGCATTTCTTCTATTGTCATGATATCCTCCTCACATTTGTTTTAGTTTTGCCTGAAGTTCGGCTATTTGAGCTTCAAGTTTTGCCTTTTCTTCGTTTGCCTTTTCTGAATTTCGTTTTTTAAATTCTATACATAAATCTGTATCCATACCATCACAGATTCGCTTTATATCATTAAATGATAAGCCTTGTTTTTTTAAAGTATTGTAATATGCTTGTGGTATAATTTCCATTTTTTTACATATTTCCGTTATATTATCAAAATTATTAGCAACTTGAAATAATTTTAATTCTTTCTTTAAAGCTTCATTATCTGTAAATGTAAACATTTGTTATCACTCTCCCTTCAAAGTTTTACACTTACAGTATAAATCTTTATGCTTACATTGTCAAGTTTAGCAGCTAAACCAGATTTCAGTTTAGCCACTAAACATTTGCCTTATCCCTCCATGCCAAACATAATATAAGCATAGATATTCCCTCTAATTTCCGTTGGGATATCATTTTGCCTTTCAATTATATCGTCAATGGTCTTATATCCATTCTTACGCAGATACTCCAATGATTCTTTACGTACTTTTAGAGTTTCTATACTTTGCCTTCTGACATTTTCTGGGACTTTATGAACTATTGCTTTTTCGGACATATTATGTCCTCCTTCCTATTTTTAGGCACACTGTACCTATCTACAATGTTACCATAAAAACAACCTCCTTTCAATTTCCGTTTCGCTTCTGCTCATCGGTTACGGACTTACACCGTAAGACGGAAGGCAGATTGTTAGTCTGCCTTTTCATTACGCATTTGTATATTTTCCATTGCATACATTACATCTGCCTGAATACATAATAACTCCATTACATCATTTGTATTGTGCATATCTGGATCACGCTTAAAGAAATCATTGAAGATTTCCGTTGCTCGTATTATTGTAGTTGCAGTCTGTTTATAAGTCATATTAATTTACCTCCATTTTATCCAAAACACAATGTTATTTTTCGTTCGATATAAGTACACAATTCATTATCCCATATTGTACCTTCTGTATGCGAATATGTACATGGTAACTCCTCACATTTTAAGTCGGCAAGGCACATTTCCTCTAATGGTTTATTAGGTAACTCTATATTCAAATTCGCATTTGCAATTTGAGATATTATATCTTTTGCCTTATAATTACCCTCTAAATCTGAATGAATTATTGTTTGTATATTAAGCATGGCTATATCTCCTATTTCTTGCATTCTGAATTTGCGTATTTACAGATAAAATGCCTTTTGTGAGCCACTCTATCCATAATGATTTTATTTCTTCATAGTCAATTTCAGTTGTGTTATATAGTCTGAAAATAAAATTCAGAATATTTTCATCAGTTTCGGAGTAGGCGTTTTTGCCTTTTAAGTCACGGTATATTTCGTAACAAATTCCATACATATCTAATGTGTTAAACATAGTTATTTTTGCCTCCTTAAACATAGCTTCTTTGAAAATCATGAAATCGTTTATGATTATTAGTGCATTCATAATCTGTAAATGTTTTATCAGCACGAAAGTTTTCTACATCAAGACGAATACCCGAACCGCCTGACTTATGTTTTCTATCGTGCTTCATTAGATTTTTTAAGCTGTTTATATGTCTTTCTTGTTTTATAAGTTGTTTAGTCGCTAAACTTTTTTGCTTATCTTCTTCTTTGAACCATTGGCATTTTGTCCACCATAAACGCAGAGCTGTAGCCCATTGACAGATTGCTTGTGTGGTGTCGGAGTTCTCACTCACTTTTACCCAACACTCACCATTAAATCTACGCAGTTCAAGTGTATTATCATTTTCAGGCTTGCCGTGTACTGTGCAGATCCACCAATCCCAACTGTTATCGCCATCTTGACCATACCACGCATTAAGTGGCACATGGAAACCCCAGATATATGTATTATTATCCTTGCAAATTTCAATATTCATAACGCAAAACCTCCTATTCTGAAATAACTGCATCTTTTGCGGTTATTCCGTACTTTATTTCTACAATGTGCATAGCATCTACCTCAGATAATGCAAGCACATTTTGAACTATTTCAAATCATCCGCTTTTATTTATTATTGCCACATCATAATATTTCATATTTTCATACCTCCTGGAATTGATTGATTATATTTTTTATAGTTTAGTCGCTAAACAATTTAGATTATTGTTTTTTGTTTAGTCACTAAACTATAAAAGCATTAAAAAAACCGGGTAACATACCCGGATAGCATTACAAAAAGGGCGGATTTTCACCGCCCTGGTTTTAGTGTTAGTGCTGATTATTTTGCAAGTGTGGCGTTCTCAGCAAGCCACTTTTCAAATACAGCCTTATTGACTGTATAATCTTTGCCCTGGTATGTGAGTACCGCAGTTTCTTCAGATGATTCTTCTTCAGTCTTTTCTTCTTCCTTGCTGTCGCTGTCTGTCGCTGTCTCATCTTCAGAACCTTCTTCAGCCTTTTCTTCAGAAGGCTTTACATAATCTTTTATCATTGTAGCAAGTGTACTAGCTGATAAGTCCATTAAATCCTTAAATATACAGCCATTGAATACTTCAGCATTCTCGAAAATATCAATAATTTTATCATAAGAAAATGGATATAAACCACTTGCAAAATCTGAAAAATAACTATTATCAATAATAAGTGTCATTGCCTTAATCCAACGGCTTAAGGTTGCTTTACTTCTTCCCACTAACTTGATATAATCATTCTGTTTAATAGGATTGTCGCAAGTTGCTTCCCCGTGTACATTACCTTTGTTATCAGTATATTCAGGAATTGTTACTCCCGTACCGTATGCACAAAGTAAAGCAATATTAAATGCGGATTTTTCCACAGTTTCTAACCGTGACTTTACGCTGTCGATTGTGTCGTTGGCTGTCATACCGTTGACAGTCACATTGATGATTGAATTTTTTGCTCCTTGGTTTGTTGTGTTTTTTGTACTCATAATTAAGTACCTCCTTTTTATTATTTTTTTTAATTGTTTTGTTTAGTGACTAAACATTTTTTATTTTTGTTTAGTGGACTAAACTTTTTTGTATTCCTGGATGGTAAAAATTAATTACTATGCTTGCATTATAAAGCATTATGCTTTATATGTCAAGTGCTTTTTTAAATATTTTTAATTTATTTTCAAAGTACTATAAATGATATATAAAGTGTATTGCTTTATACTTACATTATAAGAGTTTATGTAAAAATGTCAAGTATTATTTTTAAAGTTTTTAAAATTTATCTGATTTTATATTAAAGTGGTGAGTTATCCTAATTTTATATATGTTTTATGGTATAAAGTGGAGGATGTGAACTTAAAAACAATTAATTTTGTGGTTAAAGTGGAGAACAAAAACGATATGAGATTATATCTAAACATATGTTCGAGTATGTTCTGCTCAGATAGTCCAGTATGATTTTATCGAATGTTTGTTCTATCTGAAAACAATGGTTAATATATATCTATTAGCCATTGTTTTAGACTGACTGGGGGTACTTAAAACCAACTTGATGGACTGGAAATGCAGCAAACCCTATAGCTGATTCATCTACATACCAACTTAAAAATCCATCCTCTTTCCAACTTCAAAATTCCTAATAAAATCAAGCAAAATTCTAATTTTCCCATCTCAAACCCTTTATCGTACCCCATATCGCTCAAACCCACTAACCAAGCCACTTTCAGCCACTTCACGACTAAAAAATTAAACTTCCATCTTATCAAAAATTCATTCACAAATCCAAAATCTTCCTTATTTATAAATATTTTTACCGATAACCATTTTTAATCTAAAATCTATCATTATAATCAATCACACAAATTACAACTCTCTCATCTACAATACGGGGGTACAGAAAAACCAAAAATTACCTATATACTTCACAAAAATAACCAAAAATCCAATATAAACCATTAAAAAATCCTACTATAGCAATACCAAAAAATCCCATTTCTCATCTAACCCCTCTATCTCACCCATACACAGCGTTTTTATTCTACTCTACCAATAACACCTAAAATCATTTTTACCCACCTAAATGTTCAAAATACAAGGTCAATTTTTTACATCACCCAAAATTACATTAACTATTTATATATATTCATCATATTTACTATAAATAATATTATCAATTCTCACACCTATACAAAAATCCATTCTCACAACTCAAATTTCAATTTTTCTCTCTACCCTAACAACTAGCCACTTGACATATAAAAATCTAAAATAGATTCAAAATCATACATTTTTCTCCTTATATTCCATGTAAAGAATTTTATATTAACTCTCTTTATTAATTAACATATCCATACAATACTAAAAATTCATAAATTCAAAGTCATATAAGAGAAAAATCTATTGTAAATAATCATCACACTACTCTTGCCAAACAAAAAAAATAATAAATTTAAAGGAGGACTCATTATGAGCAATTTAACATATTACAACAGAAACATTTAATAACTTATTATGTAACTTTTATAGAAATATATTTGATGAATTAGTCGGCAGAATTGCATTTTAATCTATTTAGGGACAAAATTACACCTCATAGAAAAATTAGCCATTTTTATCTCATACCCTTATAAGTTATCACCTAAGACATAAAAATTAAAAATTACTCTCAAAAACTCATTTTTAACCCACAGATAGGGGTATGAGAAAACTACACACAAGTTCAAAAAGATAGTATGTGCGTAAGCACAAGATGTAGCCCTTTGATAAGGGCGGTCTTTTCGCAGCGTCAGCAAGAAAAGAACATCTCTGGGTAGATAATTGACAAAAGAATAATATATTAAAATTAAAGGAGTAATCTATGATACAAGAACATGAAATACCCAAATATAAAAAATCTAAGAAAAGCAATATCTCAAAAAGCAATCATAAGTCCAAACACAAACATCAATATGAAGAATGCTTGATTCAATATTATTCGACATTTGTTGGGAAAACAAATAGACATACAAGATTAACTGGATATTGTACTATTTGTGGAAAAATAGGTTCAGTCAAAAATGGAAAATATGAAACTGAACTAGAACAACTAAGAAAAGAAAGACAAGGTGATAGTAAATTTGTCGTATTTATATCAGATGAAGAAATATATGAAAGATACCACAATAAGTTACCTGCATTTTATATTGATGATCAATTTGCTGATTATGTTGTTTTAGAAAGAGAAAAATAATTCAGAAGGAGAATGATATTATGAAGAAACCAATTTTATTTAAAAGAACAAGAGAATCCGTTGCCAAGAAATTATCTAATCATATTTATGTAGATATCATTAATAGCCATGATACAAAATTAATAATAGATAACTTCACATTATTAGAACTTATTTATATTGAAAGAGCATTAAAGAAATTGGATTCTATGTCAGAAGAAGAAATTCAAGAATTAAATAGAGAATGATGTCACATAGGTACATCTCATATGTACCCAAATGAAAATATCAATTAAAAAACACCATGTACCTAAACCAACTAATAACAATCAAACAAAAAAATATAGAGCTTGTATGAAGCGTAAGCGAAATACAAGCGTAATAGTCTGTCTTATTAATATTGTTATATATCTTCTTTCAGTTCAGTTGACCTACACAAAAGTGTAGTCAAAATTCTCATATTTTAAAATTGGACATACATAAAAGTGTAGTTTACTGAACGCTCGTAAAGGCGTTTCTCTTTAAATAGAAACAGAGAATAAATAAATATCACATATAAAGGAGGATTTTTAATTGCAACAAAAAATAGAATATTTTACACGTTTCCCAAATGGCTATATTCAAGGGAATATCAAAACAAAATATGGAGTTAGTAGGAAATTTTATATCACATACATACTTATAGATAAATACAGATCGTATGAAGACTATAGTTGGATTACTATTCGTAAAGTAATGGAATTCTATGGGTATAAAACAACCAAGCATAAACCAAAAGCATTTCAAGAAATTCTTGATGTACTGGAATATATGATTAATAACAAAATGATTGAAGTTCAACAGGATCTTGACACACTCGGATATGATACTGGCATTGAAATTAAGATCATTCCTGAAAATTTTGATGCTGCTGACAAATTCTCAAAAATCACATCCTCTCAGCTTGATTTTATTATGATGAATGAATCTAGTATCAATAAAGAGAATATACTAATGGCTTTTTTATATATTAACTCATATATCTTTATTCGTCCTAAAAATAAAGATGATGAAGATGTCATGTATAATCCTGAATCTAAGCCAGAAGCTTTTTGGCGAAGTATAGAATCTATGTCAAAAGAGCTTTCTATGTCAAAGGATACAATTAATCAATGTATCCAATGTCTCACTTCTTCTATTGGAAATAAAGAACCTCTCTTAATAAAAAAAGAAGTTGGCAGCATTAAACCTGATCCAAAGAAACCACCACAAAATGTACCAAATATATATGTACTTAATAAAGAAGGATATGAGCAAGAAATCGAATGGGCTATTGCTAAGATGTTGGAGATTTATAATGTAGATTCATTTGGAGAAATTAAAAACGGCAATTAAGAATAAATTTTAATAAAACCCTTTTGTAATAAGGGAATATATAAATGTAACACATAAACCGTATCACACTAGCGATGATATGAATAAAAATTTTTATTTAATAAGGAGAACAAATATTTATGACAAATGAAACACAGAATCATATAATGACAAGAACTATGGAACTTAAGACTCGCAACAAGTTAATCTGCTCACCATTATTATTAAAATCAGGAGCAGATTTTGGTGGAACTGATTTAGATATTGCTGAAAGAATTTTTACAGATATTAAATTTGATCGTGCTATGCAAAAGGAATGCGATGTAAGAGATTTAAAGAAAATGGAGGAAATAGCTTAATGAAATACGAAATAATTGGAGATACATCAATAATAATAGATTTACATAATGGATATTCAATACTTGCAATGAGTAGATGGAATAAAGAAGAAAGATTGTATAACACTACCTTATACATTAAGAAGAATGACATAGATAGATTTGATCTTATAGATTTTGCTCTTAGTGTTGAAACAGATAATAAAAAAGAATTATGTATGAAAGTTCTTAAATATGTTGAAAATACTGATTTTACTTATTATGTTAATCGTACTAAGTATGAACTTGATTGTTTTGAACGTGGAAATGCATTATATGAAAAAGAAAAGTTAAATGTTAAGTAAAAGTGATTATAAATACTACGAGAAAGCAAAAATAGCTGCGGATTTATCAGATTATAAAAAAACACATATAGGTTGTATAGCCGTTTATCAAGGAAATGTAATAGGAATTGGTTGTAATACAATTAAAACACATCCTATACAGAAATATTATAACAGATATAGAAAGTCTTGGAATAAGAACGGTATTAAACCAACATTACATGCTGAAATTAATTGTCTTAATTCTATTCGTCATTTGAATATAAATTTTTCCAAAGTAAAATTGTATATTTTCAGAACAAGATTTGATAAAGAGTTTGGCATGTGTCGTCCTTGCTCTAGTTGTATGGCAGCTATTAAAGATTTAGGAATTAAGCATATCTATTACACTACAGATTATGGATTTTGCTATGAGAAAATAAAATGTGAGGTATGAAAATGGCTTGTGAATATTGCGGAAGAGATTCTGGACATGCTGAAAGATGTCCATTACACGAAGATAGGAAAAGTAATTACATATGTTGTTACTGTAAAGAGGGAATATTTAATGGAGATGAATTTATAGTTAATTCTGAAGGTGAATATCTTCATCGAGATTGTATATTTAGCTATGATTTTATAGTTAATTGGTTAGGTTATGATTTTAAGGAAATGGGAAAGGAAGGATATTATGATAGTTGATAAATTAAGAATATTTTTTGATATTGATTATAAAACAGGTATTGAATATTGGATTCCTATTGGTGAAATAAAGATTAAGAATATGTTTCTTGCTACTCCACCTAGTTATTTTAAGTATAGAAGAAAACTTAATAATTTTATTAAGTATGGTGAGCTTAGTCCTATTATCATTGACAGGAATTTTGAATTAGTTGATGGGTATATAAGTTATCTAATTATGAAAAGATTTAGCGTTGGAAAAGTACCTGTTTATTTTCAATAATGTGTAAGTAAATAGAAATTTCATTTGGAGAATATAATGGTGGGAAATAATAAAGATAAAAGGAGGATTTTTATATGGTCAATTATGAACCAGAGTTAATGTACGCATTGGATTCTAAAAGTGAATATGCTGATTGGAAGAATGTTTACAATGTAAGTGGCAATGATGTACTTTATTGTCCTATTTGTTTAGGAAGAGTCAAACTTTGGAATGGACAAAATCCAGATAAAACATACAAAAAACAAAGATGTTTTCATCATATTGATGGAATGTGTTCACAAGAAAGTAGGATTCATTTTGCTTATAAAACTTGGCTGTTTGATAAAAATAGTAAATTTAAAGTTGGACAAACTATATACGAGGTTGCTAACTCATGTATTGAAAAGACTTTTCACACCAAATTTGGAGATTATCGTCCTGATATTTTTATAGAAACTATAAATGGGCAGGAATTTTATGTCGAAATTGCTAATACAAACAAGAAAACAAATGATTATATTGAAAAATGGGATGAGCTTGGTTGTGATGTTTTAGAGTTAGATGTGAATGAGGAACTTCTTAAAGTAACGACAGATGACATCCCTAAATTTAAACTTATCTACTCATCTTCTACTGGTGAATGTTTTATAAAACATTATGTTAGACAAGATTATGATGATTTGATTACTTTAAGAAAAACTTATTGGAAAAGAACGGACTTAATTGAGTATAAAATTCAGTGGGAACGATTAGATTGGTTCTGGACAAAGCTTCAAGAATATTATACTAATAAATCAGTACAAGCAGATTTAATTGATGCCTTTCAATTATTAGAACCTGAAGATCAAAGATTTATTTGTAAAAAAATGAATGGAAAACACTCATCGTTAAGATATATTCTTGAGAAGAATTATATAGATTTAGATGATTATGATAATGCACGATTAAAACATATTGGACTAACCATCAAAAATCTTAACAAAGAATTTGGTTATAGTAGTAGCAATAAAAAAGAAGATACATACTTATTCAGAAAATATAACCATATAATTTTTAAAGATGCTGTTTATTGGGAAAATCGTTCTCACTTACTTGTAGATGAGTTTATTACAGACACAGACGTATTTAATTTTTTTCATCCAATAATGGAAAAATATTATAATGAACATACAATACCGCTCAGAGAGGAAATCAAGAAGAAAAAAGAAAAAGAACACAAAAACGAAAAGTATATAAGTGAATATTTATCTCCATGTATAGACAATATGATAAAACAGATACATAGTAGTAAAAAATCGTCATGGAAAATTATTTATGATGTTTACTCTAATGAGGGAAATACATATTTAAATATTAAAATATCTCTTCTTAATCATTGGTTTGAACACCTTACATTTAATATTAATTTATTGAATAGCATTTCTGAAATTGAAATAACTAATAGCATTGTAAAGGCAATGAATAAGTTATTAGTTCAAGGAAAGATTGGTGATAATCATTTAAGGATAATGGAATTAAAGGAGAAAAATGCTGATGACAAACAATAATATATATATTCCCTCTATTGATGCAAAAGATATTTATTTATCAGCACATTACATTGAGGAAAATCCAGAAGGATATAATTTAAAGCTCAAAGATGGACAGTATAATTTACGAAAATTTATCAATACACTTGATTATAGCTTAGACCTTATAGAGTTAAAGGATATTTATTATAGAAAATTCAGAAAACATGATTTTTCATTTAGAATTAAAAAACATGATTATTCTGTAAATGTAATTAATCTCACGTTTAAGTATTCTGTAAAAGAATGGAATCAGATGAACAAAAATACTTTTGTCAGGCTTGGATATGATTATAGAAATCTGTCTTTTAAAGATGGTATTGCTAAAAATAGCGAAGGTGAAATTGTTGGAATTAAGACGAATGAAAAAATTGAAAACCCAATTGATATACCAAAGCCATTTGTTAAAAAGCAGGTAAATATCTATGATAAAAAGGATAAAACTGTTATTAAAGAGATTCAAACTCAATACCATAAAAAAGGTGAACCGAAGACTATAAAGACAAATGCAGAACTTAGAACTGAGTTGTATAAAGATGGATTTATATGTAATGGTATTAAATATTGTCGTATGAAACGTTCTACTGGCTCTGCAAGAGTTGGTAAATGTCTTTTTATCAGAGAAGATTTATATGAACCGATTATAAAATTCAGTTCAGGTGGTCTTAAATATAACCAAGGAGATCCGATTGATTTAGCTGCATATGAGGGATATATTGCTCTCCCATCTAGTAGCATTATTGATACCATTCCAATTAAACCAGAAAATATTCTTTTAATTGATGATTATGACAGCGTGTTTAATGAGGACGTAATCGAGACTCATGATGAAGACGGATGGCTTAAAACTACTGAAAAGAATTGTGAAATTACAAATACAATTTGGGATGGTCAGTCTCTTATGGATATATCTCTATTTGGTGATTATTCAGAATATGGTATGCTTCTACTTAGAAATCTAATGTTCAAATCTTGTTGTTTCAACTGTAATATCCAACAATGGTTCAAAGATAATAATATAACGGATGTGTCTCAGCTTAATGGTAAAACAAGAGCTACACGAATTGAAGATGTAAAGTTAATTACCACACCTAACAGTATTAAATATTTGAAATTTAGTACATGGGATGAATGGCTTAACCACTTATATCCTGATTTTGGTGTTGTAAAGCATGATAAGAAAACTCATTTCTTTGGAGGTCGCTTAGTACAGACTCATTATCAGTTGCTCAATACCCTTCAGATGTCCAAAGATGAAGTAAGAGAATTTTTGCAGGAATCGCTTGACTTTGCACAAATGCTTAGAGATAGACCAGAAGTTGTACGTTATTACATTAAATATCCTGATATTGATGAAATGTCACCTATGGATAAACCTATGAGTAGCAAGAATGATGTGGTTTATAATTTAATGTGTGTAAATGATAATTTTACTAAAACTAAATATTATCAAGACTTTTTACATGATTTATTGGCATCATATTACAAAAATCTCAAAAATGGGCATATCTATGTAAATGGTAACTACTCTACTCTTCTTGGTAATCCAATAGAGATGTTACAGCAATCAATTGGTAAGTTTGAAGGAAAAAGTCAAATTGGAATTGGTAATATACATAGTACACGCTTTGAATATAATAAAACTCTTCTTGCCAGTCGTTCACCTCATGTTACAATCGGAAACATTTGGCTTCCATATAATACGGAGAATAAATTGATAGATTGTTATCTTAATCTTACAAATGAGATTGTGTGTATTAATTCTATTGGAGAAAATGTATTGCAGAGGTTATCGGGTGCTGACTTCGATAGTGATACAGTAATGTTGACAGATAATGAAAAGCTCATTCGTGCAGCTAAAAGAAATTATCAGTTGTTTAAAACACCAACTGCGAATGTTGATTCTACAAAGAAAAAAAGATATTATACACCAGAACAGCAAGCAGATCTTGACATTAAAACATCTGTAAATAAAATCGGTGAGATTGTTAATCTATCTCAGGAATTAAATTCTTTACTTTGGGATAAGATGTATCATGGTGCTACTTATAATGATATTAAGGAGTTATATTATGATATATGTCAATTAGATGTAATGTCTGGAATTGAAATTGATAAGGCAAAGAAAGAATTTATTATCAACAACGGTAAAGAGTTAGATAAACTACGTGAAAAGTATGATGAACTTTTGCGTGAGTATGAAGAGAATGAAGAAGGCGAATTAGTAAGAGGTAAGAAACGTATGCCACACTTCTTCTCTCATATCTCTAAACAAAAAGGATATTACAATCCTGATAAGAAACATTATTGTAAATGTCACACTTCAATGGACTATTTACAGACCATTATTAATGGATTCAAAATTAAGAATCCATATAAAAAGGATTGGCTACCATTTGTATCTATATTAGATAACTCTTTATTTAGAACAAATCGTGTAAATCAAAAACAAATAAATAAAATTTATAGTATTTTAAAAAGATATATAAATGAAAGAAAAAATATTTACGCTTCTGACTCAGATACAAAAGAAGATAAAAATGAAAAAGCGAATAAATTAAGAGAAGACCTTATTTCCGACATTGAAGATGAAACAATTGGATTTTCTACATTATATCGTCTGCTCTCTTCTCTTGAAGATAAAGAGAATTCTCAAATCAAAAATCTTTTATTAGAAATTATGTATCTCTGTGGCAATGATAGTTTCAATAAAGCTATTATCCAGTCGAAACATGAAATTTCCCAATTAGAAGAAAATGGTGCTGATGTTAAATTGTTTGATATTGGCTTCAAAATTACAAAAAAACAGGCAAAATGCGAAATCGACAGCTAATTACGGCTCTAGCTGTACTGCATATTTTTATTTTACATAGGAGAGGGTAGTTTTCTATCTATTATTTTTTAATTACTGCCCTACTCTATTGTAAAATTCTATGTCTGCTATTATAGCAAAGGAGGAATTGCAATACAAGAAGAAAAAAAATATTATAATCAAAAAGATATAATAAATAACATTTGTGAAGAAACTGGTTGCTCTATACGTGACGTTACGCTTATTTTGAATTCGTTGGGTAGTGTGGTAAAGGATAAGTTTGGTGATAGGAATAATTATGTAGAAATAAAATTATTTCCAGGACTAAAGGTAACTTCAAGATTTATACCATTTGAGCAAGCTCAGTCTAATTTAAAAGGTTATATAAATAATCACGATATGTTATTTTTATCTGCTGACTTTAGCAGAAATTTTAAGGATTCTGTAAAAGAATTACATAATAATTTAGAATGAAATCAGCTTTTCTTTATAGCCCCATCTTATAGGGCATGATAATAATATAGGCTTCTTTCAAATTTTTATTTTTATATAACTTCTCTTTCTTATATTGGTGGTTGCATTATTACAATAATAACGTAGCCACTGATACTCTTCCCATATAGTTCAATGGTAGAGCAACGGACTGTTAATTAACACAGAAATGTGGGGATAATCCGTGTATGGTTGGTGGGAATACCGCAAGTATAACTGCTGGTCAGATTTTGATAATATCTCTTAAGTTGAAAAACAGGGATAGAATCAAAAAGTAAGGAGATCGCAATCCGAGCAGGATGGTGATGATTGGGCGGTACTCAAAAGGTACTGATGGTCAAATATACACCTCATCGTCCATTTGTAAGTACATACTTTTGGTGAATGAACAAAATTTCTTAATAATAAAAATATTATTTGATTTACTGATAGAAAACAACAAGCAAAAGTGTGTATGACCGCAAAGAGAAAAACAACTTATTCACCTGTAATATGGTGACATGTAACACTCGCAAGGTGTTATGTGAGAAAGTACAAGTATATGCAACTCTAATAGGCTGCAACCTATGAATCTCGCAAGGAAGAATGTGTAAAAAGAAAATCTATAACGCTTTGTGGTAAGAGTTTGCCGATTATGTCAAAATCGGTGTTGTTGCTACCTACTGTCTAATCGACAGTGTGATAAATTGTGTCCAACCGCAATAGATGGTAGTGTATTGAGTCAAATATCTCAGCTCATATTAGGTAAGAATCTCATACTTCGGTATGGGGTTTTTTATTTTGGGAATTAGTTCAGTTTGGTTAGAACGCCTGATTTGGGTTCAGGAGGTCGTGGGTTCAAATCCTACATTTCCAACTACTATCCTGCTTATGTAGGAAATAAATCAAGAAAGAAGTGAAAATTATTAAGTACATTTCAAAAAATGAAATTGAAAAATTATTATCTGAAGGTGTAATTAGGAACACAAGACGAGGATATGTAGATTGCAGAGGCGAACATATTGGGTATTATAAAACTTGTGGTGGAAAGCGTTACATTGAAGATAAATACGTTAAGTAGGTTCTGCCTATGAAAAATCGAATTGAATATAAAGGTTTTTATATTGACAAGACTGAAAATGGCTATCGTATCTGTAGACAAGAAGATACAGAAAAGCATACCCATCTCTCGAATCTTAATCCATCATATAGGCTCATAAATAATGTATTATCAAATAAAATTCCTACTCGTTGTGGATGTTATTATTTAGAATCACATGCTAGATTAAGCTATGATGAAAATTATATTAGGAAGATTCGTGAGTATATTAAAGTAAAGCAGAATAAAAGTAAACAAATGTATTACAATCCTGGCAGAAAGCGTTCTGGTGGGAATTTTTAATTTTATGGAGGATTTAAAGGATTATGGCAAATTTTGTTTTTAAGGAAACCAAGCAGACTTCTATGAAGATTGCAGGTATCATTGACACAGATAATATGACTGTTGAAGTAGATGGTGGAGAAAAGAAACTTGCTACTCTTCTATCAGTATTTAACGGTGGCAGTGTTGAAATAAATGTGAAGGTAAAAGAGGAAAGTGAACTCGATGAGCCTACTGAATCTAATGAAGAATAGAGAGTAGGTGAACTATATTTATAATTTCGAAGAAGAATTAAAAAAATATGGGCTAACCCCATCAACTTATGAACAGGTTTTACAAGAAATTTCTAATAAAATGTCTGGAATGTCAGATATAGATTGGAAAGAAATTGTAGATAAATATGATATAAAATGTCATTATGATAGCGTCAGAAAGGCTAGTCAGACCATATTTGGTAACTATTTTGTTAGAGAATATTTAAAAGCTAAAAACATAACAGAAAAAAGTACTACTCTTGATGATGCTAAAGAAGTATTAGGTGAACAATATATTGTTAAACAGCAAATACATAATGATAGATTGAAACTCAATAAATTAAAAAGAGATTTAGTTCCTTGTATTACAGTTGCAGACGAATTAAAGCAGTATATGAAAGATAATAATTTCTCAATGGAAATTCCTACATATATGTACTCTTCTGTTGAAGAAGAATCTGATTACGCTATGATATGTCATATTACTGATTGGCATATTGGCTATATAATAAACAATTGTAATGGTAATAATTTTAATTGGGAAATTGCCAATGAAAGAATAAATAAATATATTTCTGAATGTAAAAAATATATTGAATTGTATAATATCCGTCAGGTTTTAGTTATATCAACAGGTGATATGATTGAGAATTCATATATGAGAGAAACACAAGCACATAATTGTGAATTTCTGCAATCAATGCAAATACACAAAGCTACTAAACTCATATATAGTCTATTAGTCGCTTTAGCTGAAGATTGTAATGTTATATTCGGTGGTATTGCTGGAAATCATGATCGTATGTCAGGTGACAAGAAAAAGAATTATGAGGGCGACAACGCAAATGTGCTTATAACTGAACATATTAAAGATTTGGTTGATGTAAGCGGCTGTGAACGTATTTCTATATTAGATACAAATTATAATGATTCTGAAATAAATATTACTGTTTGTGGTTTATCTTGTAAATTTATTCATGGTGACAGGTATAAAAACGGAAAATATAATCTTTCAAAAATTATATCTAGTGATAATCAGTTCTATGACTTAATCTTTAGTGGACATCTCCACAACTTTTCAATTGAATCAGAAAATCATGGTAGATATGCTATTTCTACAGGTTGCTTAAGCGGATATAATGATTTTTCTAAAAATTTTTATTGTAGTAGTGTAGCATCTCAAACAATAGCAATTTTAAAAGATAACGAAGTTGAAATGATAAAGGATATTCAGCTTAGTTAATTATATTTTGTTTTTACGAGGATAGTTTGTACTACCCTCTTTTATTTTTATTTATTTTATATAGGAGGAATATATAATGTCTACATATAATGTACATGCGGGTCACTGTCCGCAGGATGAGGGTGCTTATGGTGCGGTTGGTATTTTACAGGAGTCTGTTGAAGATAGAATTGTTAAGAATGCTGTAATTGCCAAGTTAGAAAACCTTGGACATACTGTATATGATTGTACATGTGACGAAAATACATCGCAGAATGGTTGTTTAGCAACAATTGTTAGTAAGTGTAATTCACATAATGTTGATTTAGACATATCTATACATCTTAACTCTGGCAGAGGTGATTATGAAGGTGATGATTCTAGTGGTGGTACAGAAGTTTATGGATATGATACTGGAACAGAAGAAATTGGTTCGAAGATTTGTGAGGCAATTTCAGAAAAACTTAATATTAGAAACAGAGGATTTAAGGTCAATCCAGGACTTTATGTTCTTAGAAACACAAAAGCCCCTGCTATCTTAATTGAATGTTGCTTCGTGGATGACAGAGATGATGCAAACAGATGGAATGCTGAAGCTTGTGCCAATGCTATAGTCGAAGCTTTAACAGGCGAAGTAGTATCAGAAGATTCAAGTGAAGATTGTTCTGACAATGATAGTTCGGATAATAATGAAACTACAGGTGGTAGAACTAATGATTTAGGTCATGTTGATGTTTACTATAGGGCTAAGACAAATTGTTGGTGGGATGAAGTTCATGATAGAGATGATTGGGCTGGTGCCAATGATGATCAGGCAATTACAGGTATTGCCATTGGCGTTAGTGAAGGTTATGTGAGATATCAAGTTCACTTACTTAATGGCAATTGGCTTCCAGAAGTTGATGGTTATGACATCAATGATGACGAAAATGGTTACGCAGGTAACGGTAGAACACCTATTGACGCATTAAAAGCAGTATTCTATACACCTGATGGTTATGAATACAAGTGTCTATATATACAGGTATCGCCACAGGGTATGGACGAATATTACCCTGTTCAGATAGATGATCAAACTGTAAATGGACAGGACGGATATGCTGGTTGTTTTGGTAGATATATTGATAAGGTTCAGCTTTGGGTTGAATAAGATTTTTTGAGGGAGTAGACCAAATTGGCTGCTACCCTCTTTTATTATTAAATCGGCACTTATCATTAAAAGTGTCAAAATATTATTGATTAAAAGGAGATTTTTTATAAATGATTAAAACAGAGTTAATTAATGCAATTGCAGAAAGAATTGAAGGAGCTAAGAAAGGTGATATTGCTCTTATACTTGATACATACGCAGAGGTTATTACAGATACATTAAAAGCTGATACTACAGAATCTGTTCCTGTAGGTAAGCTTGGTAAGTTTAAGGTTAAGACAGTTCCAGAGCGTAGAGGAAAGATTATGATGGGCGATCGCAAGGGTGAGGAGTATGTAACTCCACAACATGATGAGATTTGCTTTAAGATGTCAAAGTCTGCAAAACAGCTCTAATCTGAAAGGTCGTGATTATTATAAAAACATTACATTTTGAAAATTATGAAGATTTTGCTTGTGCTGTTTCAGATACATATGACAGAGTAAAATCTGATGATGAATATAATTCAGTAGATATTGTTGCTAAATATGAAGATGTAAAAGAGATTATTCGTGAACTCGTTGGAATCGGATATGGTATTGCATTTATTGATAAGTTTGGTAATCCAGAATGGGATGGGTATGACGATGCTTTCGTTATTAGCTTATTAGATGATGAAATCTGGTGCGAACCAGTTAAGAGAGATGATAAGTACATCTTTATTGAAGCTGATGTCGTATATATCTTTGATGATTGTAATTCTAAGATTATTCCAAAGATTGAATCTGATGAGGTATATGAAGTAGGAATTGGTAATTATGATGACTGCGATGGTGATTGTGAAAACTGTAATTGCCATGACGAAACTTATTTACATACTTCTGAAGACGAAGATGGAAATGCTCACGGATTTACTGCTAGTAGGTTAGATGGCGACTCTTATATGAGTTATTCTTACTACTCTAGCGATGAGTTAAGTCATGAAGATATTCAGAAGATATTAAAGGCTTTTGGATTTTAATTTTTGGAGTGTGTGGTGTATGCTGCACACTCTTTTTTGTATGGGTAGGTATGCAAATGGCTGAAGCAAGCGGTCTGTAAAATCGTGACCTACATGGTAAACATTGTGTGTTCAAATCACACCCTGCCCACTAATAAAATAATTAACTAAAAAAGGAGGCTGAAATATTGTCAAAAGAGAAAATAACAAGGGTGAAATATTTCACTCCTGATAAAGAGAAATTTATTTATGAAGAGAACTGGAAGAAATATGAAAAATATTTACAGTCTAATATCATCAAAAATCGAGATGTAAAAGATACAACATACAAGAGATATAGAGGATTGTTCCGACATTTTCTCATGTGGTTAGGAGAAAATTATGGTGAATTAGATTTATATTCTGATGAATTTATGGAAAATGCAGTTGATATTATGGAAGCATATATGCTTTTCTGTCAGGAAACATTGATGAATCATAAGAAGATAATCAATATGAAGATTTCTGCCGTAAGTTCATTCTATATTTGGTCTATGAAGCGTGGATTTGTTAAATATCATCCTTTTGATGGTAAACTTGACAGAATGAAGAAAGCTAACGAGGAACAGATTCTTAATCATTATTTCTTAAATGATGAACAGATTGCAGCTATTAGAGCAGATTTGTATAGGACAGAGAATAATAAATGGACAATACAAGATCAGTTATTATTTGAAATCGCACTCTTCTCCGCTAATAGAATTGGTGCATTAGAGAAACTTACTGTATCCTCTCTTGACTTAGATAATATGGTATTTGAGTCAATACGTGAGAAGGAAGGATATCGTGTGGAAGTTTCGTTTGATGATACTTGTAGAGATATGCTTGAAACATGGTTATCTATGAGACATGATGACTATGATCATCTTGAATGCGATGCATTGTTTATTCATAAATATAAAGATAAGTGGATTCCTTGGACACAAGGTATGATTCACGATAGAATGAGAAAATTTGGAAAAATTATTGGCATTCCAGACCTGCATTGCCATTGCATCCGTAAAACTTCAATAAATAAAATTTATGAAGATACTGGTGATTTAAACCTTGCATCACAGTGGGCGAACCATAAAAATAGTTCCACGACTCAAATGGCATACATCAAACCTGTCTCAAAGACAGAATTAAGAGACAAATTAAAACTTTTGAAATTCAAACAGAAAGAACTTGAAAAGGAAGCTGAAAAAGAAGGCATTTAGAAGATACTGAGGATTCCGATGAAGCTTTCGTCTAACCTTTGACAAATTCAAAAAACATGCATTCTTAAAACAAAAGAATAAATAAATACAACAACTTATCTATAGGTAGAAAATGGTTCTCTACACACTCTTCGGAGTACCTGAGATGATGGATACACCGCCCATCATAGATAATATAATACAAGCTGCACACATCCAAAAGAAGTGAGGGTGATCTGTCAATCCGTTGATAGATTTTTACAAGTGGCTGTCACTGACCGATATGTGACATAAATATAAAGGTCGGTTTGCGAAATTATTGACCTTTGGAATGGTCTAAAACTTCCCACTGCTACTGCTTATTGGCGGTGTTATGGAGAGGTCTTGCCTTAGTAGACGATTAACATATTTTGGCATTTACTATTCATATAGCATTGTAAGTCCTAAAACGGTCAATATCAACCATAGAAGTGATCGTGCTTCTCTGCGTTAATGAGAACCTTTAATAAGTAAAACACAACTTCTATTAGTCGTTTTGTAAGGTATGGATTTATCGCTAAATTCATATCTGAGTTTTTGAGATAGAAATAGCGAATGACTACTGGGCGGTCTGTCGGATAAGAGACATAAAACCTTATCAAGTGATGGAACGTAGCATATCTATTCTTAAATGTACCATCTAAAAAACGTGATACGCACAAAAATAAGCAAGAATGGAAATTGCAGTATGTGTTTCTATTCTAAAAAACTGGATATGTACAGTCCAATATCAGCTAGTTAGTGCTTTATGCTGATTTTACATATCAGAGAATTTTCAACATTCTCTTTGTCGGTTGACTGGTAATCAATCGGCAGTAGATCCTACCCATCTACATATAATATGGAGAGTGCTCCTCTCCTATTATCATAGCGGAATGACGAGCAATGGAAGCTCACTTGGCTCATAACCAAGAGAATGCAGGTTCGAGTCCTGTTTCCGCAACTCAACGATTAAAAGGAAAACGAAAAAATAAAAGAAAGGAGTATGTATATGGCATATTTACAGGTTACGGAAAATGACTTAGAAATTGGTGATGTATTAAGTATTACAAGTGATAATGGTAAAACTTTAAAAGCTTTACAGATGCTTATTGGAAATCAGACAAAAGCAAGTATGAGTATTGATTTTGATAACAATTGTCTTGTTTTTAAAGTAAACGATACAGATATGAATTTACCACAATTACAGTGTAATTTGTCAAAGTCTACCATTAAAAATATGATTTGTGGATTAAAAGAATTTTACAATTTATTAAGTGAGGAGGCAACAGAATAATGAAATTAGCACAGAAAACAGAAATTAACGAAGACGTAATCACAGTAAGTTTAAATGTTGAAGAATTGGGTGATAGCGTAAGAGATGCTGACACAGAGAAAAATCAGTTACATAATTTCGTAAGATATATCGAATATAGCCAGATTGACTTCTCTGGGAATTTGAAACTTTCAGATACAGGAATTCCTGTGATTGTTACTGATGAGCCAGACGGTTCTACTATTGAAAAGGTTACAATCTCTGATTTAGTAAATAAAAAGTACACTCTTGATGAAAACTTATCTATTACACTTTCTATTGATATAAATAAAATTCCTACTACTTCTCTTGGTACAGTGTTTAATACTCCTGAAAAGTTAGGACAGGCAATGGCAGTTCTTTTCTTGGAAAAAGTGAAAGCTGCAATCACAACAAAATTAACAGAAATTAGAGCATTAGCTAACGATTTTGAAGCGGAAACTTCTGTTGTATTATAATATATTATTAAGGAGTAGTGTTAAATTTTGAAAAAGAAAATTGATAGAGAATATGGTACTCAAGATAGAAAAGAGTCATTTCCTTTGGAGATGGCTCTTTTGTTATATGCACCTTTAGCTTAATTGGTAGAGCAACGATCTCCAAAATCGTCAGGTCTATGTTCAAATCGTAGAAGGTGTGCTAAGTGAAGTGAATTGCACTTTCATTGGAAATTTAATATTGAAAATTATGAGAAGTCATTTCGTATGAAGTGGCTTCTTTTTATGTTGGAATAAAAGGAGGTGGTCGTTAGTTTGGCTACGACAAAAGAAACACAGCCTACAAAATTAACGGCTGCACAATTAAAGAAAAAAGTTGAAACGCAAGAAGAAAAAATCAAGTCTCTAAAAGAAGGTGCTTGGTGTTACATGTGTGATACTCATAAAGCTAAAGATAAATTTTATGTAAGTACAGATCCTATGAGTAAAAGTGGTCTTACTCCAATTTGTAAAGACTGTGCAAAAAAGATAGCCCTTAAAATTGGGAAGGACAAGGTTGAACATGAGCCTGATAAGAACTCTGTAATCGAAACAATGAGGTATCTTAATAAGCCTTTTTTGTCAAAATTATGGGATGCTAGTATTCAAGAATCGGAAAATTTAGCTTTAGGCAAAGTTCGTTCTAATGGTTATTATTCATATATAAAGAATGTTGCTATGGGACAATATAACACTCTAACATTTAAAGATTCAGATGTTTTTGATAATAATACAGTCGAGGAGGAAACCTCAAAAGAACAAACAACCGAGGAAGAACTTATTGAATCACATGCAGGGTTGGATACATATGATAGTTTTTTAAAAAACAAAAATGATGTAATTCGATTACTAAGTTATGATCCTTTTGAAAAAGAAGATATAGCCGACCAACCATTCTTATATTCACAGCTATTAGGATTGTTAGATTCTAGTGAAGACGCTAATGAAGATATGATGCGTACTTCTTCTGCTATTTCTATTGTTCGTGGATTTTTACAGCAGTCTAAAATTGATGACACTATATCAAAGTTGATGTGTGACATTTCTAATATTGAACGAAATTCTGCAACAATTAAATCTTTGCAAGAAAGTAAAGGTAAGATTACTTCTGTTATTACAAGTCTTGCACAAGATAGTTGTATTTCATTAAAACATAATAAAAATGCTAAAAAAGGTGAAAATACATGGACTGGAAAAATCAAGAAAATTAAGAGTCTTAATCTGCGAAGTGGGGAGGTCAATGGTTTTGATATTGATACATGTAGAGGTATGCAACAGGTTCAGGAAATCAGTGATGCTTCCATTATGAAACAATTGGCACTTGATGAATCTGAGTGGTCAGATATGGTTTCTGAAATGCGTGTCGTTAACACTGGTCTTAGAAAAGAAAAAGATGCTTACCAAGAAATTAACAGAATACTATTAAGAGAAAATCTTGATTTAAGAGATACATTAAAAGAAAACAATCTATTAAATGAAGAACAGTTAAAAGATTTAAAAGATGTATATTCTGTATTTGCAGAGTTTGATGAAGTTGAAGAGTCTCCTGACGATGAAACAAAGGAGGTTACTGAAAATGAATCAGAATAAACAAATGATTATGAATTACTATCAGAATGAAATTCTTGATTATGATAAGGATTTTTATAATCAATACGGAATATATGTAAAACCACATGGTTACTCTATTTCTTCTCGTAAAATTGAATCTTATATTCAAATCGCTGAAATCCAAAAATATCTGCAATGCAACCCAGTAAAAGCTATAGATCTCTTTTTCAATATAGAGCTTTTAGATGGGCAAGCACTTCTTGTACAAAGAAGTTGGGTTTGCCCAAATGTACTTGCAGTATGTACTCGTGGATATGGTAAAAGTACAGTTATTGACCTTGAGATTATGTCTAAAGATATGTGTTTTTGTAATGTATGGACATATATTGCAAGCGGTACAGGTGGTCAGGCTGAACAAACTTTCACTACTTTGGAACGACTCGCTAATGATAATATTGATACATTTTATGGTTCAACTGGTTCTTTATTCAAGAATGAGATAGAAATCAAAAATGCAGCAGGTGACGGATTTTCACACTCGTCCAATGGGTTTTCCTATTCATGTTATAACGGATCTATGACTAGGACATTGAACGGAAATATAGATGCCAAGAGAGGTATGCGAGGCACAGTAATTTTTGATGAAAGTGGTTTCTTATCTGATGAAATGATGAATGTATATGGTGCATTTGCCGTTGTAAATAAAAGTTTAAAAACTGGTAAAGATGTAGATGGTAATTCAATAGATCCAATTCGTCAAAGATGTTTGCCACGAGATTTATCATATCAAAAATATTACATCAGTTCAGCATCTTCAACTGATACTCAGTTTTGGAGATTATATCGTGACTTCTCTAAGCAACAAATCATGGGAAATCCAGATTATTGTGTTTTACATATAGATTGTGAACAAGCGTTTAAACCAACTCTTAGAGGTGAATTAGTTACTCCTCTTCTATCTCGAAATACTGTTGAATCTGAAATGAGAACAAATCCCGAAAAAGCAAGGCGTGAATATTATTGTATTTTTACTACTGATGCTGGTACGGATGCAATTATTCGTAGAGGTGTTATCACACGAAATGAAGAAACAAGAAAACCTCTTCTTTATAATGACACAGGTGATAAAAAGTTCGTCATCACATATGATCCTGCTAGAAGCCGAGATAATTCAGTAATTCTTGTTGGTGAAATTTATGAATATGAACAGGTTGACGGAAGTATTGACACAAGAATGAGATTGGTAAACTGTATTAATCTTATTGATGTTGGTAAAAAAATCAAATCTCCTATGCAAACTCCAGATCAGATCGAATATCTAAAAAAAGTAATTCTTGATTATAACGGTGGAGCTGACGCATATGGGAATATTGTTGGTGTATACATTGATGCAGGTAGTGGCGGATCGGGTGTTAATATAGCCGATTATTTAATGCCTGATTGGACGGATTCTGCTGGTATTGTTCACAGAGGATTAATTGATAAGGAATACTCTGCTGATTATGTTAAGAAATTTCCTAATGCAGTAGACAAAGTGCATCTTATGTCTCCTACTGGTTATAAATCTGAAATGTATGAAGCAATGATAGAATTGATGAATCAGGATAAAATCAGCTTTACAGCACAATATGATCATAAAGGCTATCTTACTGTTTTTGATGTTGATGAGAAAAAATTGGCTAAAGAAAAAGAACGAATTTCTGCTGAACTCAGAAAACAAAAAGTTAATGAAAAGGAATTTGAAACTAAGCTCAATGAAGAATTAGAGAAAATTGAATCCGTTAATACAAAAACTATAAAACTTGATTGGCAGGATGAAATTGCTCTTGCTAATATTGATGCTTTAAAAGAAGAGCTTGTCAATATGGTTCGTAAAAAGCGTGATTCTGGAAAGGATTCGTTTGAACTTACACCTGAGAAGGCTAATAAGCTCCATGATGATCGTGCCTTAATTTGTATAGGGTACTTTGTAATAAATGTAGATAAATTACAAATAGAAAATTTTCTCTGATTAATTGGGAAAGTCCAGAAGTGGATAACCCACAGCAAGCGTAATGGTAGCTGCAACGACTAAGTGAGAAAACTTCATTCTACAAATTATATATGAAGATGCGATAGTCTGAACTCGTAATATAACTTAAAAATGAAATACGAGAATTAAGGTCGAGTGTAAAGACACTCTTGGAAGTACCTTAATCGCCTATTAAATATATCAGTTAAAGGAAGTGATACTATAACTGGTATTTATATGATAAAAAATGTTAAAAATAACAAACTATATATTGGTCAATCTACAGATATAAAAAATAGATGGGTGCGACATAAATCTGAATTGAATAACAATCGTCATATTAACAATCATCTTCAATTTGCATGGAACAAATATGGAGAAGATTGTTTTATTTTTGCCGTAATTGAAGAATGTTCTGTCTCTGAATTAGATGAGCGTGAGAAATTTTATATAAACAAATATAATTCTATGAGTAATGGATATAACTTGTGTGAAGGTGGAAATGGAATTCGTGGTTATAAACATACTGAAGAAGAAATAGAGAAAATGAGAATGATTCAAAATCCTAAAACATTACTTCAAATTAATAAAAATTTAGAAATTGTTAATAAATGGCATGGGGTATCACATGCCTCAAAAATTCTTGGTTATTCAAAAAGAAATATAGAATTATGTTGCAACATGGTTTATGGACATAAAACTGCATACGGATATTATTGGTTTTATGAAGATGACTTCAATAATAATAAAATAGATTGGAATTATTATACATCAAAGCAAAAGATTAATTATGATGGAAAATATGTTGTTCAAAAAGATTTAGATGGGAATATTTTATCTACCTTTAAATCTATAATGGAAGCACACAGAATGACTAATATTAATAGACAATCTATTCAATATTGTTTACAAGGAAAACAGAAAACAGCAAAAAATTATATTTTTGAATATATTTAATAGGTTTAAAAGTAACAGAATGATACGGCATGTATGGCTTCTTATGCCCTTATGTGTGAACGTAGAAAAGCCATTACAAATAAAAAGCGACCAACAGAAGATGCCACAAGTTTCATAAATAAGCTTACAATCCGTAAAGCAAAATATAATTAAGGAGGTGCATTATCAAATATGCCTAGACCTAAGAAAGTAGATGCAAATTCTAATGCACCTGCTAAAATAAATAATTCACAGAAGAAAACCACTTCTTCTACTTCCAAACAGCCAACCGCAAATGAAATGCGTGAATGGTATGAGAAAAATAAAAGTAGACTTGAACGTTATGAAGATGCAACAAGTGCAATTACAAGTCTTCGAGATATTCAGAAATCATCCAGATATACGTCAATCAGTAACTACTCAAAGGAAGATGTAAAAACATACATAAAGAATATCTCTTCTAATGAAAAGAATCTACGAAGCTTATCTCGTTATCTTTATTATCGTTCAGAAATCTATTATCGTCTTTGTAAATATTATGCAAATCAGATTGATCTTACAATTCGTAATATAGTTCCTCCATTTATAATCTCAGGCGAAAATGATGTGCAATCCACATTACAAAAGTATCAAGAAACAGTTGATATAGTTGACACTCTAGGATTGAATTATGAATTTCGTAAAGCTGCGTCTATCACTTTAAGAGAAGATGTATTTTATGGATGTGCTTACTATACAGAGGGACAAGGAATGTTTGTTCTTCCATTAGATCCAGATTATATGAAAATAGCAGGTATGTTTCCTGATGGTTCATTTGCAGGAGCTATGGATATGAGTTATTTCCGTAGTCATCAGGAACTTCTTGAATATTGGGGCGAACCATTTAATAGTATGTGGAATACATATCAGAGTACAAATGAAAAATATCAGCTAATTCCCGAAGAATATAATGTATGTATTAAATTTAGGTCTGAAGACTGGGAAACCATCGTTCCCGTGCTTACACCTATATTTTTATCATTGATTGATCTTATGGACGCTTCTGATTATCAAGCAGTTCAACAAGCAGCTAATATTTATAAATTAGTATGGCTTGAAATGAAAACTATGGGTAATGATGTAGATGATTGGGCTGTAAATCCAGATATAATGATTCAGTATTTCAATCGTATGCTTGAAGAAGCATTACCTCCTTATATTTCCGCTGCTATTGTTCCTGGTGAATTACATGAAATTAGTTTTCCAGATGATGCAACAGGTGATGTTACAAAGGTTGAAAAAGCTACAAAAGAAATTCTCAATACGGCTGGTGGTGCTCAGATATTAAATCTAAACTCCGCTTCTAACTCTACTGCTTTTAAATATGGCGTACTTGCAGATTCTACATTTTCTATTTCAACTCTTATTCCACAGATTCAAGCGATTGTAAATCGACTTTTATCTAGTTGGATATCTGAACCCTGTAAAATTAAATTCTTTGATGTCTCTATTTATCAGAAAGATGACTTTAGAAAATCAATCTTGGAATCATGTACCAATGGATTGCCAAACAAAATTCTTTATAACACACTAAATGGTGTGTCTGAAAAAGATACGTTATCTATGAACTTTTTGGAAGAAGACTGTTTGCAGCTTAGTTCAAAATTCAAGCCACTATCTAGCACTTATACTCAGACAGGTAATGATAAAGGCGGTGGTCAAGAGAAGGATGATTCGGAACTTACAGATGCGGGACTTCGTACAAGAGACGAGAATTTAAATGATAAATAGGAGTTGATGGAATGAATCAAAAATTTATACAAACGCAAGATGCACCTACTGCTACTCTCCTATCTCAATTAGGATATCAACAGGTGCAAAATTCTAATGGTATTTATGTATTTTTGAATACTGATACTCTTCGGTTTTCAGAAAATATAGATATAAATAAATTAAAGTATACAAGTATGCTTACATTTTAGTCGTCTTCCTTGGGCGACTTTTATTATGTCAGAAAGGAGGAAAAGATTAAGTAGATGCCAAAGGTTATTAAAAAGAAAATTTTAACTGAAGATGATTTACTAAAATTCTGTCAAGAGCAGAAATTTGCAAAATTCAGTTCTAAAGATACTGGCTATCAGTTGGCTTTAAAAGTACCTACTACTTTTGAGATAGACGATACCGTAGACGAAAATCATCGTGGAATGATGCGTCTTAAATTCAGAATTTTTCATATAGGACTTAACAGAAATAAGAGTTATGTATCAAAGGATGCTGCTGAGAAAGCAATGAATACAATTGCTGACAGACCTGTGTTGGCGGCGATCCATCAGCTTGCAGACGGAACTTGGGATTTCGAAGGTCATGAGATGGAAATTGTTAAAGACGAAAAAGGTAATGAAGAACTTAGATATATTGAATCTCAAGTTGGCTCTTTCTCATCTGAACCTGCGTTTTGGGAACATGATGATAATTTAGATAAAGATTATGTATGTGCTTATGCTTATATTAGCGAAGAATATACAAAGGCTTGTGAAATTATTCGTGCAAAACAAGGTTCAAAAAATAGCTGTGAGCTTTTCATTGATGAATTATCCTACAACGCCAAAGAAAAGTATCTTGAATTAAACGATTTCTATGTAAATGCTTCAACTTTGTTAGGAAGTCATGATGATGGTACAGAAATTCAGGAAGGCATGGAAGGTTCTCGTGCTGATATTGCAGATTTTAGTGTAAATAACAATTCAGTAAAATTTGACAAAGATGAAAAAATGATTGAACTCTTAGAAAATCTTAACAAGACACTTTCTAATTTCAATAAAGAACAGACTCCTGTTCAAACACAATCAAAGGAAGGAGGAACAAATAACAAAATGACAAAATTTGAAGAGTTACTTGCCAAGTATGGTAAAACTGTTGAAGATGTAGCATTTGACTATGCAGAAATGTCAGATGAGGAACTTGAAGCAAAATTCGCTGAGATGTTCGATGATGACAATTCAGACGGAGACAATTCAGATAACGGAGAATCTGGTGAACCTTCCAATGATGGAGAAGGTGATGGCGAAGGAGCTTCTGATCCAGATGGTGATGAAGGTGGAAGTCAGACTTTTGAAAAGATTGTTCGTACATATGAGATTTCTCACGAAGATACAAGATATGCACTCTATAATCTGTTAGCCCCATATGAAGAGTCGGATAATGATTATTACTATATCTCAAATGTATTTGATTCTTATTTTGTATATGAGGGTTGGTGTACAGATAAAATTTACCGCCAGAACTATACAAAAGATGGAGATAATGTTTCATTTGATGGTGAGCGTATAGAATTATTCCGTGAACTTTTAACAGCAAGTGAGAAGGCTGAACTTGAATCTATGCGTTCAAATTACGCCGCCCTCAAGGAGTTCAAAGAGACAGCAGAAAAGAATGAGCTTCATGCCCAGAAAGAAGCTATTCTCAATACTGATAATTATTCTGTTCTTACAGAGAAAGATTCAGAGGGGAATTATATAAATGCTGATTTCGCTGAATTAGTAAAGACTATGGACAATTATTCTGTAGAAGACTTTAAAACAAAGGTAAAGGTTATGCATTCAGATTATATGTCTGCACATGCGAACTTCTCTTCTACTGGCACAAAGAAAAACACAAATTCAGTTAAGATGTTTACGAATGTGAATAGCACAAAAAAGAAAAATAATCGCTATGGAAATTTAAAGTTTAATTAAAAATTTAACACAACTAACAATCAATATGCTCGTTGCTTTTTTGCAACGAGTTTTTTAATGCAAAAAATTTTAAGGAGGAATTTTATTATGGCAAATATGTCAATTAAGTATGAAATTGCCAAACATGCAACTGCTAATCCTTCCAATGTTTTAGCAGCAAATTATGGCGAGCATATGTTTTCTGTTGAACTTACAACAGATACCGATAATGGTAATTTAATCGCAATTGGAGATTGGAAGAGTCTCGATCTTTACAAGGAAGCTGCTGTAACTACTTTTACAGGAAAAATCGTACAGCAGATGAGCAATGGTAATTATCTTGTACTCGTTACAGATCCTGGAGATGCAGTTTTAGTATATTCCGTTCCTGTTGGGGCTGAAGATTGGACTAATACATGGAAGAAAGAGTCAAACCTTTATAACCTAGCTGGCGACAGAGTTCGTTGCTATGGTTTGCACAAATATGACACTTTTGAACTTTCTACTGAAGGATTCAATGGAAAACCAGAAGTAGGAAAGGCAATCACAGGCGTAAGTGCTAAGAAACTTACCATTGAAGCTTAATTATGGAAGGAGGTTTAAAATAATATGTTAGTATTTTCTGATAATTTAAAAAGAGTATTCTCTAAACCAGAGAACGATTTTGAAGGCTTTAGAAAGCTTTTCTATGATTATACACATGGTATAACAGTATATGACGAGGACGGAAACGAAGTTCCTAAGAATGCTGTAAATGCAAAAATTAACAGTGTTTGTTTCGACATTTTAGGATTAGATCCTACACAGAAATATTCAAAGAGAGATATTAAAAGAGCAATGAAGAGAAACGGTCTTGAACTTATGGAGGTTCTTGAGGATACTCTTGATATTAAGGTTACAACTGGTTTACAGGAAAACGAATTCTTTAATCAGTTTGTTGAGTCAAAGAATATTTCTCAGGGAGATAAAAATGAGTTCTGGACAGATAAGGATGTAATTCTTACTGTTGCTAAAGTATCTGGGGATCATCATGACTTATCAATGCAGAAACTTGCAGAGGGTGAATCTTTCTCAGTAAAGACATCCAACTACGCAATCAAGGTTGGTATGGATATTGACGTATATCTTACAGGTCGCAAAGATTGGTCTAAGTTTGTTGACGCTGTATCAATCGCTATGCAGGAAGAAGTTCAGAATGATATGCTTACAGAGGTAATGTCTGTAGGTGATAAAATTCCTGCACAGGAAGTATTCCATGTAACAAAGGAGATTACTGCTTCTAATAAGGAATCTTTTGATCAGTTACTTGATGATGTTTCTGCTGCTAATGGTGGAGTTGATGTAACAGTATTCGGTTTAAAGACAGATCTTAAAAAGCTTAATGCATTTACAGATGTTGATTGGGCTACAGATGCTCAGAAAGAGGATATGGCAAAACTTGGTAGACTTGGCACATACGAGACTACTACTCTTGTCGAAATTCCACAGAGATTTGTTAAGAATGATGTTACAAAGAAACTCATCAAGCCTGGTACTCTCCTTATTGTTCCTAATGTTGACAATAAGTTCTGCAAGTTTGTAGATGTTGGAGAAACAGAAATTGTTGAGGTTACTGAAAAGGCTGATAGAGCTGACGACTTCATGACATACGAAGTGCAGAGAGAAATGGGTATCGCATGTATCTTTGATAGATACTTCGGTGTTTGGACTATTGCCTAAATAAAATAGAAGTTGTAAGAGGTTGGTATAATCCAACCTCTTATTTTTATGGAACGAAAGGATTATAAAATGGCTTATACAAAGAAAACAACAACTCCCAGGACGGAGAATATAGAAGAAAAGAAATCTACAGTTAAAAAGGAAGTTAGAAAGTTTGATGCGACAGATGCCATCGAATGTAAATCAATTGTTTCTGGATGTCTTGGTATGATTGGAATTAAATCAGGTGTAAATTATGAATGGGCTGGTCGTGGAGATGTGACAGAGGTGGAATATCAGGATCTTGTAGCTGCTATTCGTTCAGGTAAGAGACATATCACAGAACCTTTCTTTATCATTCAGGATGAAGATTTTCTTGCAGAATTTCCGCAGGTTCAGAAAATTTATACAACTATGTATTCAGTTGGCGACTTAGAAGATTTATTAATTAACCCAGATGCAGATACCATGATTGCGACAATTGAAACACTTCCAGATGGTGCAAAGGAATCAATTAAAAATATTGCAGCAACTTTGATAGCAAACGGACGTGTTGACAGTGTAAAGAAAATTAAAGCACTTGATGCATTTTATGGGACGAATTTTACACTGATGTCTGAATTATTTGAATAGTAAAGGAGGCTCACAATGACGCTTCCATATGAAACAATTTTTTCACGAACAAGAGGACGAATTTCAGATCTGAAGGAACTCTCTCTTGACGAAAACGATTTGCTTGAAATATACACAGAGCGATTAAATAATGTAATTTCTAATCCAAGAGTGCGCAGACTATTCTCTTCTCTCACACTCGATGATGAAATTCAACAGTTGGATTTTACGCTAAATAATTCAGTAGATGAAACGGCTGATATGAATTTTGTCATAGGAATTCTTGTACTTGGAATGACGATTGAGTGGTTACAGCCACAGGTTGATTCTATTATGCACACATCAGTAATGATAGGTGGCAAGGAAGAAAAGAAGCTACTCGACAATCATAAAAATATGATTGACCGTCTTAATTCCATGAAAACTGAATTGAATAAACGTATTCGTGATTACGGATATATGTATAATTCTTATATCAATACGGAGTCCTAATATGCAATACATATATGGTAACTTCACAGACAAGCAAATCAATGAAGCAGTTCGTGCAATGCATGGTGATATTCACAAATTACTGCTCTATAAAGACAAAACAATTGAAGAGAAAATATTTGAAGATGATGAAGCATTTCTCGTCTTCTTTGAGAATGTTATGTTTAAATTAGGTGGCACAAAAACCTTATTTAATGATAACGGACTTATGGTAACTATTATGGCAACCTTACAAGGTGCTATGGATAATTTCAAGAGTGACCATTTTAGTTATAAAAAATTCCGTAGGGCAATCTTAGATTCTCACGGATATATTAAGCAGATGTTTGAGGGAGGTGTAAGCGATGCCGAGTCTACAAACAGCTAGGCGTGTCGCAAACGCCAAGAACAACGGTGCTAAAACGATTGGTCAGATTTATAAGGAACAGTCTGATTGGGCAATGGAACAGACTTGGGATAATGATATCCAGAGTAAAATCTGTTATATCTACGACTTCTATCATGACGATCAGCCACGATTAGCTGAAGGTATGACATATGAGAATACAACTAAAACACGCATAGATGTAAAGTTTATTGTTAAGTCATATCAGTCTATGGATAAAGACCAAGTAGAATATTATATTCAGTTTAGACCATCACAGGCGGTTCGATTTTCAGTAAATGATGAATTATATTATTTTGAAACTGATTACAAATCTGTTTATGGAAATACATTTCCTGTAGGCGAATACATTGATATTCCAGACGATAGAGGAGTTTATCATAAATGGTTGATTTGCCGTGAAGAAAGAGCAAACCAATTTCCGAAGTATCTCGTTCTTCCATGTGATTATGAATTGTGTTGGATTGAGACAAATGGTAAAGACAGAATTAAGCGTAGAATGTGGTCTGTTTTAAGAATGCAATCGTCTTACACAATCGGGCAGTACACGGATCGTGTATTTACAAGAACAGATAATCAGAATAAAATCTGGCTACCGCTAAATAAACTTACAGAGAAATTCTGGTATACCAATAGCGAAGATACTACAATGAGAATTGTTGTAAGTGCTCCTACTGAACACCCTCTAATATGGGCTTGTACAAAAATTGAGAATATTCAGCCTATAGGTATTCAGAAACTTACAATCTATCAAACTGTTTGGTCTGATAATAGAGATTATATTGAGAAAGACGAAAATGGTAATATTATTGGTATGTGGGCTTCATATTTCGATTCAGAAATTGCCCCAACAGATCCATCTACTCCAACTACTCCCCCATCTTCTATCACAGCAAGAATTTCAGCATCCACTTCAACAATTAAAGTTGGTGGCTCTTATAAAAATCTTACAGTAAATCTATTCAACGATTCCAATGAAGATATTACAACTGAATATGCTGATGCAGCCTTTACATGGACTTGCTCTATTGATAATGAAGACTGGACTGATAAAGTTACATGGCGAGCTGGTACAGAGTACAACCAAAAGAAAGTAAAGTTTCCTAATGACAGTTCCGTTATCGGCAAAATATTGTCTGTTAAGTGTGAAATTGTTAAGGATGACTTGCCGATTAAATCTGAAATTTTGCCGCTGGAATTAACTGAATAGGAGGTGTTTGTATATGGAAAAAAAATTAATTACAAAGAATGACCTGTTAAATAAGCTTCGTGCATATAAGACTACTCCTGATGATGACGTAATTCTATATAAGCAAAAAATCAAAAATGCTTTATTGTCAAATCCATGTCTATTGTATGCTCTTGATGATAAAGAGTTAGAATCGGAATTGTTTGACAAACATGGAAATATCAATTGGGAATGGAATGAAGATACAAAACAATATGAATCTCTTGGAGAATGGGATAGATATTTCGGAAGTGATTCTCTTATTCGTCCATTTTTATTTATTCCAGATACACAGACAACAGTTAAATGTTATGTGTGTTATCAAGTGGGGTTTAGAGATACGGTTAGGCATCAGCCAGGATTAAAAGAAACGCAAGTTACTTTTACTATCTTTGCTCATGGAGATGACCGCATGGATAAACTTACTGGAATTCCAAGACATGATCTTATCGCTTCTATTATAAGAGAACGATTCGCTTGGTCTAATATATTTGGTATGCAGACACATCTTACACAGAATTATGAATCTACAGTAGATAATAATTATGTGGCTCGTACTCTTGTATTTGAACTTACAGATTTAAACAGTAAGGTTCAGACACCTTATGATGGGCAATCGCAGATGATGAACTATCTGTTAAGGCGGTGATATTATGTCACAGCAAAATACTGATATATTGGATGGACTTCAAGCTGCCGTTATAGCTGAAGCTCAACATAAAAAAGATAACAAACAAGAATATAAATTTGATCCATTGAAAATGTATTTTAGAGAAGATTATTTTGTTAAAGGTATTCGTATCGTACAGCCGACAATAGGTGATATTCTCAATATGGGTGAATCAAAATTTTATTCTGGTCTTTCGCCTTTTCTATATAATTCTACATCTATTCGTGTAATGTTATGGGATTTACCACAGCGAATAGATTGGTGCAAAGTTAAAGATATTGAAGTATTTGGTATGATGAAAAGTATGACAGATACTGATAATTCTGCAATTCGATTGTTATTCCCAGATTATAGAATTGAACATATGCGGCTAATGCAGTTTCAAGAAAAAGATTCTTATAAATCTCAGTTATGTTTATATGATTCTGAAAATGATTTTATTTTAAAAGAATCTGAATATATGGAGATAGCTGAATATATCAGAACTTTGCTTAATATCCATCCAAAAATAGAAAAAGCAAAAGGAAAGACAACAAAACAATGGATGATAGACGAAGATAAAATGAATATGGCACAAAGAGATGAGAAAAATACTTCTACTCTTCTGCCACTTATATCGGCTTGTATAAATCACCCAGGTTTTAAATACAAGTTACAGGAACTTAGAGATGTTGGAATATATGAATTTATGGATTCTGTACAGAGATTACAGATATATGAATCTACTTGTGCTTTAATGAGTGGAATGTATTCAGGTATGTGTGATATGTCTAAAGTTCCAAAAGAGCAATTTAATTTTATGCGTGAATTACATGAATAGTTAGAAAGATTGAGCGATTTATATCGCTCTTTTTTAATACAAATTTTTATATTATAAGGAGGAATTATATTATGGCATTTAAACTTGGTGACGTAATTATTGACCGTCTTCAGTTCGGCTATGGTGCTACAAAGACAAAAGCTCTTTATGCATTGACGCAGTTGACAAATGCAACTATTGATATCACTGCCGACTCAACAGATATTAAAGACAAAGATGGTAACTTAATTTATAGAAAGTATTCAGGTAAGAGTGGTGAGGTTACTGCCACTAATGCATTTATGAATCTTTCTGTAATTGAAGCTATTTCTGCTCAGGACGCTGAGATTGCTTCAGATTCTAATACAATTGTTATGCCTATCTTTAAGATTGTAAAAGCAGGTGAAACACTTGATATTACAGATGCTGTTGAGGATTCATTTATTGTAAATGCACTTTCAGCAAATGGTTCACTTGGAAAGGCTTATACAAAAGGTTCTGCTGCTTCTGCAACAGAATTTAAGGTAGATACAGAAACAGATCATAAGCTTACACCACCATCAGATCCAGAGGAAACACAGTACCTCGTTAAGTTTAAGAAGAATGTTAAGAGTGGTGCTAAGCTTACAATTTCTGGTGATAAATATCCAAAGGCTCATGAGTTATACTTCAAGGCTCTTGCAGTTGATAAATGTGAAATTGGAAGCTATCGTGGTTGCATTATCCATATTTCATCATTTATGCCAAGTCCAGAAGTAAGCCTTGCCCTTCAGGGTGGAGATTCACAGACAATGGATTATAAGGGTGCAATCCTTACAAATGCTTGTTCTACATCTCAGGATATGGTTGAAATCTATTTTGTAGATGAGGAAGAGGAAGTCTAATCTTTATACAACCAAAACATATTTAGAAGAGTGGCTTTCCACTCTTCTATTATATTAAGGAGATGAATGAATGAGCAAGAATGATTTAAGAACGTGTTGCGTTTGCCATAAAGAGTATTCGTTTTGCCCAGTTTGTAATCCAGAAGACAGATTTAAACCTACATGGCATTTTGCTTATTGTAGTGAAAATTGCAAAGACATTTACAATATTACTTCTTCATTTGAAGATGGACGTATGACAGATATTGAAGCTAAAGCAAAATTAGAAAAATTGGATTTAAGCAGGAAAGAATATTTTGGCGAAAGCTATAAGAATTCTATTGCTTCTATTATGAAAGCAAAAGCACAAGTTATTAAGAAAGAAAATAAAAAGACAGAAGTTAAGTCTGTCAAAAAGGATATTGTTACAAAAGTCGAAAATGAGGCTGAAAGTAATGTTGAATAGTGATTTTTAAATAAGGGATTATAACATACCGCTATTCACTGTTGTAATCCCTATTTTTTACGCTATTTATATAAGGGATAAAAAGGAATGATTAAAACAAATTTAAAACCAAGAGATTATTCAATATATGAAGTTGTAAGAATAGTTAATCCAAAGCAATATTTGTTATATATCAAAAATGGCGTATATCCAATAGATATGTATACGAGTATTGATGCGGATACAAACAACATTATTTTGGCAGTTGTATTTCTTAAAGAAGAAACAACAGAAGTCTATAAAAAATGGTGCAATCATGAATTAGTATGATTGATGTGATGTATTAAGACAATTAAATAAAGTTATAGTATAAGGAGGATTAAAATTATGACAGATTTATCATTTTTAACAAATTTTGCAGTACCGATTATTGTTGGTATTTGTTTCTGTATCGGCTATGTATTAAAAAATATTGTTACAACAGATGCAGTTAATAAGTATATTCCTGCAATCATGGGTGTGTTAGGTGTTGTTTTAAATATTTGGATGAATATGGCTTTTACACCTGAGATATTACTTGGCGGTCTTGTCTCTGGTCTTGCTTCTACAGGTTTATATGAAGCGTTCAAGAATTTTTTGAAGAAGTAAGAAGGGATGGTACATATGAGTGGGAGCTATAGAAAAACTTGCACAAATTGATTATTTATTAGTCATTCTTGGGTTCTTTGCCATCTTATTTGCAGCTAAGGAAATTATTGAAATATTCAGTTATTTCAAAAAAAAATATCGCATTAAAACAGGAAACGAAGAAGATAAAGAAATTGTTGAAAATCGTATTAAAACGCTTGAAAAACATGACAATTGGCAGTATCAGGAAATCCAAAAAATATCTAAAGGTATTGATGACATTAAGGACAATCTTGTACAAAAAGAGATATCTGATATTCGATGGGAGCTTCTTAATTTTTGTTCTGCTCTTACGGGTGGGCAGGATTATAATAGAGAAGCTTTTGAACATATTTTTCGAACTTATGAGCAATATGAAAAAATACTTGCTGATAATCATATGACTAATGGATATATTGTAGAATCAATGAAAGCTGTTAGAGAAATATATCATAACAAACTTGTTAGTGGTGATTTTAGGTAATTTAGCCATAATCTTCATTATATCACATATTGTATAAACCAATGTTTATTAAATTTCAGTTATTCTATGTATAACAAAATTTTTCTTGAGAATACTTATGATATGAAGAATAAAGTTGGCGAATATAGATATAAGCAAAATATAACATTAAAGGAACTATCTCAGAGAAGTGGTATTTCTGCAACCACCCTGTCAAAAATTGAAAACAATCAAACTAATGATATTCTACTTAGTCACGCTATTACTTTATCTCATATACTAAAAGTTGACTTGTACGAATTATTTTGTATAAAGAGATAGGAGGAATCTAACATGAGGATGTACTTTAATTTAATTTGTGAAGAAGTTGAACTAACAGGTGGAAAAATTATCCATATTGATATTAATATTGGCAATATGGAAGAAGTACACAAAGTCGTACTTGATAATATTGATAAATATCCCAACGCTAAGTGGGAGCTATACCCAATGTTTGTTTGTGCGTAATTACATATTTTATTTTATGAAAGAGCGATTTCATACAAGATCGCTCTTTTGTTATATCTTTATATTAATAAGGAAGAAACTCATAGAAAATTAAAGTGCTTTTACCATTATCTAGTCATATGGTAAGGGCATTTTTTAGTTAGGGCAGATGACTAGACTGCCTGCCCTTAATCAGAAAGGAATGAATAATTATAGTAAAAAATATAGGTAAAGTTTTTGAACAGAATTTCAAAAAATCGTGTCCAGAAGATATATTAATTTATCGCCCTCCTGATGCTGCTCAATCATTTGATATGAGTTCAAAGCTAAGATTCAGTCAACATAGCCCATGTGATTTTATGATTTTTAGTGGTGACAGAAATACATTTTGGACATTAGAATTAAAGAGTTTCGAAGGTTCTTGTTCGTTTGAACGAACTAAAGAAGATAAAGGAATTATACATCACTATCAAGTAGAATCATTAAAGAAGTTTTCTATTTATAAAAATGTTTGTAGTGGGTTTATTTTAGATTTTAGAAAAACAGGTAATACATATTTTCTTATGATAGATGAATGGGATGGATTAATAAATTCTTTATCTAAGAAAAGTTTCAATGAAAGTGATTTATTGAAATATTGTAATCCAATATTGATTAATAAGAAAAAATTAAAAGTGAATTATCGTTATGATATAAATAAGTTTCTTAACGATACAAGATTATAAAGGAGAATATTTGAATATGAAGAAAATAATGAAGCTTTACGAAGCAACAAACATATATGAGATAACAAAAGGCATTATAGAGAACAACGACTCTAACATTACATCTCTTTCTAAGTTTAAGCTACTTGGCATAATAAGAAGTTTTTCTGGTATCTATACAGATTACGATCAGACAAGACAGGATCTTGTTAAAAAATATGGTGAGCCAGTTCTTGATGATGAAGGCAATGAAACAGGAAATATAGAAATCAAGAAAGACTCTGAAAATATAGATAAGTTTGTTGAAGAGATGAATATACTTAGAAACCAGAATATTGATGTGGAATTTACTTCAATGACTGTTGATGAATTGTTTAGTTTAGGACTTAGTGCAGAATCATATACTATATTTATGCCTATTGTAGAAGAATGATTTATAAAGGAGAAAAAGGATTATGAATAAGATAACAGTTAAAGAATTTGTTGAAGGATATATAAATTGTACAGATTCATTAAAGAAAAGATATATACAAGAAAAGTTAAAGGTTATATCTTATATTCCTATAAATGTTAAAGATGCTATTGCAATAGTTATTACAGATAGAACTATGTTTGAACAGGAAAAATATACAGATAAAGATGGCGAAACGAAGTTCCGAAAAACTGACAATATACATGTTAATTCATTTGTTCAGTATATGTTATTTGTTAGAGAAATTATTGAGAAGTATACAAATCTTATTTGTAGTGATGATGCTAATTTTATGACAGATTATGACTTATTAAAGTCTTCTGGGTTACTTGATAAATTAATGATTGGTGAAATTATAGATAGAAAAGATATTCCATCACTTATTCCTGCAAGTGAAATATCTGAAATAAAAACTCTTATTGATATGCACAAGTCTGATATTATGCAGAATATATATGAACCACACGCATATGTTAGTCGTCAGGTCGAAAGATTTGGAACTTTAATTAATACCCTCGTTGAACCTTTTATGGAAGCTGTGCAGAAGAAAATTGCAGATATTCCACAAGAAGATTTGGATAAGGTTGTTGAGTTTGCCAAGAAGGGTGATTTTAAAGAGGTATAGAATATGGTATCAAATAAGTTGTTTTATATAGAAGAATGTTGGTTTAATCTTCCAGATAATTTTAATGGAACTTGTGGAGATGCTTTGATGCTTTTAGCAAAATATAGATTAGAACAGGAAAGTAAAAATAAAATTGGTTCAGAGAATGAACTTTTAAAAAAGAATGATAGTTCAGAAGATTTGTATACTAGCCTTATTTATAGCGATGATAGAAAAGCTACATTAGCACATGCATTTTTAAAATTAGATGAAAAAACAAATACATATATTAATGCGTGATGAAATTCAAATTTCTTTGGATAAAAATAAAAAAGCCGTGACTGGTTTGCCACGGACTTTTTCGTTCTCCTTTCATTCCTTGTGTCTTTCTACTCCTTATAGAAAGAGCACTTAATATCAATGCCACTAAATAATGCTAACTTCACATGAATGTCTTTCATACGGTGGTTTCGTACATAAATCCAAACTGGAAGTAAGACTATTAGCAGCATGATGATGAATAAAATTGCTATCATCAATATGCTCCTTTCTATGACGCAAGTCATGTATCTTTGTGGAGAAATTGTGTTTCTCATCTGATAACAATGCATAACGGATTGTGTCACTTTTACACACAATCTACTATCAGACAAATTAATTATAGCACAAGAAATGAAAATTATAAATAGGCTCTATGGCGGTCAAATGTCATAGAGTTTTTCTTATGGAGAGTGGTTACTACTGCTCTCCTATTTTAGTGAAAAAATAATGAAATTATAGTGAAAATTTTGGAGGTGATAATGATTGGGACTAAATAAAGACACTATTAAATATTTGGAAAAACAGGCTCAGAAAAAAGCTTCCGAATTGGCACACGAAGCTCAACAGAGATTAACAGATGGTTATGTGTCGTTTATTGATTTATATTATAGCGATTACACACCACAACAGTATGTAAGAACACATAATTTATACAGGTCTTATAACAAATTTTATAAAAATAGCCACGGTACTATTTTTTATGGTGGCGTTGAAGTAACACCTGAAAGAATGTTTGATAACTATGACCAAATTACACCTTCAGATCTTATGTCGGAATTTATTTACAATCCGAAAGGTACTTATCATGGTTGGTATAACATTCCTGCTAGTTTCAGTGTGTATAGAGAAATACATAAATATCATGAACGGTTAAAGGATGAATATAGAAAGCGTTGTACAGTTTAGAAAGGATGTGAATAAATGGCTAATTCAGATATTATTAAGATTGGTTTTGATTATAGAGCTAGTCTTGCACAATTTGAAAAAGAAACAAATGGTGTATTCGATGGTATTAGTAATAAAGCTGGTAAGCAGAAAATCATAATTCAATTAGATGCAAAAGATGATAAAGTAATTGATAAAATAAAGGAATTACAGAAACTTAAATTAGATAAGTTCACATTCGAGTTTGGTAATTCTGGATTAAAAGAACAGCTACAGACATTTGATAAATTAGAGAATAAGATTAATGAGATTATTGGTTTATCAAAAGGAATTGACTTATCATTTAATACCAAAAATAAGACAGATGCTTATAACCAGTTAAAAAAATATGCAGATGCTTTTAAAGACTATTATGGTAATGAAGAAGCAATGGCTACCAATGCAGGTGCAAAGGCTGGTTATGCGTACTACAAAGCCTATGAAGAAGCATTGCGAAAAGGTGTCGCACAAAGTAAATTAGAAAAAGTAACTATTGATTTTGATGTAAACGATTCATTTTTCAGTAAAGAGAGAATCGTAGGAAATAGAATTAAAGAGTTTGAAAATTTTCAAAAGTATGGTAATGCAGATGAAAGTAATTTAATTGCAGAAATCACATCACTAGAAAATCGACTTTTGAAATTTAATTCTGCTTATTCTCAAGTAAAAGCTAATTTAGGTGATGCACCAATTACACCTGAAATCACAAAAAACATTGAAGAATATGTCAGGTTATTAGAAGTTGCAGAAAGCAGAGCAAAAGATGCAGAATTATTTGGTTATTCAAGCGAAGATATCAATTCAGATAAAGATCTTGCAAATATGTATCTTGACTTTGCGAAAGAAGATGCTACTGCCAAAAATAAAAAATATATTGAATCATTAAAACAAGAAGAGACACAAACTATTGCTACTGCTGAAGCTGAACAGAAATTAGCAGTAGCTCAAAAGGAAACAGTTTCTAATACTTCTAATTCAAATAATTCTCAAATTGAAGAGTTAAAATCTGATATTCAAGAGGTAAAAACTGAACTTGGTGATGTAAAAGATAGAATTTCTTCTATTGAATCGAATGGTTTTGAAAATGTACGAGATGATGTTGAAAAGACAAAGGAATCTGTAAAAGAACTTAACAGTGAATTTGCAGAAATGAAATCCAACCTCTCTTCTACTTCACAAGAATCGAATATTTCATCTGGAAGGAAAGACGCATTTCCTGACAAGGATGTTTCTGCATCTGTAGAGTCTGCTACTAATTCCATCAAAGAAGAGAATAATGTATTAGAGCAAAATACTCAAAAAGTTAAGGAAAACGCCGATGCAAAAAAGAAATTAACTGATACTGATAAGGAAGTATCAAATGTTAATCTGTCAAAATATGATAACCGTCTTGAATCATATACTAAGAAAACATCTGGTTATGATGCAACTATTACTAGATTTGAAAATGGTGGTTGGACAAGTGATACATATAAGCAAAGGGTTAATGCTGTCAAAGAAGCTGTTGCAGAATATGAAAGAATTCTTAGTAGTTTGAAAAACAATCCCGATCTTGTAACAGAGGAAAACCTAAATAAATTAAATAAACAGGAAAAACTCATCAAAGATAATATTACTGCTGTTCAGAATATGTCGGCTGCTGAGAAAGGATATAGTCTTATATCTGCTCAAAAAGAATTAGATAAAATCAATAATATTCTTAAAGAACATTCTGGAATGTCACGAGAAGCTAAGAATCAGATGAAAGCTTACTACGCTGAAATTAAATCTGGTAACCCAAGTGCTAGTTTAGATGTTATTCATGGAAAGATTATGCAAATAGTCAATGCCGAAATTGAAGCTGGTCGTGGCGGCAAGAGTATGTTTGATGCTATCAAAGAAAAAGCTTGGTATGGTGTTGCTAGTGCTATCGGTACATATTTTGGTTTTAATGATTTCATAAGATACGGTAAAGAAGGAGTTAGTATTGTCAGACAATTAGATACTGCTCTTACTGAAATGAGAAAAGTATCGAATGAATCTGTTCAAAGTTTGAAGAAATATCAAGATACCACATTTGATACAGCAGATGCAGTTGGAACTACTGCGAAACAGATACAAAATTCCACAGCGGATTGGATGCGTTTAGGTGAAAGTATGGATACTGCTGCTAAATCAGCTAAAGATGCAAATATCTTACTTGACGTATCTGAATTTGAAGGAATAGATGAGGCAACCGAATCACTTGTGTCTATGAGTCAGGCGTATAAAGATCTTGATAAAATGGATATAATTGATGTTCTCAATAATATTGGCAACAATTATAGTATCTCGACAGATGGATTAGCAACTGCTCTTAAAGATTCAGCAAGTGCATTAGTAACTGCAAATAATGATCTTAATGAAGCTGTTTCGTTGACTACGGCTGGCAATGCTATAACTCAAGATCCATCTAAGGTAGGGGCAGGTTTAAGAACGATTTCTCTTAGATTGGTTGGTACAGAGGAAGCCAAGGAGGAACTTTCAGATTTAGGCGAAGAAACAGATGGAATGATAACCACAGTATCAAAACTGAGAAATACTATCCAGTCTGCAACTTCTGCTGCAACAAAAGACGGTAAAGGTTTTGATATTTTTGATTCAAACGGAAATTATAAGAGTACATATGAAATCATGCAAGGATTGGCAGATTTGTATGATGAAATTGTCAAGAAAGATAAAGAATTAGGAACAAATAATCTTAACTTATTATTGGAGACTATAGCAGGCAAAAACCGCAGCAATATTGCTGCTTCTATTCTCCAAAACGGTGATATGCTTCGTTCAGTATACGAGGATGCTCAAAATTCCGAAGGTTCAGCAGAAAAAGAATTAAATTCTTATTTAGATAGTGTTGATGGAAAGTTTCAACAACTTCAAAATAGAACGCAAGAATTTTGGTACAATGTAATTGATACTACAACTGTTAAATCTGTTTTAGATTTTACCACAGATTTAACTGAAGGTGCTTCTAAATTTTTTAAATTAGTAGAAAAGCATCTTCCAACCATATTAGGAGCAATTGCAACTATTATTGCTTCAAATAAAAGCGGTGGTTTGATAAGGTTAATAAATTTTATTAACAATTCTCCTTTCCTAGCTACCGTAGAGTTTAACCGTGAGGTGTGCGAACTTATTGTATAATAAGCAAGGACTCTAATTGTAAAATAGTAGAGAATGACTGGCACTTAATCGTGGCTATGAGTCAATATGGCATAATAGCGAGGTTCATAAATAAAACCTTTCAGTTACTATGAATTCAACATAGTACGGGAAAACCAAAAAAATTTGTTCTAGTAACCAAACTATAATACGAAAGGTTATAGCGGCGAATGTGAAAGCATGAGGTATGGTAATATCACTAAAACAAGGTAAATCCGCATCCGACAGTCTTAAACATTTTTGCAAAGACTACGATCATCGAGCATAAGGACTAGACGGTTGATGAAATCGTTAATGTGTGCTCAGGGGAGAATAAGAGGTGTACTTAAAATGAAGGTGATAGTTGATACACTTTACACCATAATTAATATATTGTGAGAGGTATGTTAATTATAATCAACATAACAGAGAATAATAAAATAGGACTGTCGTGAGACAGCCCTACCGTTGGATTAAAAGGAGAAAAATGAATTACGACATATAGGAGAAAATATTAAAATTTTTTGCTCTTAGAGAACATTTGGGTTATATATTTAACTTTCTTATCAGAGAGTTCGTTATGTCTACAGATAAGAACTATTGAAATGAATTCATATGTCAACCAGATAAAGTAACATATGCCTCCACAACCCATAAGTTTTAAAATGGCTATAATAATATCAACCATTATTATAATTTCACCTCCCTTCTCTATAGAATAGAAATATAAATTAGGGAAATATGTGCCCAGAAAGGGCAGATTCATTTTTCCGAATGCCATAAATATAGACATTGGGACAACCTTCGGTTATAGAGTGTTATGGCACACATCTATGTTGTTTCTCCAATGTCTATATTTTACCATTGTACAAAATTAAATACAATTCAGAACAGTAGTTTGTATTCTATAAGCCAATGTGTTTCGATATATATTCTTTTCTTTCGACTTCATTCATTGAGAAGAATTCTTCAAAGTCAATATCGAGTTTTATACAATCACAATTACATACTCGACATACATTTGTAAGATAATGTGTATATGTAACTCTGTGACAATTTGGACAATAATGAATTTTTAGCATAATTGACTACTCTTTTATTATATCTATTTATTTGGACGGAATAACCTAAATTATTATGATGTGAGGTAAAAAATAATGACAAATTTAAATATTAAAATTAAAATCAACGAATTAGAGGAATTAAAACCAGCTATTGAATATATAAAGGCTCTTGATCTTAATAAAATACCCGAACTCAATACAGAAGTGATAATTGAATTCGGGTATGGTAATTAATTTTCTTTTACTACTTCTATAACTGAAATTTCTGACCTAGCGATGGTAAATGCATTATTCTCAGAATATAAATGCAAATCATATCCCGTAGAGTATTGATGATTGAATATTTCATCACCTTCAAGAGTATGTTCGGATATACCCTTATGTCCATAATATACTTTTTTGATATGTTCATACTCTTGAACTTTACCATCTTTGTTTTTAATTTTAAATGTGTACATTGTGATACTCCTCCGTAATTTGATAACACCATCATACTACTTTGAGGAATATTTTACCATTCGGAACATATGTTTACCAAGTATAACCGCAGTTACCACACTTAAATGTCTTGTTAATCTTCTTACTAAAGATACCGAAAGCCCATATTGATGCCCCACGTTCTACTCCACCTATCTTTTTAATGTTTGTAGAACCGCAAGTTGGGCACTTAGGTTTATTAGCATTTTCCTGTTCTTCACGTTTTTGTTTACCAAGATTGAAATAGTAATCCGCTTCTGCTCCACGCATAGATTCCTCGAATTTACGCTTTTCTTCAGCTTCTTCTTCGAGGGTTAGTTTTTGACCAGCTTTTTTGTTACCAGTCAGTCTTGTATATTTGTCATAACGAAAACCGAACCAGAAATCAGGATTACCAAGGGCTAATTCTTTATATGATTTTTCGTTAAAATATGGTGAGTTTTCAACTTCTAATTGAATTTTAACTTCATATTCATCTTTTTCATCTTCGGTCATTTGTTCATATTGTTCTCTTGTTAAACCATCATCAACAATATGAGTGCTACCACAATTGCAACAATAGTCTTCATAGAACCAACAACAATCTTCTGCTCTAATAAAACAGCATGATAAACAATATTTCATATATATTTACCTCTCTCACTTAATATATAAAATATAATATCATTTTTATATATATACTGCAATATTTTCAGCATATAATTAACGATAGGAAAAATTTTAGCTGATAATTGGGGTATTACTGATAAATTAGGTGGAACAAAGAATTTTAAAGAAGTCGAAAAATTATCTACATTAGATTTTAAAAATTTCAAAGAATTAGAAAATACCATCGCCAATGCTAAAGGCGATACAATTCAACTTCAGAAGGTATTAACCGAAACTTTTGAAGATGGTAAGTACTCAAAAGTAAATGGTCTTGAGGAATACATTAAGAAAAATAAAACACTTGATAAGGATTCTATTAATGAACTTATTACTAAACAGAATTATGAGAACATTGCAAAACAGTCTTTCAGTTTTCAAGGTATTAATGCAAATATTAAAGAATATAACAGTCTCTTAAAGAGTTCTGTAAAAGAGGGTAATGCTTTTGCTGAAGTTGTTGCTTCTCATAATATGAAACTTGGTAATTATCTTACAAGTCTTAATGGTGCAAATGCTGGACTTGGTGGATATATCAAGAGTCTTGGTATTGCAAAATTAAAGACAATTGCATTATCAATTGCTACTACTGCCTTAAATATGGTCATAGGTGCTATAGCTTCTGCTATTGCTTCATTCATTATAAAGGGTGTTACCAACATAATAAATAGTGCCGAGAATATGAAAAAAGCCGTAGATGATATGGTTACATCATATAATGATAGTTTAAAGACTCTTGAATCGCACAAAAAGACTATCAATGACATAAAAGATGATTATGCAACTTTATCAAAGGGTGTTGATGAATTAGGCAATAACGTTTCACTTACGACTGATGAATATAAAAAATATCAAGATATTTGTAACCAGATTGCCGATATTTACCCCTCTTTGATAGCAGGACATACTTCTGAGGGTAATGCAATATTAACCTTAAAGGGCAATGTTGAAGCTTTAACAAAAGCATATAAGGATGAACAGAAAGCAGCCGCTGCAAGTGTTATAAGTGGCAGTGATAAGGAAAATACCAATGTAGTCAAGAATTATAAAAACGAATCAAAAACTGGCATAAAAAGTGCCTTTAAATCTGCTTTTACATTTAATTCTGATAAATCTATGGTGAATGGATTATCAACAACTCAAAAGATATCTTATCTCAAAAGAGCTACAACTCTATCTACTAATGACTTAAAAAACAAATCGGGTTCTATAGGCTCAGATAATGTATTTAGAAGTTTATTAAAGACATATGGATTAGATACTGATAGCACTGACCAAGAGGTTACTACTATCATTCAGAATATGAAAGCTGATTTATCAACTTATCAGGCTGAAGTTGATGAAGCAATGAAAGGAATTAAAACTAAAGCGAATGCGTATTTTATATATAATTCAGATTATGATAATTTGAATGACGAACAAATAAATCAAATAAGTTCCTTAATTGATAAGTCATTAACTGAAGAAATCGCTGACACTTTTAATAAAGATTCTGATATCAATAGTAAATTTGTACAAAAAATCATTGATGGTATCGAGAATAATAAAGAGGGTATTTCTAATGCATATAAGTCTTTATTGACAATTGATCCTAATAACATGGGTGATGTATCAAAAGATAAGCAAGCAATTGATAATTACATTAAGAAAATTGCTGATTATATTGGAACGGATGCAGATTCTTTAAAAAAAGGTCTTGGTTATGATGTAGCTGATAATATATCTCAACAGTATAATAATATCATAGAAGAGGCAAAGAAGAAAGAATCAGACTTTGATTGGGATAATTGGTTCAAAGAACATTCAGTTAATACTCAAGAAGAAATTGACAAATGGAAAGAAATAGCATCTTCTGCTAATAGTGCTGCTGAAGCACGAAAAAAATACGCTAAACAAGCAGATACATTTAAAGAAACTAAATTGTTTGATATGGGAAGTGACAGTGCTCCATCGACATTAAGTAAGCTAAATTCTCAATTAGACGAAATCCAATCTGCCTATTCTACACTCTCTTCTGCTGTTTCTGAATATAATAGTAATGGAAATATGTCAATTGACACAATGCAATCCATTATTGCATTAGGTGATAATTGGCTTGATTACATTGATATGGAATCAGGAGCATTTACTCTCGACCAAGAAGCCTTAGATAAACTTACTCAAGCTCGTATTGAGGATATGAAGCAACAAGCACTTGCTAATTTAACTTCAACCGTTGAAAGTATTACAACCGAAGCCGATGCAACAAAGTATTTAGCTTCAACTAATTACGATGCTGCAAATTCATATAAAGAATTAGCAAAAGCAAAATTATCAGAAGTACAAGGTAATCTTCAGAAGAAAGTAGAAGAAGGTTCACTCTCACAAGATTCTTATGATAAGATAATTTCTAAATTTGAATCTGATGCTAATAAGATATCTCAGATATTTGATAATACAAGTTTCAAACTTACAGCAGATGGTTCAATTGGAGATAGTTTATCAGAACTTGAATCACATGCGGATTTACTTAAATCTGTACAAGACGAGTTACAAAACACAAGTAGATTATCATCTTCTACTTTGGATTCAATTGCTAAAGCATTTCCTGAGTTGAACGAAGCTACTCAAAAGTTCAGGGATGGACTTATGTCGTCTAGTGAATTATTTGCATTGCTAGAGCAAGCGTATAACGATGACGCTGAAGCTTATAAGTTATCTGAGCAAAATAAGTATATTTACTCCAATGACTTTTGGAATCAAGTTATAGTTGGTAATGAAAAACTTCAAAATATGCTTACGAGTTTCTATGGTGATGACTGGAAAAATTGGAAAAATTTAGCTGAAGCGAAAGCTGGCTGTGAACAAGAACTCGTTAAAAAACTTGGCGATTTGTGGGATAAATATTTCAATAATCAGCTTACAGCATTTAAGATAGTAAAAGATGCCGAAACTGGTATGATGAGTGTTCAAGATAATGAAGATTCTCCATTAAATCAAAAAAGCAATCCATTAAAAACGGGATTTGCAGGCGCAAAAATGATGGACAACCTTCATCAAGATGTAAAAGCAGCTCAGGAAGAAGATAAAAAAGTAGTTCTTGATTATATTAATCAATATAATTATGCACGAAAACAACTTCAAGGATTATTTGATAGTTCCACTCCCAATTTAGACATAACAACTGACTGGAAATCCATTGGAAGTAGTTCGTCTTCAAGTGATAGTGGAAGTGATTCATCCTCAGAACCATCGCCACAGGACTTCAATTGGGTAGAACGTCTCTTATCTAAAATCTCTAAAGCCTATGACCGCTTAAAGAATAAAGTAGCAGATACAACACGTACATGGCTTAATCGTAATAATGCCCTCTCCGATTCTATGGAAACATTGTTATCAGAGATTAACGCACAGTCAGATGCTTATGACTTCTATATGGATAGATTTAATTCATATGACCTTGACGGATATTACAAAGACCAGATAGCCAATGGTTCTATAAGTATAGATGTTATTTATGATGAAGACCTCAAGGATGCTATTTCAGATTGCCAGGATTTATATGATAAGGCACAAGATGCTGCTGATTCTGTACAGTCATTAAACATTGAGATAAGACAGCTTGCTAAAAGTAGATTCGATAATATTCAATCACAGTTTGAAGAAGTTCTTGGGAAAGTAAATTCTATTAAGGATTTATATAACAAAGATAATGATCTCTTAGAAGAACAGGGCTGGTTCGCTTCTACTCTGCTTAACAGTTCTATGATTGAACAGGAACAAAAGAATCTTGAAAAACTTGAACAGGAAAGAGATGCACTTACAAAGGCACTTAATTCTGCTATGGCTTCAGGTAAGATTGAGGCTGAATCTGAGGACTGGTATTCTATGCAGTCTGATATAGATGATTGTACCTCTTCCATATATGATGCTAAAAAGGCATTGGTTGAGTATGATAATGCTATAAGACAGATTAATTGGGATGCTTTCGATAGAACAAGGGATGATGTCAGCAACCTTATAGACGAAACTCAGTTTCTTGTTGACTTACTAAAGGATGAAGATATTACTGATGATAATGGTAATATGAATGACAATGGCAAGGCTGCACAAGCATTAATTGCACAGAAGTATCAATTATATCTTAATCAAGCTAAGGCTTATAAGGACGAGATACTTAAGATTGATGAAGAGTTGTCTAAAGATCCATATGATAAGGAATTGCTTGACAGAAAGCAAGAACTTATTAAGGCTCAACAGGATGCTATTAATTCAAGCATATCTGAAAAGAATACTCTTAAGGACTTGGTTCAAGAAGGTTATGATACATTTCTTGATAAGCTTGATGAAGTTATCCAAAAGTATAAAGACCTTATGAGTCAACAAAAGGATGCTTATGATTATGAAAAATCTATCGTTGAAAAAACAAAGGCTCTTAATGCTTTGGAGAAGCAATACTCTGCCGTTCAAGGAGATAATTCTGAAGAGGGTAAGAAGAATATTCAGCAGCTTAAAGACCAAATTAATACTGCTAAAGATGATTTGAAAGATACTGAGTATGAAAAGCTTATAAGCGATACTCAAGCTATTCTTGATAATCTTGCCGATACTACAAAAACGTGGCTCGATGGGCGACTTGATTCGTTTGATATAACTATGCAGGAAATTATTGACCAGTCTAATGAAAATGCCTCTAATATCTCACAGACTATTACATCTACTGCTGAGAATTATGGTTATAAGCTTAGTGAATCTATGTCTTCTATATGGAGTACAAACGCTAGTAATATAACAAATGGTATTAATAGTGTATTAGGTGACTTTAGTAATAAGTTTGTTGAAGGCAGTAACGCTATTAATAAGGTTTGTGGAGACATTAATGCTGCTGTACAAGGCTTATTAAAGAATAGTAATGACGAAGCTCAAAGAGTTGCTGATGAGATTGCAAGACAGCAGGCAGAACAGAATGCTAATACCGATGGTGGTTATTCTGATAGCGGAAGCTCTGGTAGTGATAGTGATTCTAATGATTGGTCTGATAATTGGGATAACTCTGATAGTGGCTCATCCGACGATAGTGGGTCTGATGGAGTTAATTGGATATATAGTCCTGACAGCTATCCGAAAGACTTATTAAATATTGAGAATTCGATAGTTGATAGAATTAAATGGCATGATTATGATTCATCTTTTGCAGCTCGTAGTCAGTATTATGACCAGATGGGCGGCGAAGGTCAGTATTATGGAACTTATGACCAAAATGTTTTTATGCTCGATTGGATGAAATCTCACGGCTACCGCAAAGGAACTAAATCAGCAACAAGTGGAGTTCATATTTACGATGAAGACAATCCAGGTTCAGAAGTTATTGTTACAAAGTATGGTACTCTTCGTCAGTTTGATTCAGGTGATACTGTATTTAGTAAGGAACAGGTTCAGAAGTTATGGGATATGTCTAAAGGTATTACCGATCTTACTCCTAATATGGGATTGAATAATATCGCAAGTAAACTTCCTGACATTCCTGTTAATTCAAAGAGTATGTCGAATAAGGTTGATATTTCTTATGGTGATGTGTCATTATCGTTCCCAAATGTTCACAATTATGAAGACTTTATGAAACAAGCACAACAAGATCCTAAGTTTGAAAAGATGGTTCAGAATATGACTCTTGGACAGACTTTAGGTAGGAATTCACTAAACAAATTAACATTTAGATAAGGTTTAAGGGCGTACTAGCTTTATGTTGGTATGCCCGTGATATTGATTAACAAATTGAATTTGCGAATATATGTTCTTGTAGATATTTGTCAATTATTGGTATATAATAATTATATATTAGTAGTTGGAGGATAAACATATGGGAATCAAAAAAACATTTCAAAAAAATAACGCAGTCAAAAACTTATTTTCATTACGACCACCACATAATAATGGAAATTCTAAACCCAAACCACCAAAACGAAAAAAGGGGTGATTATAATTAAAGATTTAACAGAGATATTACCACAAGTAATACTATATATTGTAACTGGTTATTTAATTTATTCAACATATCATTTTACAAGGATAAAACAAATAGACGATAAAAATACAGAACATATATTAATGTCATCTTTGGTCATAGGATATATATATTGTGAGTTAATAAATCTCATTCCAATTTATGCCTGTCAAGAAATATACATATTAGGTATGATTATATGCGCTGTTTTATTGGGTTATTTATTGGGAAAATTAATTCAAAATAAATATATTGTTTCTATTTTAGATTTTCTAAAAATAAGAGAAACAGGTAATGATTATTATTGGAATGATTTACTTGATAAATCTAAATCTATGAAAGCAAAAATAATTATAAATAACAAAATTTATGAAGGAATGATACATTATATTGAAAGTAAATCAAATAGTCCTAATATAATATTATCTTCATATATAGTAAAAAATTTAAACAATGTAGTTATAGAAGATAAAAGAAGTGATAATAATAAGGTTATAATTTTAAATACTTTAAAAGCAGATAGCGTTGAAGTTATCTATGATTCAGATAGTTATATGTGTAAGGATATTCAGGAATTATGTGATGTCAATTTAAAAGATGCAGAAAAATATAAATAAAGATTAATTTTTTTTACAGTACAACTAAATACAAAATCACAAAAAGACACATTAGTTTAGGCTAGTGTGTCTTTTATTATGTTAGAAATTATTAAGAATATTAAGAATATTAAAATTAAGGATAGATTGGAGAATGTAAGATGTCAAATAAGTTAGTAAAAACAAAGAGTAATATAGAAAAGAAGCTGGAATATTATGAAAGACATTGTGCTCTACTGGAAAAGGAAAATGAAGACTTGAAACAGCAAATTATTGACAATGAAATCGGTCTTTCAATCGTTAAAGAAAATGCCTCTGAGTCTTATGATAATCTCTCTATTTTAATTAAAAAAGCAAAAACAGCTAAAAATGTATACGAAATGTTATGTATAAAATATAATGACCGAATTAAGGTTTTAGATGAGCAAAAAGCCGAAGCAGATAAAGCTAAAAAAGAATATACAAAAAAAATGCAAGAGTTTGAAAAGCAATACCAGAAAATGCTTGATAATTTATTAAAAAAATAAAATATTAAAAAGGATGGTGAAAATATGTTTACTGATTTTCAATATGCAAACGAGTTGGCAAGTGATTACGGATTGGTTGTGGTTAATTTTAATTCTTCTTCTGGCGGTGCTGAAACTATCTCATCTGGCTCTACTCTAACATTTAACACTGTTAAATCGGTCGGACAAGATATTTCTGAATTATATGGAAGTACATATGATGAAGACTACTCTTTCACTATTCAATTATGTCGACTAGACAATCATTGTAATCCTATTCCTCTTATGCCAGAAGAATATGGAGCGATAAACAGATGGCTAAATAGAAAGACTTTTGATCAATTTAAAATAAATAAAGAAGGCTACGAAAATATAAGGTTTTATGGCACATTCAATGTTCAAGCTGTGAAAATTAATGATGATATATATGGAATTGAATGTGTATTTACTTCTAATGCACCTTATGGTTTTGCTAAAGAAAGAACTCATACTTTTTCCAATGTAAAATCTTTTTATATATATGATGATTCAGATGAGGTTGGAGAAATATATCCTTATACGATTATAACTTGCAATGAAGCAGGTAATCTTACTATTACTAACTCAGCAGATAACGAATTATGTATTATCAATAATTGTATAAAGGGTGAAGTAATCACTATTGATAATCAACATCGAATAATTACATCTGATAAACTTGCTCACAACATAGCAAATGACTTTAATTATAATTTTATTAAATTAATAAACACATATAAGAATAGGGATAACTACTACTCTTCTACACTTAATATAAATGTAACTATGAGTTATTCTCCTGTTAGAAAGGTAGGAATTTAATTAATGAAAATCAATGTAAGAAATTTACTTAGAATGCAAAAAACTGGTCAAACAATTAGACCATTGCACATCATTTTAGGTAACAGAAATCTTGAAAAATTCGGTGAAATAGTTAATATTCCTGCCGACTCTATAACATATCATCCCCAATTTAATGCAGTTGATGAATTGTCTTTTAGTGTATATAAAGAAAGAAACGGTGAAATTGAGAATCTTTGGGATAAAATTATTGATTTTAAAACTGTATACGTCAAGGAACACAACGAATGGTTTGAAATCACAGTAAGTATTGATGAATCAGAAATAAATACAAAAAAGCTTGTAACGGCTAAATCATTGTGCGAGGCTGAACTTGGACAGGTAATTTTACATGATGTTGAAATTAATACAGAAGCTGATATTGCTCGTGAAGAGTATACAGAACCAACTATATTCTATAATTCTAGTAAGAAAAATTGTTCATTGTTAAATAGAATTTTTGAAAAAGTCCCTGGATATACTATTGCCCACGTTGATGAAACTCTTTTAAATATTCAACGTTCCTTCAGTGTGGATAATACAAGTATATATGACTTCTTAACAACTACTCTTTCTCAGGAAATCGGTTGTATATTTTTATTTGATTCAAATACAAGAAGTGTCTATGTATACGATATGGAAACTTGTTGCTTAAGTTGCGATTATAGAAGCGAGGATTCATTTACTGTTTGTCCTGAATGTGGAGAAACAATTGTACATGAACCATATGGAAAAGATACCTCAATCTACATAGATAAAAATAATCTTGGTTCTGACATTCAGTTAACTTCTGAAACAGACAATATTAAGAATTGTTTTAGAGTCATTGGTGGAGACGATTTAATCAATGCAACTTTAAAGAATATTAACCCTAACGGCAGCAATTATATTTACTATTTCAATCAAGATACTTTATCGGATATGCCAGATGAGTTGCAAGATAAAATAAGATCTTATGATAAACTTGTTAATGAATATACTAGCAATAAATCATTTTCTTTAGAAGCTTCTCTTGTAAATCAATATAATGATATTATTGAATATATCAAGAAATATTATCCTGATACCACATATTCTTCTATTCAACAACAATATAATGGTTGGAGTAATATAACATCTGTGTATTATAATATTATTGATTTATACTCGTATCTTAATAATTCTATGATGCCAACTTGGAAACAACAAGATAAAACAGCAGCATCTCAGTTGGATTTACTTACTCCTTCTAATTTATCTCCTGTGGCGGTAACGGATGTAAGTAAAATATCTGTTTATACTGCTAACAACGCAGTTCTTGCAATGGCGAAAGCAATTATTGATACATCTATTTATAAGGTTGAAATTCTTGAAGGTTCAACCCTTAAATCTCAAACATGGACAGGTCGGTTCAAATTAACAAGTTATTCAGATAGCGATGATACAGCAGAAATGAAAACTGCAATAAGTATTGAAATTAATGATGATTATATTGCTTATGTTAATCAACAGGTTGACAAGGCTATGGGGAAAGTAAATGATCAGGGATTACAAGAAATATATAAAATTGAATCATTAGATGCATTTAAAATAGCAATACATAAGTATTCCGCACAAAGGTTAACTTCTTATCAATCTGCTTATCAAACAGCAATCAATGTTTTAACAGAACAGGGTGTTGCCTCTGAATCTTCTAACTTACATGATTCTATCTATATCCCATATTATGAACGTTTTATCGCATTAGAGAGTGAATTATCTTACAGGAATTCCCAATTAGATACAACCACAGGTCTTAAGAAATACATTGAGGATTTAATATCCAATACCCATAATGAGCTTGATTTTGAATCGTATATAGGTGAAAAATATTGGAAGTTATTTACTTATTATAGACGTGAAGATGATTATAATAATGACAATTACATATCTGATGGACTAACTAATACTGAATTAATTGACAAGGCAAATGAATTATTGGTGGTTGCAAAGAAGGAATTAGTTAAATCTGGCGAGAAGCAATTCACTATTTCGGGAACATTACAAAATCTCCTTTTGTTAACAGATAAAGATGGAAATAGAATTTTTGAACCAATACTTGATGATTTTACACTTGGAAATTTTATAAGAACCAAAATTGATGGGAAAATTTATGTAATGAGATTGGCAGATATTTCTATATCTTATGGTGATTTAAGTAAATTATCAGTTACATTTTCGGATGCATATAGATACGGAAGTTCAGATGTTAATATAGTTAAAGACATTCTTGTAAAATCTCAGTCTATGGCATCAAGCTACTCTTCTACAGTTAAACAGGCTAGTCAAGGTGAGAAAGCTAACCTAACATTTGCAAAATTGCAAAAAGAAGGATTAGATTCTGCTTTGTATAGTGTTCACAATACTAATTCCACTGCTGTTTTTGATGAACATGGTATTTTAATTAGAAGTTATGATGATGTGTTGGATGATTACAAAGACGAACAAGCTAGAATTAATGTTAATGAATTTATTTATACAACAAATAGATGGAGAACTGCTGTTACAGCCTTGGGTAAACAAAAATATACTCTCAATGGTACTATGTATGAGAAGTATGGCTTAAATACAGACTTTGTTATATCAGGTCTTATTATCGCAGGTGATTTATATTCTGCTAATTACACAACAGATTCAAGGGGTATATGTACTGCTGGAACACATTTCAATTTGGCAACTGGTGATTGCAATATTGGTGGAGATACTTTTTCTTATAACGCCACAAATAAAAAATTACAAATAAAAAATGTTGATATTGAGTGGTCTACAACAACTTCTCCTGATATATCTGATGTGAATGGTTTGTCAGATAAGATCAACTCAATAAATAATTCTATTGCAGATAATTCTAAAACGATCACCTTTGTCAGTCAAACCGCAGGAAAAATCAATTGGTTAGTTGCTTCGGGTAATTCTCAAGCAAGTATGACCTTAACTAACAAGTTATATGAATTGATGGCAGACAATATCAATTTAAAAGGTAAAGTAACATTTGAATGTCTTGACAGCTCTGCTCAAAGTAAAATAAATACTGCTCAAAAAACAGCAGATGATATTGCCTCTAATATTTATAAAGCTAACACTACAACCATTGATGGTGGGAAAATAGCAACTAACACTATAACTGCTAATGCAATCTCCATCGATGACCTAGTTGCTCTTAAAGCTACTATTGGTGGTTGGAATATTAATAATGAAGCTATTTATCATGATCAAGATAATTACAGAGTATATCTCCAGAAAGCCACATCGCCTGACACTTGGACGTTTTCTTGTCAACAAAAAAAAGATGGTGTATATTATGCAAATTTCTACATTAAACAAAATGGTGAAATGTATGCTTCTAATGCCAGAATAACAGGTGAAATCAACGCTACGAAATTAACTGCCTCTGGTTATGGTTGGTCAGGTGATTCAACGTATAAAATGGTGGCGAGTATTATTGGTGGAGAAATGAAAATAAACAATGAAACAGATGGCTCATATTTCAGCGTTCAAGGTCATGGAATCTTCGCAAAAAATAACAGAGGATTTAATACATTAACTCTTTGTTCTAATTCTACAAAAGGCGATGGAGATGGAATGACAATCACAGGTGAGGCAGGTACTGAAGTACAAGTTCTTAGAGATGGAATATGGATGTATCATATGCCAAATAGGACTGCAATGACATATATTGGGAAAGGGGAAATAAGTGTAGATACCCAGGGAACAAGATGTTTTAGCGATGCTGCTCTATCAGTGTTCGGTAATATTAAAGCAACAGGAATTTACTGTATGCACGGAACAGAACAAAGAAAAATGGCAGTTGTATTAAATAGATTAGAAGCCAGTAATTCAGATATATCCATGTCTTGGGATGGACAATTTCTTCGATTTTGGGTAGACGATACCGTTATTAACACTTGGGATAATGACAATAAAACTTGGTGTTAGAACACCATTAATTTTTAAGAAGGGAGAATTATTGTAAATGAGACAACAAACTACAGCAAAAATAACTCTTGATTTGTATACAAAAAATGTAGTTTCTGTAAACGCAAAACAATATGATAATCAGACACGTTATATTGAGATAACTTGTGTTGAAAATGGAATTGTATTTACAGTTGACAAATCAATAATGAGTGCTTTTATTCGTTTTAAAAAACCTGATGATAATGGTGTTTTTAATGAAGTTGAAGTTACTTCCGATGGAAAACTTAAAATAGAATTAACAGAACAAATGCTCTCAGCGCCAGGTAGAGCTATTGCAGATATTTTTCTTTTAAGAAAAGTTTTTACATCCGAAGAAAAACCAACAAATATTGATGATATATATAAAGTCAATGCACCTATTATATCAATTATGGATTTCTATATAAATATTACACCTACAGCTTTAAATCACTCTCAAATAGAATCTTCTTATGAATTTAATGCTCTAACCAATGCCCTTGCACAGATAGATTTTAACAACAAGAAGGTCGTTGAATTAGATAAGACCTTAACTGCAAATGAAGATGTACGAAAGAAAGATGAAGCAGAAAGAAAATCCAATGAAGAGTCGAGAATTAACTCTGAACAAAAAAGAGTAAATGAAGAAGATAAAAGACAAAAAGCCGAAGATGCTAGAATTACAAATGAAAACACTAGAATTTCAAACGAGAATACAAGGCAAGCACAAGAAACTAAAAGACAAACAGATACCACAACAGCTATAGATAACGCAAATGCAGCAGCTAAAAATGCAAATGACAAAGCAAATGATTTACAAAATAAATTAGATAATCATCATTTTGTTCTTACTAACGAACTTGAAGATAGCGTATCTTCAAGTTCTACAGTTCACGCTCCTACTGCAAATGCGGTTAAGATAGCTTATAACAAAGCTATATCAGTTGAAAATACTGTAAACTCGAATAAAAATAATTGGAACGATAAATATACTAAGAACGAAATCGACAACAAATTTTCCGCTTTAGAGAATAACATTGATTGGAAAGAAGCTGTCGCTACTTTTGCAGATATAACTAAGACATATCCTAACCCTGAAGATGGTTGGACTGTCAATGTAAAAGACACAGATTATACGTATCGTTATAATGGTTCAAAATGGGTCGCAGTTTCTGCCAACGCCATTCCAAAAGCTACACAATCTGTTGATGGTTTACTATCTAAAGAAGATAAAACAAACTATGATGATGCTAATTCTAAGAAGCATACTCACAACAACAAGACTATATTAGATAAGATTGTAAGTGACCCTCTTCTATTGACTGGTGGCACAATGACTGGAAGAATTATTAGGGAGGCTGGTGGTACTTGGATAAAAGATAGAGAAAATGTAGCTGTTTTTGGTAGCAGATCTTCTTCAAATAGTTACAACCCTGTTGTTGGACAAAAAACTCCAAATGGTGCTTGGACTATTGGTAATTTAGCCACAAAAGAAGATCTTGTGTTTAATTATACTACCGATGCAAATTTTAATGGAAGGGTCAACAATTCTGCTCCAATCTATCTTCCCGCCGCTTCTTCTGAAAGTGGAAGTACAATTATAACTACAGATACCATCTCTGAACAAAGTGTTAAATTTGCAACCTCAGCAAACAGTGCAATTAAGCTAACTTCTTCTGCTGGATCTGCTACTCAACCTATTTATTTCAGTGACGGCAAACCTGTTGCTTGTTCTATTCCACTTGGGGGCACAACTTTAAGCATAGCAAAAGAAATAAATTTAACTGATTCTAAATATAATGAAAATATTTGGTATCCAGTTGTGGCTACTGTATTAATTCCGAGGGGTGGTATGTATCGTCTAAAGTGCGCCGCACAGTTAGACGGTAATTGTATGCCAAGTTGGAGTAATCACACTTATAATAATGGTTTCACAGCTATTCTTGATTTGCTGACTATTCAAAGCGGTTATGGAACAACCGATGCAAATGAAATTGTTTTAAGCTATCAACAAAAATTCATTTCTGATTCCAAGAATCCAATTGGTTACAAACAGTTGATCAACTCATCTAAACCTGTTTTGTGGTTGCGAGGTGGTGGTATATATCAAATATACTCTGAGTGGAACACTGAGTGGACGATACTAACAGAATCTACAACTATAACAAATGAAACCATTTCACCAGTAACAACATCTCCTGGATTAGTATTTAAGAAAAAATCTGATATATATGCTAATCTTCAGGGAAGTTCTACTTACCTCAATGGATATCAAGGCTCAATCCCCAATACGGCTAATACCTATGTTCTTAGAGATAAAAACAGATATGTAAATCTTAATTATATTAATTCTGATACAGCCAAAAACGAAAATGTTGCGATATCACAGGTTATCGTCACAAATGATTCTGATAATTATTATAGAAAAACAAGTCTTGCTCATCTTAAAACAAGTTTAGGATTGATGCCACCAGAGGCTAATAGCAATAATTATATAAAAGTATATAATGATTATACTGCTAATAAAGGTAAAAATAATGATAAAACCGCCAATGATATTGCCAATGCAGGATTTGCCGTAGGAATGATCCGAGGAGCTACTTCTAATCCTCTTGGTAATAAGCAAGCGTGGTTTCACATTATTAATATGGGCTGGGATACAAGAACAACTAACAGTGCTGGGTTGTGGACATCGCAGCTCGCATTTGGTACAGAAGCAGGTTCTGGTATGTATTATAGAACAACTAATTCAGGTGCACAGATTTCTACAATTGGATGGGCAAGAGTATTAGACAGTTCTTGCTACAAATCTTATTGTCCACCAACTTCACACGCTAGTTCCGCTGTTACTTATGGTAAGTCAACTTCAACTAATTATGGTCATACCAAGCTAAGCGATACTTACACTTCTGCTGTAGGTACTGCCGATTCAGGAATAGCACCTTCTCAGACTGCACTTTATAACGTCTATAAGAAAATACCTAAATTTTCATTATCTGGTACTACTTTAACAATTACTACTACTTAAAATTTAAGGAGATATTATGGGAATAATAACAAATGCAACAAATATGGATAACATTGTATATAATGGTACGGCGATTGAAAAAGTAATATATAATGGCACGATTGTCTGGACGAAAGCTCCGAAAGTTTGGGATTTTTCTAAATATGAATATGGTGAATTTGTCGGTTTATATGGAATAAACTGTTTTCTATTTTCTAAAAGAAATGGTCAAACAATTAATGTAATAGATATAAATACTTCTTCGTTAGTTGATTCTTTTACATCTGAAGATTTAGTAGGATATTGTAGTGATTTTATTGCATGGGGAAATGGTGTTTTTTGTAATATGGACAGGAGTGGTACATATTATGCTTCTTATTTAATGAATCTTCAAATTGAATATAGAAGTCAAAATAAATCTATTTATTCAAAGATGATTGGAGTAGATGCAGCTAATACAATCGAACAAAATTTTATGATGATAGGGAATTTGGATTTTGACACTTTAGAACTTAGGTTATATGGAATTAATTACAGTGAAAATAAATTATTATTATTAGTTTATGGAAATTATAGCACTAACGAATCAAGCGGAGAAGATGAATGGACTAATGATTATTCTGATGATTTTTTGATAGAAGTTCCCATTATAAAAGATGGTTTTTTAAATTATGAAGATGCTCATGTTATTAAAACCATTAATCATAAGTGTTATACGATAGATGAGCCAAGTTCATATGAAGATTTTAATCTTACTTATTACTATAATCCTTACACTAAAGATTTTTATAGTGTTTATTATCACGAAGACTTTGAAGGTGATATTTCTTATAGTTCCAGCGATACTGAGTGGAGTGGATATACTGCTAAATATATGTATCACTATATAATATCACATGCGCAATTTTCTTTGATTGATGCAGATGCAACAATATCAATTCATGACTTTTCTACAAGAGATAATAATTTTACAATATATGTATTTAACAAGAAGAAGATAGTTAAAAATGTTTTAACTGACGAAGATTTTTTTGGTACATTAAATAATTCATCAAGTCAAATCACTATTGAATATAACGGACGGGACATTTACATAATTAATATAACCAAAAACTTAATAAGAAAATTAAATTTCGATACAAAAACTTTCAAAATAACTTTATAAGGAGGAATGAAATCAATGTATATTGAATTTAATGATTTAAAAAAAAGTAAATATACTATAAATGATTATGAATTTGTTGAATTTCCAAATATTGTTAGAATATATTTTATTGATAATGTTATTTTTTCAAATGATGATGGTTTTAAAATATATTCCGATGAAGAAACTTGTGTATATGATTTTTCGGAATATTTTTATATTTATGATACAACCGATAATTATATAGAGTACAGTAAGCTTGATACAATATATTATATATACTACGAATACAATTGGGAAAAATATGTTACAAGACAATTTTCAAGCGAAAAAGATAATATTTCAGATTGTTATCTTGTTTGCTCAGGAAAGGGTAAGAAATATAGATTTCCTGAGGCTTTAGATATTGTAGACGAAAATGGATTATATAACTATCAATTAGTAGATAATCAAATAGTCAAGATATCTCAAGAAGATAAAGATAAGATTTTGGAAATAAACAGACAAAATGCTTATAATGCTGCCCTTGAAAATAAAATAAAAGAATTAACAAATGCTTGTCAGAGTGTTATCGTTGCAGGAATCGTATACAATGAAGAACACTACTCTTACACTGTTACCGATCAAAATAATATTAGCAATCTTGTAAGTATGGCAAGAACAACTGGTATGAATGTGCCATATCATTCAGATAAAAGTTTGTGTAGACTATATACACCTGAAGATATTTATAATATATATATATTGCAAGAAATCAATGTTACTTCTAATACAACCTATTTAAACCAGTTAAAAGCTTATGTATATACTTTAACCGACATTAAAGATGTTCAAGTGGTTCAATATGGGCAGGAATTAACAGGTGAATATCTTGATAATTATAAGACTATTATGGAGCATTCTCAAAAGATTATAGAGGTGTTAAATGCAGAAACAGCTAAAGTTAATTAATAAGTATTTATTTTTATTCTTAATTGGAGGTCTTATATATGTTAGTATTGAATTGATATATAGAGGACATTCACATTGGACAATGGGTGTGCTTGGCGGCGTGTCTTTCATATCAATTGGGTTAATTAATGAAATATTAAGTTGGGAAACACCGTTATTAATTCAATGTGCCATTGGAGGTTGTTTAATAACCTTCTATGAATTTATTACTGGATTAATATTGAATATTTGGTTACATTTAGGTATATGGGATTATTCTCATATGCCTTTTAATATTTTAGGTCAAATATGTTTGCCATTTACACTAATTTGGTGCATATTGTCTTTAGTGGCAATTATATTAGATGATTATATAAGATTTTGGTTTTTCAACGAAGAAAAACCGAATTATAAATTGTTTTAACACAATAACTTTTATATATAATTATAGGGATACTAGATTAATTTCTAGTATCCCTATTTTTTACGATTTTAAAATAGAATATACGCATTTAAGACACATTATATTTAGTAAATAATTAGTAAAATAGAAATTTCTTATAATTGTAACATCTATAAAGCCTTATTTTATAGTGATTGTCGAATAATGATAGGCATCATAGTCAATAATTGCTATCATTTTACTGCCTTTCCATATGCTTCTATCTTGTAATAATAAGTAACAAAATCGCTATTAGACATATCTGCTAATGATATAGCTTCTGTCTCTGATATCTTATATGTATCCTTAAGTGCATTTATAATCTTATCATAGCTTTCCTTCATCTTATCATCTACGCCTAACTCTTTACCTTCAGCCCTGTATGTCTGATATCTGTCAACACCCTTTATAAGAGCATTAATTGCCTCTGTATTCATATTCATCTTTCTGTAATTAAGATATGACTCATACTGTCTTTGAACATACATAACAACCTTTGACTGGTTATATATTGTCTCTTCATTACCTGAAAGGTTCATACCACTTAAACTATTATAAGCTTTCTCGTATTCGCCATTGATAAAGTAATCTTTAGCTGCATTTACTTTACTGTTGTAATTGATACTATAGCCAAATACCTGTATAAGCATAATAATTCCTGCTATAAGTAATATAAATAAAATGATTGATTTTGGTTTAATCTTAAGAATATCACCTGGTTTAGGTGGTTCTTTAACTTTAACTTTTTTAGGTTTCTTTTCTTTCTTAGGCTTCTTATCTTTTGCCTGTTTAGCCTGCTTTTTCTTTTCTTCTTTCTTAGCTGCAGCCTGTTTCTTCTTCTCCTCAGCCTGAGCCTTTTTGGCTTCCTTAGCCTCAGCCTTCTGCTGATTTTCTATTTGTTCCTGTTCTTCTTCAAGCTTACCTTCTTTTTGCTGCCTAATCTTAAACTGCTGATACCTATACTTAATCTTAGCAATTAAGCCCTTCTTAGGTGCTTCTGGCTGGTCAAGATTAGCTTTACCATGAAATACCTCATCAATGAGCTTCTCATTCTCATCCTGCTCTTTTCCATCATCCACTGTGTTAGTCTTAGCAGTTATTGCATTATCAACAGCCTTTTCAAGCAATTCTCCATCGCCTGTTGCCACATTTGCTTCATTAAGATCATCTTCAATACTTTCAAAGAAAATGTCTTTTATAACAGAAAAAATACCTTTTTTATCTTTTTTCTTTTGTTTTTTATTGTGCTTCTTTTTCATAGAAGCTTTATCAGCCTGTGCTTCATCGGCACTTGAAGCTTTATTCTGCACACTGGCTTTATTAGCTGCTTCTGTGCCATTATCATCAGATGTGCTATCTGAAGATGCATTTGCACCATTGTCTACATTGTCTAAAGAAGCATTATCTGCTGATGAAGCTGAATTATCGGCTGATGATGTATCCTCAGCAGCTACCTCATCTTCTGACTGCATACCGTTCTCTTTAAGAAGCTCATTCATAGATGATTCATCTGCATTATCATTCATCTCACCTATAAGATCATCCAAATTCATACTTGCAAGACGGTCTTTTTCGGTATCTGATAAACCCATATCATCCATAAGCTCATCGTTCTTATCAAGATTAGTACCAGCAGCTTCATCAACTGGAGTGTCATCTAACATCTTATCAATAGCTTCATCTGCCTGCTTATCCTTAGATGTATCATCTGCTTCTGTCTGCTTATCTGCTTCCTGTGCCTTCTTAGCAACTTCCTCAGGAGTTAATTCTGATACTGTATCATCAGTTATAAATGTTTCCTCCGTATCAGAAGCCGCCATATGACGAGGAACTGTCATAACATCTTTTAATAAATCTTCTATATTATCGTCATTAAGATTTCCATCCTCATCATCATATATATTTTCAAATTTAGTACTCTTCTCATTAGACTTTTCAAAGGCTTCCCTTACCTGCTCTTTGATCTGTTCTTCCTCTTCATCCTTATTCTCTGATTGTGCATTCTCATCTTCAGATAATGATTTCAATAAGCCATCAAGGTAATCCTCTTCATTCTCTGCCACAATTCCACCACCTTCGTAAAATTATAAATAAAATTCTACCATAAAGAATATTAATTAACAACATTAACTAACTCTTTCAATACTTCATATGAGTTAATCTTCATTGTACAAGCTTTGTCTGCTATTTCTTTAGGTATCTGATAAAACGTACTATGTACCCTGTAAAAATGTGCTTTATCATTAATCATAACAATTCTCTCAAATGGCCACCTTATAAGATTAGGATTGTTAAATCCTTCCCCTATCTCAATAACAAGCAGCTTCTTAGCCAATGTCGCTGATAACCATTTGTTGTAGAAATCCCACTGTTTCTCATCTTCATTAATATATGGACAAACCATTCTTTTGGGATTTATTGTTGATTCACCTAGATAATTATGCTTGGTAGACGATATAATAAAATAATTATTCTTATCAAGAAGTTCACCAAACTTATTAAGCATATCTATAAGATTACCATCATTATTATTAAGTGCTTCATCACCAAGACCTATTAATATATAATCATAATCTTTAACATCTTCTCTAATTCTATTACAGTAATCTTGTAATGTATATTCCAT